CACCACCCCAGTTAGAGGAGTTACCAGCAAGACGTTGGTTGTCACTACCGTAGATGATAGCAGGAGTGACGCTGATGTTATCAGACACTTGATACTTGTAGAAAACTTCAAGCATCGTTGCCTTCTCCAGATCTTCACCAGTAGGTGCTTGACCGATAGCAACACCAGCAGAGTTTCCATCAACAAACACATCATCCCAAGTCAGACCTGCCATCCAGGACTGACTGTTGGTAGCAGCACTTTGAGTACCACTTACAGTGTTCCAACCATAACCTGCGGAGACAGAAGGAACAATACCAGACTTCTTAGGTTGCCAGTATGCGTTCAGAGCATAACCGTTAGAGGTTTGACCAGGAACCAGAGTACCAGAAGCACCATCAAGACCGTTGTAGGTACGAACACGGGTGCCTTCAGTACCATAACGATAACCGAAAGCAGCACCCCAGTTAGTTCCACGATAACCGATTTGTGCCAGAGTGTTCAGAGCACCAGTCTCATCAAACTCACCCTTGGAACTATTTTGACCTGCTTGGGCAACATAGTTTACACCAGCAACAAGACCCTTCTTACCATACTGAACACCGAAACCAGCACCAGTTGCCTTGTTATAAACACCAGGAGTACCAGCAACAGCAAAGAAGTCAAGAATACCAGACTTGTATGCAGAAGGAACCCAGGAGATCTCAGTGTTACGAACAGCAGCACCAGCAGTCAGAGTGGTGCTTCCATTGAACACGGGGAATGAATAATACAGACGGTCGATGACTACATTGTTACCAACTTCACTGGAAGTGTTGTCTGCTTTGTCCAGTTTGAACAGAGAAGAACTAGAACCAAAAGGATCACTACTAAAGTTAGCAGAACGCAAACGGGTCTTGAGTAGATCCTTACCAGTGAATGAGGTATCCAGGTTTAGACGAAGATCGTAGTTAAATGCAGCGTGAGTTACATCACCACCTTTAGTTTGATAATCATCAACGTTACCGAGAACGAAGGATGCTTCACCACGGAGTTTAGTAGTGGTGGAGAACTGGGTTGCTTCAAGTTCACCAACTTGAGTTTCAAGAGAAGCAACTTTACCCTGAATTACAGTCAGTTCATCACGGAATTCGTTAGCAAGACGCTTCAGTTCATCAGTTTGTTCGGTTACACGATCAAGGCACGCATTAAGAAGTGCTGCTGCCTCATAACGGGTCATTGCCTTACCACCACCATAAGTGCCATTAGGATAACCAGCAACACATCCATAACGCTCAACAAGATTAGAAAGTGCTTGATAAGCCCAATCGGTAGGTTGAACATCAGAAAGTTGATTAATACTTGTAACCTGCTCGGAGGAAGCATATTGGTTGACTGCTGCCATATTGAGATCTGCAGCATTCGCAGCAACAGGAGCAACCATTCCCAGAGCAACAGGTGCAAGCATCAGTTGTTTGAGTTTCATAAAATTTGTTTTTGTTCTATAGGACATAATGTGTGACTATGCGAGTAGTTGAGGCAACATCACTTCACGGTATTTATCTTAACATTTCCTTTGGGATCAGTCAAGCCTTTTCGGTTTTTACGTTTTATAAGCGAATGACGGGGATCGAACCCGTGACACCAACTTGGAAGGATGGGATGTTACCGCTACACCACATTCGCAAAAGTGGGAGATTTCTCTCCCAGCACATTTCCTTCACACGGATAGGAAAAGTATAAGACATAATGAGTATTATGTCAAGCCCCCAGCGAGGATTTGCACCCGCGACTATCGCTTACAAGGCGATTATTTTAACTGCTAAAACTATGGGGGCGTTTTAGTCTTTTTCTAACAGCATTATCACTAACACCAAATATTCTACCAGTTCCACGATAACCGTGTTGATTAACTAATTTTTGTAGTTCTTGATTACTTGGCCAATCAGTAACTTCTCTATTTTTACGAGAACACTTTACTGAACAAAATAGTTGGTTGATAATTGTTAGTTTTCCACACTCTTTACAAGGGTGCTTTGGTTTTTCTGGAACAGGTTTATTAGAGAAATTTTCATCAAATTTTAACACATTATCTGGAATTTGGGTAATACCAGAATGAACTTCACGGTGACAGTTAGAACACAAACAAACACACTTTCTAAGTTCTTCAACAAATACTTGTCGGTTTGCTACAGATGCTGATGGTGTAAAATCTTTTTGATTAGGGTCTATATGATGAAACTCTAATGCTTCAACACATTTATCATAACCACAAATACCGCATTTTCCACCAAATGCTTCAACTGCCCATCTTTTTCTTCTTTGACGAAATTCAACAACTCTTTTTCCAGACATTCTAACCTCTAATTTTATTGTTATTTATAATATTTTAAAGGTTAGAACTCCCATCGTAGGTACTGCCCCTACCAATCTCCGATTAACAGTCGGGCCCGTTCGCTTGCTCGGTCGATGGGAATGGTGGTAGGAGGGATTTCTATGTGCGGACAGAATCACCTTTCACATCATCCAGTCTAAACCAGCGAGAGGTGTTGCACTTCCTACATTTGATGGAGTAAGTGTGTTATATCTCATAAGGATATAACAGGGACTTACCCTCTATCAGTTTATATATGGAGATAAACTCCAAGCGGGTTAGGAGGGACTCGAACCCCCGACCAATTCATTAGAAGTGAATTGCTCTATCCATCTGAGCTACTAACCCATAAGACAATAAAAGATTGCCAGTAGGACTGGAGGGAATTGAACCCTCTTCACACCGTTATAAGCAGTGGGCCTTATCCAATAGGCGACAGTCCCATAACCCCTTCTGTTTGTGCTTCTATGAGAGGCATGAAGGGGGTGGGTCTTATGGAAGGGTTGGAACCTCGCCTGCCCATGAGAGTATTATAAGGTACTAGACCCTACCCGTCAAGCCTTTTCTGCCTTACGAGCGTTCTTCTCCTCAGAAATCTCCAACCTACGTGCTTTGACGAGTTTTGAAAGTTCCTGAAGTGCCTTACGTGCTCTTGTACCTGCGGCACTGTTTCCACCAACAAACTTTTCGTCTTCAGTTTGCCAAGCAGTTACTGCATCGGTGATTTGTTGTACTGTATTAGACATAATGTTTTTCAGTAAATTTTACTTTTATATGTATACGAGAAAGGGAGAAACATAATTCTCCCTTATTATTCTATTGTATCAAACTTCTACCGTGATCAGTCGGTTAGCATACTCATGAGCATACGAAGTGCGGGCACCATGAATGCCCCAACCAATCCAACTATACGCATAGTCCATGTAACGATCAATAGACTTACCAGGAGTTTTCATGCGGTCTACGATTCGTTGCCACTGAACCTCATTTGTTAGATAACGAAGTTGCGTTTGAAGTGATGATGGATCTCCACCATACTTTTTAGCAAAATCACCCAATCCATAATAACGATCGGCAGATGTCCATTGGATCAAACCGTAACCACGCCAGCAGCCACGGTAACTGGTCCTGCTACCACCTTCACAAATATTAGGCGCAAACATAGATTCTTGCTTAATATTGCCAAGGATGGTAGCAAGGGCGTTTCTGTCTCTAATTCCTTGTTCTTGAAAATATTCAACAGCAAGGTTTTCATATTCTGAACACCCTTTACAAATTAGCCTTTTCTCTTTTGGCTTTTCGGGAGCAACCTCTAGGATCGCTGTCTTCTCTGGTTCAAACTCCTTAATAATGGAATATGAAGGAGCACTAGCAGATGATGGCAGTGTTGCCGTACTGGTTGTAACCGTTGCCAAAAGGGGCAGGGCTACAGTAAAGAAGTTTTGCACTAAATTTAATTGAACTCTACATCCGTATAGAGAAAGGGGTACACCTTTTTCTCAAAAGGCAATCTCCACGGCTCTAATGTCACATCAAAATCTCATGATGTAATCCCTGCTATGGGATTTTCCATAATACAGGGTATATTTAGGTTTTGTCAAGTATTTTAAAAATAAATAATTTCAATAGTATTCAAAATTATAATGCCAACACTATCTGGATTATTGGGAAGTAGTTTTATAGGTCTTCAAGGTACTCAAGGATTACAAGGTACTCAAGGACTTCAAGGTTTAAGTAGTCAAGGCACTCAAGGACTTCAAGGTCTTCAGGGTACCCAAGGATTCCAAGGACTCCAAGGACTTCAAGGTACTCAAGGTTTACAAGGTTTACAAGGTACTCAAGGATTACAAGGTTTAAGCAGTCAAGGTTCTCAAGGTGTTCAAGGTTCAATCATATCTGGAGTTCCACAAAACTTAAAGACAACTCAATACACATTAAGTGGATCAGACACTGGAAAACACATTGCAACAAATTCAAACGTATTAATACCAGTTTCGGTATTTTCTTCGGGTGATACAATTACCATTTATAATAACTCCTCATCAGATATAAGCATATCAAAACAATCAGGTCAAGAAGCAAATATAACACTATACCTATCTGGAACTGCGGTAAATACAACAACAAGAACACTAGCACAAAGAGGATTGTGTACTTTACTTTGTATAACCGGTGGTTCAACTCCAACTTTTGTAATCGCAGGAACTGGTTTAACTTAACTCATGACAATCATTCAAAACTTACTTAATGTCCCAACAATAACACCTACAGTTTCAAATACAACAGAAACTGGACAACAACTTTTTAAAATAGATGATACAGAAATTGTAAAAATACCAAAAGTAACCATTCCAACACTAATCAATACCAACTTATCCGTAACAGACACAAGAAATGGATATGCAAAAGATTTATCTATACCTTACATAGATTTAGGTTTTTATGTATGGTTTAATGGAAACACATACAATTCTATTTTTCTTGGGGCAGATAGTTATATTGTTTTTAATGATAATAACTATTCTCACAATACCAATCCAACTTTCACATCACCAAATACAATACCATACGATAAAATTTTTATATGTGCTTCAACTGGAACTGAATTTTATGGAGGAAGCTTTTATAATGATATTAACAAGTATGGATACAATGGTCCAGTAAAAATAACTTCAGGAACAACTCCAAATAAACAAACACAAATAATATATGCAGGTTTTAATAATTATGATACACAACCTTTAGTTTGGTCAATTACCTTTTATGAAAATGGTTTCTCAACTGGAATAAGCACAATGGACATACATATAAACACCACAAGAGCTGGTGTTTCTGGATTTTATGATAGATCATCTGGTTTTAAATCATTTAATATACTATCAAATAGCGGGTATAGAGTAAATACATTCTCACAAACACGTACTTGGACTTGTCCACAAGGAGTTTATGAGGTTTCTGCAGTATGCGTTGGTGGTGGTGGAGGAGGAGCAGGTGGAGCATCAGGATCTTCTGGAGCTGGTGGTGGAGGATTAGGATGGAAAAATACAATACCAGTATCTCCAGGAAGCACATATGACATCACTGTTGGTAAAGGAGGAGTAAGACAAATCGTTAGTTCCACCAATAGAGCATCTAATGGTGGAGAAAGTTATTTTATAAGCAATACAACAGTTGCAGGTAAAGGCGGACAAGGTGCAATTTATCTTAATGATATTGGAGGAACTGGTGGAACATATGTTGGAGATGGTGGGGGAAATGGTGGAAGTGGTGGTACACGAGGTGGATCTTCAAATGATTCTGGAGGTGGTGGTGGTGCAGGAGGTTATAGTGGAAATGGTGGAAATGGTGGAAATGTTGTTAGTAACGTAGGTCAAGGTGGTTCAGCAGGATCTGGTGGAGCAGGTGGTGGTGGAGGAGGAAGTGGATCATCAGATACTTCTGGATCTGGTGGAGGTGTAGGAATTTATGGAGAGGGTTCTAGCGGATCTGGAGGACAAGGATCAAATAATGATGGTGGTGGAGGTACAGGAGGATCTAATGGAGAAAGCGCAACATATCCATCTGGTGCTCAAGGATTTAGGGGTGGTTTAGACTATCAACCATCAAAACCAGGAGATTTTGGTGGTGGTGGAGCAGGATCAGACAACACTGATCTAGATTATGAAGATGGTGGAAATGGTGCGGTTAGATTAATTTGGGGTCCAAGACTTACAAGAAAATTTCCTTCGAAAAATACTCAAGATTTAAAAGTTTCATATAGATACATTAAATGGGAAATAACACAAGCAAGATCTTCTTCATCAACTCAAGTGGCAGAATTTATATTGACATATAATCAATCAAATATTTTATATCCATACGGAACTATAATTTCTAGTAGTGGAGGTTTAAATCCAAGTAATTTAATAGATTCTTCAACATCTACTAAATTTACAAGTTCATCACTTCCAGTATCATTAACAATTGATCTATTATCCTCACTAGATATAACAGGTTATAAATGGACAACTGCAGATAATGCTAGCACTCAAGACCCAAAATCTTGGATTGTATATGGATCAAACGATAATTCAACTTGGACAGAAATAGACAGAATAACAACTTATTCTGCACCCACAGATCGGGAAACATCAACGCCAATATTTTATTTGCCAATCATACCAAGATAATTTTACAATAAATAGCAGTAGTGTTTATCACAAAATAAGAAAAATGAAAAGACTCATTCTAGCCTTTTCGTTATTCTTCACTATTCCAGTTAATGCTGCTGAAATCACATCAAGAATTACTGATTCTGTTCAATTAAAAGTTGATGGTGCTGCGATTCAATCAACCAGAATTGGTAGTTCATATTCCGTCTCAGGATCAAATATTGATGTAACTACTCTTGGTGGTTTATCAACTGGTTCTACAACTGCTCCTGCTTCTATCACTGATGGAACCTATGGTATCAATACCAATGGACAAGCGTTTACATTTTCAGAAACTGGTATTGTTGGTGATGTTCCTTTAACTTCCCAAACTGTCACTAATGGTGTTGTTGGATCTCCAAATCTTTATGGAGATACTATTACTCAACCTGGTGGAGAAAAAGGAACTCTTGCTGGTACTCTAAGTGGAACTGGTGTTCCTACAGTTACTGCTGGTGGTGCAGGAACCACAGCAACTGCACAACGTAGTATTGAACTGAGCGTATTCAAATGAGACATATCCTAGCAGGTTTATTCCTGCTAGGGTTTTCTTCACCTACCCTAGCAGAAAATGTTGTGCCTAATTTTACTAGGGGTACAATCAATGCAACTACAGAATCAACAACAAAAGTAATAGAAACAATTCGTCAAGTTGAATATACAACTGGTGAATCTTATACTGTAACTGGAACAAATATCAACATCCCTGGGACTCCTGCTCCTGGGGCAAACTATAGCATCATAACTCCTGGTGCTCCTTTCCAGTTCAGTGAAACATACCTCGGACCTGGATTGGCTAAAGAAACATGGATAGATCGCACTACAGAAACTCAATCAACCACTACATCAATCTCTGTCTTTACACAATAATCTCATTTGCAGGAGTTGCAAATGCACAAAGTACTCCCGCTCCTAGTAACACCAATATTGCTGGTCCTTCTGCTAGTGCTACTGGAAACGTCACTAACCAGGCGGTTCAGGTATTGCAGGGTCCATATGCAGTTAATACCTACGGGTCGGGGGTTAGTTGTCAAGGAGCAACGTTCTCAGTGTCTCCATTCTTAATGAATAGTGGTAATAATAGTGATGATCCAGAAACCTTTGCAACACGCAATGGTAACTGGGGGATTTCCGCTGGTCTTAACATTCCTTTAGATGGGAACCTAATGGAATTATGTAAGAAAAGAGCAGCAACTGAAATTGCTAGACAGCAAGCAGAAACTGACAAAGCAAGACTAGACTTTGAATTAGTTAGATTATTAAAGTGCGGTGAAGCATATAAATCTGGAATTATGTTTCATCCAGAAAGTCCTTACTACAAGATCTGTGCAGATGTTGTTGTGAAATATCCAAAGGTTGAGGACGTGGTAAATGGAACCAATAAAACCAATTGATGCTTCTAGTTTAAGACCTATAATCGGAAATAATCCGATTAATGTTCCAAATTCAAATATCAATAGAATTGCTGGTCCTTCTGTAATTTCTACTATAGAAAAACCAGCACTTCGTAGTGTTGAAGCACCGGTTGTTCGTGGGTTAGAAGTTCCTATTGTTGATGTACCAAATACAGGGATACCATATCCAGTCATTAATGTTCCAACTCAAGCAGAGTTTGATGCTGCAGTAAAAGCAGAAAGAGAAAAGCAACAACAGGAAGAAAAACCAAAAGAAAGAGGGTTACCAGATACTACCCCTCCCCCTCAACTTCCTCAGGTTGCTCAAACCCCTCCATCTCAAACACCTATTGCAGAAATACCTGCAGAAAAACCAACAACCCCCACATTTTCTGTATATGGAGTCGATATTAATTTACCTGATCCTTCTCTTGTTGCTACGTCTGGTGCTGTCGCAGTAGTTACAACTGCTGCTACGATAGCATCAACAACTGTTCTAAATGCTCTGAAGAATGCAGCAGAACCAATCATCAAAGAAGCAACAAAGAATAAGTTTAAGATTAAAATCAAACAAGTCAAGCCAGTGCTACATTATGTCCTAGCAGAAGGTGGACATATTGATATATTTGAATATTCTGCCGATGGAACACGTTTAGTAGAACAAGTATCCAATGTAGAACAATACATTCGTGACCAAGTTGAAATCAATACTCTCTATGAAATTGATAACAAAATTATTATTGATGATGTAATCAAAGATAAGTTCACAAAAGAAGGAAAAGAAAGATTTAAGTCTCTCTTTGCCCCTGCTAAAAAAGTTGCTAAAAAATTATCTGCTAGATTATCAATTTAATCCCAATTAAACTTAGAGATAATCCACATAATAATCATAACTGGTAATTGAATCAAAACGTTGGAAAGAATTTCAAGAAAGATATTATCCTTCTCTTCTTTACGTTTATCTTTTGCTGGTGCCGTGGTCATTTTGTAACACCTTAAACAAATCTTTACTATTTAATAAAGTTATATCAAATTGTAATGATTTTTTACGTCCTCTTTGTGCTGGTCTCCTAACAAAACGGATCACCTCTGGTGGTTGTCTTTTAGGAATAGGTCTTCTATTCTCAAGCATCATACCATCATTCGTTAATAATCTTAGAACTATCAATGCATCTAAGATAAGAAGTTTCATTTTTTATTCTTTAACTTAAAAGCAGCATCACCAAGAAAAGAACCGACTGCAAGAACAAGCACTTTAGCATAAGCATCACGACTTGTACTTTCCAGTTCTACCTGCCCTTCTGTTCTAATGGCAACAGATTCAACAGCAGAAATCATAAATGCTGCCCAGATAATAATGAATAGTCTAACAATATTGAAATAAATCATTCTACAAGAGTTCCGTTTTTCCTTCTGATTTCTTTAAGTGGTTCCCAGTTCTTATCCTTTGTTCCACCATCATAAGCAAGAGCATATCCTTCACTAATCATTTGATTATTGAGAGAAGCATCTTCACCATTGATATAAAGTTGTCCAATAATTCTTCCATACTTCTCAGTAGAGTCTGGAAGTTGTGTGCGAATAATAATGTCTTTTGCTTCTTCTAAACGATGCTTCAACCAATGTTTAGCATCTAATCCAAGTGCTTTTTCTGCTTTATCTGTTGTTCTGCTTTCTGGCGTATCAACTCCAGCAAGACGAATTCGCTTAGTGAGACTGATATCAAACCCCAAATCAATGTCAGCATCAATGGTATCGCCATCTACAACTCTACCAACTGATTTAATTCTATAAACGTATGGATCCTTTTCCGACATTAGAATGGTAATCTAAACTCTTTCTTATTTAGTTTTGAGATGCCTGGAATCGGTAATTTTTCAAATGCTTTAGAGACTTGTTTCTCTACAACAGCACCAACAAACTCTTCTGGATTATCTAAAATCTTCTGTGCTTTTTGATATGTGATATATGCTCCCACACCAATCGCAGCACTAATGCTTAGACTCGTGATTGATAGTATCAGACTTAGATGTTTCATTTTTTCTTACCACCTTTTTTAAGTGTTCTTTTGTCTGGTCTAGATTTACCATCTTTATGTATCCACTTTACCATTTTTCATCTCCTCGTGTGCTAACTTTAATATGTAGTAAATTATGTAAGCAGTAAAAATAAGTCCACAAGACAATATTATAACTACTCCCCAAGGGAACTGATCCATTAATACTTACCCTCTGTGCAATACTGAACTTTTTTGTTTGGATAATAAGGATACAAACCATCTTGTGGTTTCATCCACCCACATCCAATCAACCAATCTTTTGTAAGTGGAGTTGGTGCAACTTGTTCCCATAATGGTCTTTCTGCTGCCATTTCAAGATATCTAGCAGTTTGATTGAGTTGCTCCTCTGCCCAGTTTGCATCTGCCTCCCAAGGAACTGCACGACTCTGCATCATTGACTCATAAGTTAATCTTGTATTTTTCATCACCCAAGCAGGTATTTCACTATCCTGATGAACTTGTGCCATAAATGCAGTATTTAATCCACCACCCATAGCATCTTGAACAACATGCCAACCTTCATGTCTTAGAGTTCCAAGAAACTCTCTTTCATCCTTTAATAGAGTTTCATTGATGAAGAAACGATTGTAGTTTGGTTTATAAAGTCCTACAGTTCTTGGCGTAAAATATCTTTCTGGAGCAACATAAACAGGGACTTCAAGTTTATTAAGAGCAGTTATAATCCTAACTATTTCTTCTCTGAAAGGATCAAAGTCTGGGTCTTTTAAAAATTCTGTTTCTGCTGATAATTTTTCTATACCTTCAGTGCATTCTAAAAGTATCATACAACCCATTGCCTCTAAACTATAAGGTCTTACTGTAGGTTGTTTTGGTTGAAGTGAATTTGCGATTGCTGGAAGACTTAAAGTTAAAGATAAACCGATTGCTGTGAGGAATTTTTTCATTCATCCCACCATCCTTCTTGTTTGTGTATCCAGACTTTCAAGTCTTTTACATACTTTCTCAACATCTGGGCCTGTTCTTCATGCCAAAAATCACCCGTCTCCATATGAAGGCGGGTGTGATTATCTATTGCTTTCAGAATGTTGTGGATTGGTCCGTTCCAACACTCTCTTTTAGGAGTGTTCCATTCTCGTGGCATTTGTATTCAGCAGTATAAAGTTGTCCATTATGAATATAGTCAACTTGACATAAATTTGGTCCAATCATAACATTACCAGCAATTAAAATTTCTAGTAACATTACTTTTTCTTACCTCCATTTTTTGCCTTTTTGGCAGTTGCATTACCCGAATTCTGCTTCTTATTATTAGCAGAACCTTTCTTACCTTTATTAGGTGACTTAGACATCAGAGGTCTCCTCTTTGAAATGGTTTTTCTTCATCAACTTTTGCTTCAAGTGCTTCAACTCGTTCTTCAAGTGAAGAATCTGATGCTTCAGAGTAACCAGTATCAACTAAAGGTAGTTCTTCAGTTCTTCTTTGAACTGGTTCTTCCCAAACTGGTTCTGGTGGTGTAGGAGGAGTTTCTACAAACTCTTCCCTTTTTGGTTCTTCTTTTTTATCATCATCGTCATCACCTTTCTTCATAGTATTAATACCAAAGGTAGCAGCTGATGCTGTAAAGACAGTCGCAATAAATGTTGGGTCCATCTTAGATAAAGCACCTGCATAACTTGCAGTCAAAAGAGCAGCAGCCCAACCAAGAATAGCAACACGGATCACTGTGTTCATACAAGTTTCCCTTTTTTTAGTTTTGTTGTCCATTTTAGGTAGTAAGTGAAGTTAACCTTTTTTCCAAGCTTCACCTTCTGCTTTTCTCCTACGTGCAAGTCCTGCTTCTACATTTGAACCAGGATTTCTGTATAGGTATAAAGCATCGGGAACTAAGTCCCATTCTTTATTCTTCAAGCGTTTAGTAATAGTATTAAAGTTATCACCACCGTAAAAACCGGCACCAAGATTATAAGCAAAGCTGAGCAAAGCTCCTCTTTTTCCATCTGACATCTCGTTCCAATGTGGGATTTTACGTAGTGCAGGAAGGAATTGATTCTTGCACTGACTGATTAGCAGTTCATCTGCTTCTTGCTGGGTAATCTTATCACCCATTTGGAATGGTTGCCCATTCTTATTTCTAGTAGAACCCCAACCAATCGTGATTGGAAGACCACCAGTTAAAGGATCAGGATATGCCGATAAATGACATCCTTCAAATTCCTTGATTAACTTAATGCCCATCATTGGAACATCGTCAGCACCACTTGCGACAGCAGGAGCAGAAGCACCACTGCCGCTACTTACTTTCCCAGAGATTTACCACAATGTGGACATACATCTCCAGCAGGAGCAGAAGCAGCAGATGATCCACCACCCTTACCTCTATAAATTTCTGCCCAATCAGCATTATCTTCAAGATAATCATTAGGAAGATTGTCTTCTAACCATTGAACTGCCTTGATATGACTTGGGTTTCTATCATCATAAAATTTAAAAAAGTTATGTAGATCAACTCTTGCCATCGTTTCCTCCGAAATACTTTTGATAGAGTTCGTTTGCTTCCTTATGTTTTCCGTTGTTTGTAAGATCCTTAATTACCTTAAGCATCTTAGCTTTAAAATTAGTCGAAGATCCTTCCCCACCCATCATTGCCTCCTGGACACCAACGGTGCTTAAGAACTGCTTTTGTGTAGATGGTCTTCTTACCGTTAGTCACAGGACCTGAATAATTATCGTTTAAAGAACCATAAGGATCATTTACATAATACCCCTTACCATCAGGAGTTTTACCAATTACAACACACATATGCCCACCAGTAGGTGCAGATAAAGAACCCCTGTGCAGAATACCAATAACAACAGGTTTGCCTCTATCAAGGCTCTTATCAATATCAGCAAAAGAAAGATTGTAACTAAAGTGTGACTTAACTCCATAACCTGCAAGAACTTTTGTCTGTACGGCATGGTCAGTTGTGTCACCAATTGCAAATACTTTCTTAACGTATTCATCATCACCTTTAATGCTTCCTGGCTTGAGGAAAGCAAGGCACATAGCACACGATGAAGAGTTGCAAGTTCTATGTGCATCTCTATAGTTGTCTACCTGATTGAAGTATGGAACATCCAGAACTGCAGGAGTTGGCGGAGCAGTTCTAAAAATACTTACCCAATCTGATTGTGCATCATCTAAAAATTTTTCTGGAAGATTATCCTCTAACCATTGAACCGCAGCAACATGGTTAGGGTTCTTATCATCATAATACTTAAAAAAGTTATGAAGATCTAATGTCATCTTCTTCTCCTATGTACTCTAATGAAAAAATATCATGATTTAAAATATCCGGATTCAACCACTCACTAAATTCAGATTGAATCGCATGGGCATTATCAATATTTTTTTCACATAGAGTATGAATACGATCAATTGCCCAATCGTGTGTTTGGCGAAGAGTTTGTTCCAAAGTTACCATAATCTTTTCGCATGTAGCGTCCTAGAATATTGCTATTGTAGTACGCTGGCGTTCCATCGTCAAGAGACTCTTTCAATACATTATTTAGGAAAAGCTGCTTTGTTTCTTCGTAATTACAGTCACCTTTTGACTTATGAAGACTTATTATTTGCCTTTGAAAACATTCTTTTCCATATTTTTTTATATCTTCTTTGAGTTCTGGACAAGATCCGTAGTACTGCTTCCAATCAGACTCTTGTTTAACTCTTCTAGATTTGCCCTTTGGTGTGCGGTAAGACCAGAAATATTTCCTACCCCAATATTTACGATTATTCTTACTACAAGATATAAGGTATACAAAACCAAAATTATCTTGAATATCAGAAGACTCAAAAATTTCCCCATTGAATCTCCAAGGGTTTTCATAACTCATATTATAGAATCTTTATGAGTTATTATTTATCCTTCAACCCTAGCAAAGCGATTCTACTTATGATTTAAGTATTTGTCAAGGGGTTGATAAATATTCAATAAAGTCTTATAATAATGACAGTATACGTCAGAAATTTTATTATTAATCAAGGATCTGATTTCTCTCAAAGTTTAAATATTGAAACTACAGAAGATATTCCTATAAGTTTAAGTGGGTATGGAATTTCATCATATATTAGAAAACATTCAGAATCTAAAAATATTGTCGCTGGATTTGGAATAAGTTTTAGCAACCCCTCTGCTGGAAAGTTAACATTATCTTTGGGATCTACTATCACAACAAATATTAAAGAAGGAAGATATGTTTATGATGTCGTCTTCAAAAATAATGTAACTGGAAAAAAATCTATAATTATGGAAGGTATGATTTTTGTAAGATCTGGAATCACCGCATAAAAAAAAAATGGCAATTTACATATCAAATCTTGTAATATATACTGATGTAGATTTTGAACAAACATTTGAACTAGCAAATGTTGACAATTCCCCTCTTAATCTTGTTGGATATACTGTTTCATCGAAAATAAAGAAGAATAGTGATTCTGATTCTTCTGTATCATTTACTGTTTCTTTTCCGAATCAAGAGACTGGAGAAGTTAAAGTAGCATTGGCAGCAACACAAACATCACAAATAAAACCTGGAGTTTATCAATATGACTTGGTATTGATAAAATCAGGTATTAAAACAAGAGTAATTGAAGGGGAAGTATTTGTTAAAAAAGCAGTAACTAGATAATAAAAAAGGGAGGAATTACCCTCCCTAATATGCAAATTAAAATCAATTTTTTGGTTTTCTATTTGGATTTGACATATTTGCAGTTCCTGGTCTATCAGTTTTAGACCCTCTACCAGACCTTCCACCACGTCTTGGTTGCTCACTATGTTGAGGAGTTCCCTCACCATATTGAGAATCTACACCATGCTGTGATCTTGTTTCTGCTCTTCCTGCAATTTGATTCATGATTGATGCTTTTGATCTTGGATTTTTGAATCCAGGACCTTGAGGCTTATATTCTGTCTTTGCACCTGGTTCGTTTGCTTTTTCGCTTGCTCTTCTTGCAAGTTTTTCAGTCGTTGTTTCTTCAACGATATTAATAATCATTTCAACATCCATTTTTGACATAATATATTGAGCTTCGGAAATTGTTTCAGCCTGCTCAGTATCAAGCAAGTATTCCATAACTAAATCATAAATATCATTTTCATTATATTCATAATGTGCATTTTGAAGACTTGGCAATTTCGCACCAGTTGCTTTTGGTTCTTGTCCTTTTCGATAAACTGGAGTTCCACCACCCAATCCAGAACCTGGTTTCATTTTTACTGACCCACCAACATTTTCATCAACAATTTCACCCTCTGGTTCATAAGACATTGTAAGCCCACCCCTTACAACTGATTTTAATGGTTTAGTGCCATGAGAAAACTCTCTACTTCTTGGTTGAGTTACAGCAGAACCTGATGTTGCAGATCCTGCTGCTTTTGGAGATCCAGTAGATGCTGGTTTTGCACCATGAGTTAATTCAGGTCCTCTCATCCCTGCGGCATTTTGTGCAGATCTCTGTGCCGCCATCATTGCTTTTATATTACCAAGAGATGGTTCTTCATTAATTGAAGATTCACCAAGTCTTTCAGCAGCTCTACCAGCAGCAGCACCTGCCTTACGTGCCTTCTGGGCAACAGCACCAGCAGCGCCTGCTGCCTTGCGTAGACCCCTTCCAAGCAGACTCCTAACGCCCTGCTTAACTTCTTCCTTCTTCGCTCTAGCAGCGTCTGTGACCGCTCTAACTGCCTTACCGGGAGCACTTGCAACAGCACTAGCAGCTTTGCCAACTGCATGAAGAGCGCCACGTCCTGCTCTCCTTGCTTCGTCCTTGGCGATTGAACCTGCAATTCCAGCAACTGCCTTAATGCCCTTTGCCTTTGTTTTAACACGCTCTACAGCGCCTTGTACTGCTGCCTTACGTGCTGCTGCTTTTCTTCCACCAAGTCTTTCTTTTGCTCTTGCAGTTCTTTCTTCTGGACTCTCAGTATCGCTACCATAAGTTACTTTTGCTTCTTCAAGTTCTTCAATATCAAAATAAAGTTCCGATGCTTCCAATACTGCATTAGTTGCTTGATCAAGAGTATATCCAAACTCTAAGCATTCTTCTACTAGTTCTTCTACAATCTCTTCAATCATTTCAGAAGAAATATCATCTTCTTCTTGTTGATATATTGATTGATATGATTTATACAAATTTTTGATGTCAGATGGCAGCATTTTCTTTATACTTATAGAAATTCCTACGAATATTTATAAAAAAAAAGAGGGTCTTCTGACCCTCAGTTTACATCATTAGTTTTTTTACCTAACCACTCCGTTTCATAATCATAATCACCAAACAGAAATTCATCACACTCTGCTGCTTCTTTGTATGCGTTCAGGATCTCCTGTTCGCACCATTCATCATAATTGGAATCCTGAAAAAGTATCTTTGGTAACATTAGATTATGTTAAGTCCTGGTTCTAATAATTTATATCTTTTTCCATCATATGCAACTCCAGAGTAATATTCTGTAGTATTCATAACAGAGAACATATTATATTCTCTACCATCCTCAAATGGAGTTATATCAACTAGATCTCCATAAGTATTTTTCCAGATACTATGGTATATTGCACATCCATAAGTTTCATCTTCAGTATCTGTAATCAAATAGTATCCACTTATCTTTTCTCCGCCATAAGTATTCACATAATGATTTACATTATTGTGGCAATTTGCATCAATACATAATGGTTTTTTAATAATTGGAACTTTTAGCAAAGTAGAGGAGAACTTACAATACTCCTGAAGTTTTATCACACACTCATCTTCAGGTAGTGATATTCTAAATTTTCTCAATTGACCATCCATTTCTTCTTGGTCCTTTTCTTTCATAAAGTATTGCTGCGTGCATAGTAGCATAAGAAATATTTTGAGACTTACAAAATTTTTTAAGTTCTCCAAATACCTCAAATTTTTCTCCGAAAGGACTTATCAAAAGATAAGTTACTGATGATGAAGATTTAAAACCTTCGGCAAATCTTTCCTTTGCCCTTTCACTTATTTTTCTCTTTCTTTCTTCACTACAAGGAATACCATAACTTGGATTATTTTTACCAGAAACTTTTTCGCTTATTTTCTTTTTAGTTTCTTCACTATGTTTTTTAGGTCCATACCCACCTGCTTCTATTTGCACCTTTCTTCTTTTTTCTATTTGCTCTTCCCAGTTATCACCATATATTTCTTTATAAGTTCTTCCTTTTAATTTGGGAGGTCTAGAACTTTCACATATATTTGTTAATATACCATTTTCATCATATCGTATTCTTCCATATTTTTGTATCAATAATTCCTCATAAAAATAAGCATCATCTTCATTATCAAAATATTTTACTATTTTAATCTCAGGTTCATATCCACATTCTCTTATTTTTTGTATTTTATTAAATTTTCTTTCATTATCACTCTTTGCTCTTGATTTTTCAGACAAATGAAAATAGACCCTATCATTTTTTCCCTTTCCAACATAAAAAGGAATATTAACTCTCGGGTCTATTAATTCATAAACATAATACATAAATAAGAAACTGAACTCTAATACTATTTATATAATATTATATTTCAGTTTCTTGTATTTGTCAAAGTTGAAAATTGCTAAATGTATTGGCAGTGACATCGTGCTTAATACCACCAACAATATATGACTGCACTTGCGTTTGCTGTGGGCTGACTTGAAGACCCTTAGAAGAAATCCAATGTTCCGTCCAAGGAAGGGGATTGTTCTTTGCTGGAATATCATAAAGTGGGCGAAGACCAATTGCTTTCATTCTACGATTCGCAATCCACTCAACATACTGCTGTAAGAGTTTGTCATTCAGTCCAATCATAGATCCATCCTTGAACAGATACTCTGCCCAGAGTTTTTCCTGATTCACAGCATTCTCAAAGGTCTTATAGAACCATTGCTCTTCTTCTTTAGCAATACGTACCATCTCAGGGTCATCACCTTCTTTCCACTTATTCAGAATGTTCTGAGTGATAACTAGGTGCTGATTCTCATCACGAGCAATCAATGAGATAATTTTTGCGCTTCCCTCCATAAGTTTGAGTTCGCCAAAAGCAAAACTGCAAGCAAATGACACGTAAAAGCGAATGCCTTCAAGAATATTAACGTTTGCAACTGCTCTGAAAAGTTTGCGCTTGAGTTCATACCTTGCCTCTTGTGCGTATGGGACTTGTTCTAACGCATGAATCCATTCACTTGAATTATCATATTGATGAGCACTGTTGATAAAGTCGTTATATGCCTGAGTTACACTCACAGCACGTTCCATAATACGATCCTCTTTCAGAATCGTATCAAAAACTTCAGATGGGTCCGAATAAACATTCTTGATGATATAAGTGTATGAACGGGAGTGGATCATCTCCATAAACTCCCATACCTTCATACACGCTTCCAGTTCAGGGAGAGAGCAGTAAGGCGCGAACGCCATACCAGGTCCACGACCCTGAACCGAGTCCAACATCACCTGATACTTCAGGTTGCTGGTGAAAATGTGTTTTTGTTCTGGACGAAGAGATTGATAATCTCCCCTGTCCTTTTGGAGGGAGACCTCTTCGGGTCTCCAAAAGTAACCTAGTTGTTGAGTTGTTAATTTGTCGAAGATTGGGTATTTGTAAGAATCATATCTTTGTATTCCTAGTGGTTGTCCAAAAAACATAGGTTGCTTTTTGGTATCTACTTCCTGAGGATTGAAAACGGTCATTGATTCGACCATTGGCTTTTCCTCCAAACCTGTTTTAAATCTTACAAGACTCACAATCTTCCTCCTCTGATTCTAGAATATCGGAAATTAAACTATCAAGAGACTGCTTGGTTTCTTCAACTTCATCAGTCTTATGATCATATGTATTTTGATAATAGCTGGTTTTCCAGCCGTACTTATATGTAGTTAAAAGATCTTGTGCCATTATTGAAGTCGGGACTTCATTATCTGGATAATTTTGCGGGTTATAGGACCAGTTTCCACTAATCGCCTGATCAAAGAATTTTTGCATAACAGCAACAATATTGATATAACCACGATTGCTAGGCATATCCCACAGAAGCGTATAATTGTTTTTAAGTGTTTGATACTGGGGAACAATCTGCTTGAGCGGTCCTTTCTTCGACTTCTTAACGGACAAGTATCCGCGAGGTGGTTCGATTCCATTGGTTGCATTTGACACAACGGAACTGCTCTCCGAAGGCATCTGTGCGGACAACGTGCTGTTCCGTACTCCGTACTGCTTGACCCGCTCACGAAGCGATTCCCAATCATACTTAAGTTCGTTAGGTACAATTTCATCAACGTCCTTTTTGTATGTATCAATCGGAAGAATTCCTTGTCCATATTTGGTGCGATGTGAATATTCACATGCACCTTTTTCTTTAGCAAGATTGACGGTTGATTGAATAAGATAATATTGGAATGCTTCAGTAAGATCATGGACAAGTTTCCAAGCACCAGGATCATCGTAATGCTCGCCATGCTTGGCAAGATAGTGTGCAAGACCAATAAAACCTACTCCAAGTGAACGACGTGCCCTTGTGGCGATTTCTGCTGCTTTGACGGGATATCCTTGAAAATCAATGAGTTCATCAAGACTCCTAACAGCAAGATCGCAAAGAACTTCAAGATCTTCGTGATCCCTAATTTTTCCAACGTTAATAGCACTAAGAATACAGAGAGCAATTTCCCCATTTGGATCATCAATATGTTGAATAGGTTTGGTAGGTAAGGTAATTTCCTGACATAGATTACTCATCTCAACCTTATCAATAAAAGATGAGTGAGAGTTACAGTGGTCAATGTTCATGATATAAACACGACCAGTTTCAGCACGTTCTTTTAGGAGGTCCAAAAAGAGTTCTTGAGCACCAATAGTTTTTCTTGGAATAGACTGATCTCGTTCATAACGTACATATAGATCGTCAAATCTATCAGTCCCAAAAGCATCATACAAACCAGGAACGGAGTGGGGAGAGAAGAGTGAGATCTCTTCATTCTTGATGAATCGCTCATAGAACAGTTTGGAAATTTGGATACTGTAGTCTAACTTACGAACGCGATTATCTTCGGTTCCTTTGTTATTTTTAAGAACAAGAATGTCTTCTATTTCTTGGTGCCAGATTGGGAAGTGGACCGTCGCACTTCCTCCTCGTATACCATTTTGCGTACAGCAACGGACAGTTGCTTCAAACTTTTTGAGAAATGGTACAACGCCAGTGTGCTGGACTTCACCGCCTCTAATTTTACTGTTGATACCACGGATTCGACCTGCGTTGATACCGATACCCGCCCTTTGTGCAACGTATCTGCCAATAGCCATATCACTGCTAAAGATAGAATCGAGGGTGTCATCAACATCAACAAGAACACAACTAGCATATTGTCTAAGTGGTGTTCGCACTCCCGCCATGATTGGTGTTGGGATGTTGATTTTGTGCTTTGAGATTGCATCGTAGTACTTCCTAACGTAATCTAAACGTGTTTCTTTAGGATACTTGGAAAAGATAGTTGCCGCAATCAAAAGGTACATAAACTGTGGCGTTTCATAAAGTTCATTAGAACTTCTATCCTGCACGAGATACTTATCAACAACTTGACGTAGACCTGCATAAGTGAACAGATAGTCACGACTATGATCAATGAACGACTCAAGTTTATCAAACTCTTCATCAGTATACAGATCCAAGATTTCTGCATCATAGACACCTCTACCAACGGCACGAAGTACGTGCTGTTTAACTGTGGGGCATTCGTGCATACGACCAAACAATTGCTTACGAAGGGCAAACAAAAGCAGGCGAGCAGCGACGAATTGATAATTAGGGTGATCCAGATCAATCAGGTCAGAAGCAGAACGAATCAGAATCTCCTGAATTTCTGCGGTAGTAATACCATCATAGAATTGAATGCCTGATTGCATCTCTACCTGAGATGCTGATACACCTGCTAGGTCTTTGCAGGATTCTTCCACCATAACGTGGAGTTTATTTAAATCTAGTAGTTCTGTTTTACCATTTCTTTTAACGACTTTCGTTCCGTTGCTCATACTTTCTTCCAATTGTTAAACTTAATTTTTGCTTCTAAACCTGAGTATGTATTTGATTTTAACACATCCATAACATTAAGTCCAGCTAAAACCATATCATTAATATCTTTTTGCTGGATTAATGTTGGCCAAATAATCACCTTGTCACCTCTGCCGATGGTTTTTGATATTCGGTTGACGATTTCTCGATTGCGAGGTTCGTTATCAAAAACGTAAATATAATCGCTCCAATTAAACGACCTAATATCAACGTCGGACCCACACATAGCAACAGAATTTTGTACAAACGTGGAGTCGAAGGGTCCTTCAACAATGTAAATGGATTTTGAAGTATCGATTTGATCCAACCCATAAATTTTAGGCGAGTCATCGGAAAGCATCACAGTAATATATTTAACAGAGTTTGAATCTAGTGCTCTTCCCTGAAATCCAATCAGATTGCTGTTAGTATCATACATAGGTATGATAATACGACCCTCATCCCTACCAATAGTATCAAAAGTGTGTTTTTGAATATTTACCCATTGCTTAAATTTGTCAGAAAAATAAAACTTTTCAGGATTTAATTTTCTTTTTTCCAGATATTTTCTAGCAATGGGAACTTCTGATGCTTTTGGTAAGTCTAATTTCTTTTTAAAAATTGGTTTGGCAAATTCAAACTTTGGTTCCTCAACTACAAAATTTTTACCAGTGTGTCCTTCCTTAAATTTTTCTAGCGTATATTGTTTATGGAGAGTAGGATCTAACTCTTTAAGAAAATTATTGAAGGATAAACTTGCCCCACAATTATGGCACTTAAAGTTTGTGTTATTCTTTATGGGATAGATATATCCTCTTGTTTTATTCTTGTTCTTTTGAGAGTCGCCACATAGTGGGCAACGGAAGTTGTAGAGATCTGCTTTGACTCTCTTAAACTTTTGTAAGCGTGACGAAACGAGTACAATGTACTTAGAGTCAATCAAATCCATTATAAAGGGTATTAGTTCGTGCGCTCTATTATAACCTGCTGGGGTTGTGCTGTCAAGAACTTGGGGACAAATGCATTAATGACCCCAATAAGCACTATTACAAAAGCAAGTATACCACCTGCTTGCCATCTAAATTTTTTAAGATCCTCTATTTTTTCATTAATTTTATCAAATCTTTCTTCTATTCCTTTATGTTCTTTATCATTATCCTCTTTCATTTCGTCTATCATTTTAACAAGAAGTGCATCATTTTTCATACTTTGCTCTATTCTCTCATCATGTTTTGCAAGAATTGTAGCAATACGTGAATTACCTTCAGAGATCTTATCGACCGCTGCTTCTAATTTTGATAACATCTCGCGGGAAAGATCTTCATAAATTCCCAGTTTAGATTCAAGAACCGCTAATTTTGATTCTTGGGAAAACATTTTACTTAAATTTTTGGAGGTTTTCTTCTTTGTATTCTTGCAAGATCTTTAAAAAATGGATTCCAATTTCTTCTTTTATCTTTTCTCAAATCAACTGGAGGATCATCACCTGCTTCTTTAGTACCTGCAATTAAAGCAGAACCAAGAGTCACTGCTTCTTCTTTTAGAGAACGAACGATAAAAATAATTTTATTGATATCCATTAGATTTCTTGCAATTTTTTTAAACAATAATTATCAATTTCTATATCAGTAATATCTTGACTAATTGGATAGTTTGGTATTCTATTTAAAAATAATAAAAAACTTTTTGTTGCTGGCCATAGATTACTTTCCAAATTATAAAATAATAAAGGAACCGCAGCATCATCAAAAACATTAAATAAAACTATTAAATGATTTAGAATAAGATGAATTTTTAATTCGCCAGTGTTTTTATACTTTTTCAATAACCTTTTTACATATTTTATGCGTTTCAAATCATCCTCAAAATCATCTTTTGTAACTGCTTGAGGATTATTATAAAATTTTATTGCAAAGAGCATGTAATTACTCTCATTCAATTCATCAAATCTCATAAACTAATTATTATTTTATTGTTAATGTAGTTGTTCCAATACCAACACCAGAATTATATGCTCCAGATCCACCAATATTTCTAATTAAATCTGTTGATAATGATTTAATAGCAGCAACGTTGGAAAAATCAGTAATTGTTCCAACTATATTTGTTGTTGTTTTGATAGAAAGTACCGTTCCAATTCCTGTAGAAGGAACAGTAAAAGCAAAAGCAATTCTATTTGAAATTTGCCCATTATAACTTGTGTATTGGGTATAATTACCATCATTTACAAATACATTAACTGTTGATCCATTAGCAAAAGATCCAGCAGTGGCAACAATATCTGCACCTGTAGATCTAGTAATGAGCATAGACGCTCCAGCAGAACAAAATACCGGTTCATTCCAAACAACATGAACATATCCAGTCGTACCTGTAGAAATTCCAGTAGTTCCACCAGCCCCAATAGAAATTGGAGAAGATTTATTAGGATCTTCAAAGAAAACAGCAACAGGAGTTGCAGATGCTAAACCAGTTGTATTTTCTCCATTACCACCAGTATTCAATCCTGCAACAGGAACTAAAACTTCATCATAATAAGTAGTTGATAAACCAGAATGTTCCGTTGTTCCGTATCTTCTATAAACCCAACCTCTTTGATCGGCAAAACAATTCCAAGGTGTGGTGTTACGATCCGTTTCCAAAAGATGTTTTGGAAGTGCGTAATTATTTGCCGCAGTTTCAGTAGTTGTAGAAATGCCCCAAAGAGCCATGTGTCTTACCTATAAATTCTTTTTCTATTCATATTTATAAAAAAAAGAGACCTTTACTTTCGGTCTCCCTTCTTTAAAATATTTTTTAAAAAACTATTTACTAAATCTAATAACCCATTCTCTTCAAATCTTTTTGTTTTTGCTAACCACTCAGAAGTAGTTAGTAATAGACCAAGAACAATAGTTACTCCCCAGTTAGTTAAGAAGCAAGTAATCATGCTTTAGGTTCTTCTGGTTTAAAAATAAGAACCTTAATAGTTTTCAAGATTTCATCATCAATACTATTATCAGTTGTTTTTACATATTTCTCAAGAAGAGAAATAACAAGATTTTTAACTGCCGGATGGGTTGCAATTTTTAGAAGAAGTGGTTTTACCACTGTTACAACTACGTCCATAATATCCTCCGTGTAAGAGTATCCTGGATTATTTATCTGTATCTACGTCTTCTGTTTTCTGGATTATGGGATGATCTTTTCCACTCCGAATCAGACATAGATCCATATCTTGGATCATCTGACACTGAAGGTCTACGTCTTACTGGCCTTTGACTTCTTGATCTCCAATCACCTGCTTCTCTTTCTCTATTATTATTAGTGTCCTCATCACCTTCATAAACTAATTCACCTTCCGGTTCATAAGACATGTTAAGACCTCTTGCCCTTAAAGCATTTTTTACAAGATTAATTTTTGTTTTCAAAGGTCTTGTATCTTCTTTTTTCTGATCATCACATCCACATTCTGCGGATTCTTTTTGAACCTTTTCTGGAAGACCTTCATGTGATGTTGATGCAAAATCACGAAGTTGTTTTTCTGTCATGGAATCATACATTTCACGGGCAGCGCCTTTTAATTTTGAAGGGTCTGTTTTACCTCTTTTTGCAGAAAGAGCTGCACCAGCTGCTTGCTGTTGATTAACGCTTACTGACATTTCAATAACAGTTTCTTCACTTACTTCTGGTCCAACTTTTACGCAAGTATTCTTTCCACTAAGAACATCAATTACTTCATTTTTTTTCTGCTTTTTTTTATTAATTTCAAAAAGATACTCAAATTGTTCTTTTTGGGTTTGAGTATCTTTTCGAGAAGCAATAGCATTACTAACTGCCGCACGACGCTTTAAAAGATATCGGTCATTTTTATCTCTACTTGCAGGAATACGATCATTATCTACATCTCCTTGAGGATCTTCTTTTCCTACCGGATCTAATCCTTTACCTGCCTTTACCTTTGCAGTTCTTTTACCACCTGTCTTTTCTTCATCAGAATCTCTATTTAAATCAGTCATTTCAACGGAAGAAATGTTAGGATTTGCTCTCAGTTCTGACATTTTTTCACGAGTTGCATCACGAGTATAAGTATTACCAGTTTTTTTATCAGTTACTCTTATATGATATAATCTTTTGCCTTCTTTATTTGTCTTTGTATAAAGTTCTTCTAAGTATTCATTTCCAACTTCTTCTTCATTTTCATCACTATTTACAAAAACTTTATTGAGAGCAACTAATAAAGATTCTTTAACAATATCACTTACAATAAATTCTTCCTTTCTTATAGGAGTAGGAGTAACTGGTCTTTCTGGTTGTAATTTTTTTCTTGCAATTGCTCTAACCTGAGTTGGAGAATCTGAACTATCCAAATACTTTAAGTAAAGTTGTGCAACCTGAGCTGGATTTAGTTTAGTTTTTGAACTTAATTGTTGCTTTTTTACTTTATACTTAATATCGGAAACAAGTTGTGATGCTGCTTTCTCAATATCAGTATTACCGGCAGCATGTCCTTGGTGAGGAGCAACACTTGCATTTTCTTCAAAAATTTTTTTACTCATTGGAAATTTTTTAATTACTTTTTTTCTTATACTTATTTATGAAATTCAATCCAAAATTTTTTTGACCATACGCAAGATTTTCTTTTCCAAGTTCAGATCCTGGAGTTTGCTGCCAAACATATTTTAAAAATCCAGTTGTTCCAACTAAAGTATTAGGTTTTCCAGGTTCCCTGTACAATCTATCCATATGCTTTTCAGTATATGTTTCACTTACGTCTTTAATCCAAGACTTAAACATAATATTATCTTCGGTTACGCAAATTAAATAATTTGTTCCTCTGCGTATTATTCTTCCAACTAATCCAGTATTCAGATTTTCTACAAGTTGCCCAACTTGATATATATTACCTTGAATATAATTTTCACGAAGATTTTCCCAGTCAAGTTTTGGGGCAATTTTCCACACTTCATTCACTTCAGTTTGAATTCCCATTGATTGTCGGATAGTGTTAAAAATTACCCGAATGTCTTTTGGTTTCATTTCTGGTGGCATTCCAGAACGAAATGTCTTATAGTCATTTTCTGCTGCAGCAAGTCTCATTCTAGATGCAGAAAAATCTTCTGGTTTATCAGAATCTGGATCTTTTTCACCCACTGGAATTACCTCAATATTATCAAATTGATAAAGATTCCCATTATAATTATTAGACAACTTTTCTATTTCTTTTACTCTTTTTGAACCACTGATAAATCTTACACCGGAATAACCATCATTATGTGCCCTTTTAAGAACATCAAAAATAGTACTGATATTTGGATCATTTAAAATTCTTTCACTATGCCGAGGGAACATTTTCCTCATTATTGATATTTTAGAATCAGCATCTAAAGGATTTTTTTTACTATCATGAGTACGAGAAGGAACTATTATATAATCACTACCATCTTGTTCTGCCGTTGAAAGTGCAGTATCCATTAAATCAAGATGTCCTAAGTGAGGTGGATTAAAACGACCAAAAGCAACAGTTAAAATTCCTTTTGTTTTTTCAATTGGTATAAAATTAGTTGGTACTTGTATTTGTTGATTATCTGCAGAATTAACAGATCCTATTTGCTGTTCTATTGTAGGATCTATAAAATTTGAATTTGAAATATTTTTTTCTTTTTCAGTCTGTTTGGGATCTTGTTTTCCAATTTTTTCACGTTTATTATAAAATTTCAATTCTCCGTTTACTGTTTTAGCTACAAATTCTCCATTTTTATACCAACCACCATGCCCATCAGTATCTAAACCCATACGCTTACTTTGCTGAATAGCGATAGATTCCTTTGCTTCCAGTAAAAAATTAGAAAAACTTTTCATTATTTGTGTTTGTAAATTTTATAACTTATTTCTTTTTTATTTTCTAGTATGTATTTTAAAATACTAGTTCTCATCTTTCTATATTTATTCTTTAATTTTTCAGACCTACACCTATCAATTTTAATATCAAAAGTTATATAAACATAAGAAATAAAATCTGCATATATTAAATGTTTTTTTTTCTTATCCGTTTCAAAGGAACTTATAATATTAGAAATAATACTATCCATATTCAACTTACTTGAAATCCCATTTTATCACCAAGTCTTTTAGGAGAACTATTTGATGATCTCAAATAAAGTCTTCTAACTAATTTAGATCCACCACCAGCAGATGCAGTAAATGAAGGTTTTCCAGTTTTTGAATTTATATTCGTTTTAACGTAGATAACCCTAGACTCATTTAAAAATACTTTAAATATCTCTTTAAGATTAATATTTAAGTTACCAACTTTACTATTACTTTCAATCAATTGTTCACATTTATATCTGAGTTCCCCATAAGTAACTTTTTTCCTTCCAGAAAAATATTTTTTTAAAAATGGTTTCCAAGATTCATAATCAACTATTATGTCAGTAGATTTTTTATTTCTTGGTGCATAGTTTGTTTCCATATCACCAATTGCACCATTAGTCAATTCCATGCTATTTTGCAATAATTTCCAAGCATAGAATGGACCTTGCTTAACATTTTTATCTGCCAATATATTAAGTAATTTAAAAGCATCGGATCCCAATAATGATTGTGATAAATTTTCCCGAACTACAGGAACTACATATTGTGGTTTAACTTGATTAGATACTGCTCTCGCTGATTTAGCAGATATTAAATATTCGTTCTTACCACAAATAAGTTTATAATCATATAGTGGTTCTGAAAATGAGGGTATATAAATTTTCGCGGCAGAAAGTCCCATTGTTGGAATCAATCCATTCATAATTCCTCCTCTATTCTTTGCACATATTATTGGACCCAAAACCTCACCATATTGACTAATTAGTTTACCCCAAGGAAATCCTTCCATTTTAATGTCCGTAAAATCGGAAGTTCCATTTTTTGAATAATCCAAAAGTTCAAACAAATAATCAAATAATTCTCCATCTATGTCATTTCTAGAATTTAAAGATTCAATAATAGAATTATAGTAAGAAAGAACAGAAAAAAAGTTTTGTCCATCTAAACCCAAACTACTTGGAGTTAAATTAATACCAGCTCTAGAATTTGTTATTGGTTTTACTAAATTATCAATATTAATGTAATAAGTATCATCATTATTATTTTGAAGTTTAATTGCAGATCTTTTATGATCTTTAGTTTGAGAATCAATATAAGTTACTAATGTTCCCTCACTCAAACTACCAACTTTAATAAAAGAACCAGTATTACTTTTTTTATAATAACTAGAAGAAGATTTTTTTACTTTACTTTGCTTATCACTACCTTTCCAATTTTTATTCCAATTATCGACACCTTTGGTTGACATTTTTATTTTTATTTAGTGCCCGCGAGAAGATTTGAACTTCCACTGTATGGATTCTAAGTCCACTCTCTCTACCGTTGGAGTACACGGGCAAAATGGAGAATAGGAGAATTGAACTCCTAATAAGTGCTTGCAAAGCATCCGTTATACCGTTTAATTAATTCCCCAGAAAAGACCCCATAAGGGTCATTTATTTAGTTCAATGCAGATTCAATTTGTTCATCAACGATTCTAATTACTGAACGAATATCCATAATACGAGGAGGAACGCTTACTTCATCGTAAGTGTATCCTTTTTGTGCATCAAACAGAATTTGACGAACTGCAGCAGCAGAACGAACATCCATTTTAATTGTTACTTGTTTTTCTTTAGTCATCGATCGTCAGCAGCACGGTTTTCGGAGAAGTAAACATCAAAAGCACCTTCAGGATAACGCTTCAGAAGTTTTTGAACATTACGTGCAACTACATCATCAATAGTCACATCAAGTGCCATACACGCCTGAGCAACATACCACATAATATCACCCAATTCAATAATCAGATGCTCACGATTGTCTTCATTATAGGGTTTACCTTGGAAGATCATTTTTTTAACAATCTCCATAAATTCACCGCCTTCAGCATTGATACCAACAGCAGCAGTCAAGAGACGTTCAATATTTGCACCTTTTTCATCTAAAGCAACTAGACGATCAGAGAGAGCAAGAAAGTCCTTCGATGCGTCAGAGGTCACAGCATCTACAAACTCAGCGTACTTATCAAAATCAACGTGTTTAGCAGTTTCCATTAAAATTTAAATCCTTCAAACGACTTTTTAGGTTTTTTGTCTTCATTATCATTATACTCATCATCCTGCCCACTGTCAAGTATGTCCTTTTGGGCAGTCTGCTCACAATCATAAAGACGCATTTTGGCACGGTCAATACCTACAATAAAACGCTTGTAGATAGTTGGATCATTATAGCGATTCTTCAATTGCTTCACCATAATTTGACCAAGTTGCTCTAACTCTTCCGTGCTAATAAGAGCAAACATAAGGTCAGCAGTAGCAGGGAGACCAAAACTTTCAGAAGTATCAGTGAGTTCAACATCGGAGTTACCATATCCACTACGAGTAGTTTGTGTAGCAGAAACAATTGGAACATTGAATTCCACTGCCAATCCACGAAGTTCTTCTGCAATTGCCTTAATGTAAGAGTAAGAATTGACAGAAAGATTACCCTTATACCTACTAGAAGCACAAATATTCAGATAATCAATGAAGATAATATCTGGTTTAAATGATTTCTTCAAAGATAACTCATTCAAAAGTGCTTTAAAGTGACCACTGTGTGCAGAAGCAGTTGGATACTCTTTAATGATTAAGGTTCCCTGAGTTTTCTTTGAAATGTTTGTAATTTTAGTTTCAAACATTTGGCGAGGAAGTTCTACCAACTGTTGAATAGGAACATTTAAAAGATTTGCATCAATACGTTCAGCAATTTTCTCCTCTGCCATCTCCAATGTAATGTAAAGTACATTACGTCCGTCAAGGACACAGGAGCTAGCCATATGACACATGAAAAGAGACTTACCAACACCTGTCCCAGCAAGAGCGATGTTAAGAGTCTTATTAGGAAGACCACCTTTCGTAATTTTATTAAAATATTCCAAATCAAAGGGAATACGATTTTCTTTCCTGTGATACGACTCATATCGTTCTTCATAATCTTGTAAGTAATCATGTCCAATATGATTATCAAATGAAATTGCTAGAGCATTAGAAAGAATGCTGGGAATCGCATCACGATTCTTCTTTTCATCATTACCATCAGCAATATGAATTGACTCCATAAGTGCCAAATAGATGGCACGGTCACGGCACCACTTTTCAGTTGTATCAAGTAACCACTTATTTTCTACGGGAGAATCATTTAGAGACTTATTGATTTCTCTAATTTCTTTTATTTGATCCTCTGTTAAATCTGTGCGATTTTCTACTTCAATATTAAGTGCTTCAAGTGTGATTGCTGAACCATATTGGACAATGAACTGAACAATCTCTTGAAAAATGACCTTTTCGGATGTGCTTTCAAAATAATCTGGTTGTATGAAAGGAATGACTTTACGCGAATAATCTTCATTGTATATTAAGTTTCTGAGAATCGTGGTCTCAATTCGTTCCATAAGAGAATTGTTGTTTCGCGGCAGCATCAAGTTGCTGCATTACTTCTTCTGTAAAATATTGATCTGGGTTTTTTAGAATTTCCTTCCCATAAATTTTCTTACCATTAATTTCATATCGCCCTGCTACATTTTTCCACATTCCTGCTTCCTCACCCAACTCAAGTAAACCATAATATCTGTCAAGTCCTCGTTCATCATAATATAAACGAACTTCAACTTCTTGATTTTCTTTGCTTAAACGCGATTTAGCAGTTTTTGCTTTAATAATGTTCCCAACAATTTCGGTTCCATCTTTTTCTTTTTTCTTTGAAAGATAGACTATACTAGAAGCAGCATATTTAAGTCCACTACCACCACCCATTTCTTTTGTAGGTACATAAGCACCGATGACATCATAGGTATGATTAGTTACAATCATTGGAATTTTTGCTTGACCAAGTTTTAAAGTGAGCATTCGGAATGCACCCTTCACAAGTTGTGATTTAGTCATGTCACGAACTTGTTTATCATTTAGGGCATCAGTAATTTCTTTCTCCGTAGAAAGCATTCCCAAAGAATCTAGCACAAACATGCAGGGTTTGCGCTCCCCTTCAGGTTTTTTTAAGTATAGATCTACTGCCTTGAGTGCCTTTCCACGAAACTCTTCAACAGTAACAACATTGACAACCACAAGACGAGAAGTATCAATTCCACGGGATTCTACAAGCGATTTAGTGATAGCAGCCTCAGTGTCAAAGTAGAGACAGTAACCATCGGGATGAGTATCAAGAAAATTCTTAACCACTGCGAGAGAGAAAAAAGTCTTTCCAGTACTAGACTCTCCAGCAATAGCAGTAATCTTATTCCCAGATACACCACCAAATATACTACCTGAAACCAGTGCATTAAAAATGTATGAACCCGTATCAACATAAGTTTCTGTTTCGTCAATATCTGAAGCAAGAGAAGCATATTCTCCTCCCACCTCTTTAATTATATCTTTAAGAAAGTCCATTTTTAGTATTCCTTTGAAATTTAAACGACCATAGTTTTGCGTACAAATCTTTATGCTTATCTTTATTCTTCTCCAACAATTCCATAATAACAATTAAATCTCTATCTGTTATTGGCAATGTTATCATGCAGCCATCCCATACTCTTCACGAAGTATTTTTTTATAAGGTAAACCTTGTTCTCTAAGTTCTTTTACAAGTTTAAGTTTTTGATAAAGTGCTACATTTCCACCCAAAGTAAGAGACTTTACAATCGTATTCAATTCTTCATCGTTAATAGGCAGATCCATCAAGCTTTTTTCCATCCTTTATGAGAATTTCGTTTGTTGTTCCAAATGTTTGACATGCAACTTTGCTGTAGATTTCTATCGTAGCAGAATTTCGTCATATTATCAACTTCAAATATTTTGCCTTCTGGGGAAATAAATTTATAAGTTTCACACCCCATTCCTTTTCTTATATTCTTGATTCTTTCTGAACTATGTTTTTTACCCTTTAGTGTGTTACTTATTTTTTTTCTAACCTCCTCACTTACAACCTTTCCCCTTTGCGATTCTCCGATCTTTTTTTTATGTTCATCAGATAAAACTTTTCCAAGATTTGCATTTCTCATTTTTTCTTTAGTTGTATTGGAAATAACTCTACCACTCTGAACTTTTTTAATTTTAGATTTAAATTTATCCGAGTGTTTATATCCACTACACCCTTCCCCACCTTCAGTCAAATTTCTCAAAATACCAGATCCCAAATCTTTTCTACCGAAGACAGCAATCATATATTTTTCATGCTTAAATGCTTCTTCTTCAGTTAGATTCTGTTTGAGAATAAGTATTTTGTCTTCTGATGGTGGAGAAAATACTTTTCCATTTCTCCTAAAATGCTTTTTATATTTCCTGTTTTTTAATCCTTTACCAATATAATAAGGAGTTCTATCTTCACGCAAATAAGCATAAGTATAATATTTGTTCATATGTATATTTTACATAAAGAAACTTTCTAAAGTATTTATCTTAGTTACATTCCATCCAATCACATCTAGAATAGATCTGAGTGGATCTATGAAACTCTTCTCAAATTGTAGTTCATAATCGACGTATTTGTCAAGACCAAGTTCTTTTGGAAACTCTTGAATAAATGAAATTACGTTTTCTTGAATGATGTTTGGTTTTTTGAGAAAGATGTATTTAATTTTTTCGCCGTTATTAATGAGCGAATATTTGTTTGTTAATTTTTTATTCTTTATGTAATGGTTAAACAGAAGTGCTCCCCGAACATGAATGGGAGTTCCTTTTGAGTAAATATCAGAATTGGAATGATACTTACGAACATCAGATGCAGATCTTGGAAATGCAATCTGTTCGGGTGGAAGAGATCTAAACTCTTTTCGGCATTTATCAATAAAGTTGATCATATCATCTTCTGATCCACCCATCATGATGTTGAAAGACTCTTTGAGCATCTTACGGCATGGTGCTGGAGTTGAAGATTTGATTGCTTCAATACCTTTGATCTTGAGTTTAGGTTCTTCATAACGAACCCCTTCACTATCCCAAACACTCAAAATATATCGCTTCTTTGCAGTCCAAATACCACGTTCAGCAATACATTCTCGTTTCATGAACATCTTTTGTTCATATGCATTCACATACTCTGCCAATTCTTGGTAAGAATTTTCAATATATTTCTCAAATTCCATCCTACAGACCTTATCAAGGAACGAAACGATGCTTTGAGTAGTTTTCTCTCTCCCTTTGTATACACTTTCAACCAAAGGACCCATATTAACGTACAGAGAGTCAGTATCTGAAGCAATAACATAATCAACATCTCCACTCTTGAGAATTTTGTTGAGATAGGCATTTACCTTATTCATAATCCAGTTAATTGAAACTTGACCCGATAAGGTGATTGCCTCGGCGTTTGCCAATTTAAAATAACGAAAATACTGGTTGCCAATAGCACCATAGGCAGAATTAAGTTGGATTTTTCTTGCCATCTGAATGTTATTGCATCGGGCAATTTCTTTTTCCAACTCTTTGGTTTTTTTCTTTTCATATGCTTGCTCTGCCTCAAGCATTTTCTTTTTAAAGATTACCCGTTCATTATAGATCTTTTCCATCAGTTCTGGAAGAAATCCTCGCACGTCCTTGCGATACATGGCACCGTTTGCACATACCGCATAGTCCTTATACATTTCAAAGTTAATAGTTTGATTGAGAATTTTATCCACATTAACTGTTGGATGTTTTTCTTCAACAAGTGTTTCTGGAGAAATGTTGTATTGCATAATCAAGTGAGGATATAGCGAGTTCAAGTCAAAACTCACTACCCATTCATACATGCCAGGGATTGGTTCCTTCACATAGGCACCCTCATACTTAGAGTCCTTATCAGAACGCTCTTTAGGAGGAATAACAATATTCCTTTTCTTCAGATAGTTATAGATGATTGTATCCCACATGCGAACTTGAGAGAATACATCCTCATAGTTTGCCTTGGCATCATATGCCATGGTAAGAGCAAGTTCAATCAGTTTCATCTTGTCTTCCAAACGGTCAACAAGTTCCACGTCTTTGATGTTGTACTCTACAAACTTTTGCCAACCCTTTGTATAGAAATCCTTGAAGGTATCAAACTCAGAGTGATCTAGTTTTTTCTGCTTAAGTTCAACCTCGGCAATATAATCAAGGCGATAAGACTCTTGTGCCTTGTAAGTAAACTTCTTATAAAGATCAAGATAATCTAACTGTGAGATGCCGCCAATATCATAACAAAGATGCTTACGTCCAGAGATATAAGTTTCATCTTCAGTTACAAGTCCCCAAGGCGATAAACGCTTCATTAATTTTTCACCAAGAACCCTATCAATCCTACGGACAAGATAAGGAATATCATACAGTTTACTGTTCCATCCCGTTACAACTTCTGGGGTATTAGTTTCAATCATCCACCAGTGAATAAAATCATTCAGAAGATCATATTCGGACGAGAAAGAACGATACGAAACATTTTTTTGATTATTTTGAAAAGAACCCTTTCCCCAAGTATGAATTTGTTTTGAAGAATAATCTTGAACGGTGATTAAGAGAACTTCTTCTGCAGCAGACTCTACATCAGGGAAACCATTCTCAGAGGCAACCTCAATATCAATTGTAGTTACCTTAATCTTGTTGATATCAAATTTAAGTTCTTCTTCAGGGTAAATGTCAGAAATGTATTGGTAGATGTACTGTGTATTCCCAAAGATTTTAAAGTTTTCTACGTTCTCATATTTTTTAACAAATTCCCTACAATCACGAACAGAACCAGGTTGTACTGCCTCTACATATTCACCGTTTAAAGTTTGATATTTAGTTTTTTTATTAGAAGGGACAAAAAGAGTCGGGTAAAACTTTTCGCGGGTCATGAAATGGTTTCCATTTTCATAACCACGGACCAAAAAGTGATCCCCGACCATCTGAACGTTAGTATAAAATCGCATCAGGAAATAATATCAATATATTTTTTAATAATTTCAGGATTTGGATCAATAATGGTTAAAATACTATCAGAATTAATTAAAAATTCATCTTGCTTTGTATAATCACATAACCAATTTTCTAAATAAATTTCATTTGTAATTTGTTTTTTTATTTCAAATGGATTAATTAGCTTACAATTAGGTTCCCCCAATTCAGATTCAATTTCTTGAATTTGTGAAATAATAGAAACATTATTTTTAAAAATTATACACTTAATTGTTGCTTTCATTTAAGATACTCTCATACATAGATTTTACAGATTCTATTGGTTCCACAAATGTCACTATCCAACTCGTAGGAACTAAAACGTCTTTATCTTTTGATAATACAATCCAAGGAGAAAAAGATACTTTAGTAGAGAACTCTTCGTCTTTTTGGCATTCAGATATTAATATTGGAGAATTTAAAAAAACTTTTTGTGGATTTGAAAAAATATAACCATAAACTTTTTGATTATTTTCAGAATTTTCAGAATTTTCAGAATTTTCAGATACAAGTTCTCTTATATCAGAAACTATTGTTTCTCCAGATTTTAATAACGCAAGTTTAATTGACATTTTAAATTAATTTCTTCATTGATTATAGCAAGAAAAAAAGGAGGCGTCAACTGGATTTTGCCAGTCACCTCCCGTGGCGCAGCGCCGACGATATTCAATTATATTTAGAGATAATCTTTACGCTTATGATGATCTGGAACAATACGTCCAAGAGTAACAGTCAAAAGCCCATCCTCAAAATCAACTGATCTAACTTCCGTATCATCAGAGAGTGTCCACGCTCTCTTAAAACTCCGTTGAGCCAAACCCTTGTGGATATAGTTGGACTCCGTTTCTTTATCTTCCTTTTGACCTTCCACAAAAAGTTTGCCATCTTGTGTATAGACATAAACTTCTTTCTTTTTAAATCCAGCAAGTGCAAGTTCTAATCTTGATTCTACATTACTGACTTGAACAAGATTATATGGTGGATAGTTTGTAGTGGTTTCATGCAGATGGAAAATACGATCAAAATATTCATCCATTCCAATACTATATTTGTTAATCCTTTCCATCAAAGCAGGAAGATCCGCAGCAGTATACCTTGTAAGGTTAGTCATTATAGTAGCTCCTTAAAAAGCGAGTTTGTGTTTTGTGGACCCTTTCGGCATCCATTATTAATTATACAAGAAACGAAAAAAAGAGGTATCGGTAAAACCGAACCTCTTTTTAGGGTGTTCCGACTTTTGTAGAGACCGCACGAAAGGTCTCATTAATATTTATTCAGTTTCTTCTACTTTTTTCTTTTTAGAACCAATATTATATTTGGTTTCCAGAATCCAATCTCCTTTATCCTTATAAGCAAGAACTTTAATTTGATTAAGTGGGGCAATATCTTGAATCTTAGCGACATCAACAATCGTAATAAGACCCCAATCAGCGAGAAGTTGGGCAATACGATTACGACGCTGAACGTCATTAACGGTCAGGTTTGCTTGCTTGCCATCAAGGGCAAAGAGTTCCTTAAAATGAACCAAGTAATATCTACCTTGCTTATGAAGAATATGGCAAGACTGATAGATTTTCTTTTCCTTTCGTGATGCGACTCCAATACGGGTCAAAGTTTCACGCACTTTCAAAAAGTCATCAGGTTCGTTAAGAACCACTTCAACCATTTGATCGGGCGTCCACTTCACTTCAGGTTCTTGAACTACACTCATTTTGTTCCTCCAGTTTCAAATTTTGATTTTATAAAAGTAAGTTGTTCTTTAGTAAGAATCCTCAAAGCTTGTTTTGCCTTTTCATTACTATAACCATAATAACGTTTGACATAATCAAGGTCTTTGATTTTATCTTGTCGGAGCCAGGGAGAAAATCTCTTCTTTTTCCTCAGACTATTTAGCAAAAAATCATATTGCATTTTTTTGGAGAGAAAATGATATCGATTCATTTCATTAGCAAACATAATTGAATCGATATGTCCAGAAAAGCACCGATTGATAACATATGGAGTATATTCCTTCTCAAGGGAAGGATTTTCATCAATCAGATTCTGTTTAGTTTGATTGATCGAGTTTAACCAGTCCTTCAATTCCATAATTAAATAGTAATAGTTCTTTTCTAGATTTTTGCTCTCTCATATATTCACCAACAGAACGCATTGTATAAGTAAGATCAAACTCAGCAGCGTTCCAGTTTTTAAATCTATCTTTGACAAGTTGATCAGAGTTATAACTAATCAATTGATCCATATTGTTAGCGTCACAATCAGCAGCAAACTTGTCGTGATCAAATCCTTTATGCATTGATCCTTTGTTCCCATAGAGATTATTCTTAATATCATAAGGAGGATCGAGATACATAAAAGCACCTTTGTTCCCATCCATCAGATAATCGTAGGAGTAATTAGTTATACGCCAGTTGGAAATTAATTTAGAATACGAAGGCAACTTTTCAATCCCTCGCAAACTGAAGTTGGAGTTGGACGCCTGTTCTGAAAATGATGAACTCTCTGTGAGACCACTGAAACTGCACTTATTAACAACATAGAAAGCCACAGCACGGTAAATACTTGGCAAACTTTGGTCATTGATCTGTCCCTTTGAGTGAAGAAAAAGTTCTCTTGCCAAATCGGGAGTATTATTTGCCGTCTTTAATTCTACCAGTTTATCTTTGAGATCAGTTCCAAACATCTGGAGTTGCTGCCAGAAGTTTACAAGAGGTTCGTATAAATCATTTACCCAAATATTTAACCCAGGATACTTCTTAGTGATATAAATCGCAACACTTCCACCACCAAGAAATGGTTCACGAAACTCATCATAATTGCGAAGATCTGGGAAGTAAGGTCCCATCTTCTCACAAGCACGGGACTTTCCGCCAGGATACCTTAAACAGGTTTTAAGAGATTTTTCAGTATAAGGCATTACAGAATAACCTCAATCATATTCAAAAGTTGACTAGCATCAATTTCTTTCTCAATTGGATTAATGTTAGATGCCAAGATTTTATAATCTCCCTTTTCAAGTTTGAAAGTGGCACCAGCACCATCACATTCTGTGCGTGAATATACAGTATCCCAATCAGTATATCCAATCGTCATATTTTTTGTATCAACAAGAAACATATACTCAAAGGTTTTTTGAATATCTTCTTTTTTTAATTCTTTGATTTTCTTTTTTCCTGGGCGTTTGTTAATTAAAACAACACGCTTACAACTGCCATTTTGATTAAAAAGACCCAGAGATCCTTTCATCTCATAAAAGATTCCAGAATTATCTACAAAATCTTTTCCATCTTCATAATCACCAACATAATTCAACTGCCCACTACTCCATTTTGCAAAGGATTTTTCTTGCAGATATGTACGAAAAGTTTTAAAGGGATTAGATTTCATTTGCTTTGTGTTTGTTGCCTTCACACAACCAAAGAATTCTTCAAGATTGATACGAGAAAAATCAATTTTCATAATCAGGTTTGTTATACTTAAGGTATTCAAAAAAAGTAAGTTTCATTTCTTTTTGAGTCATTCCACAATGCTTTGCTGCCTGTGGAAGATTCATCTTGGAATAAAAGAGTGCCTCATTTGCCTCTTTTACATTTGTAGGATTTGTTTTAACTGGTTTCTCGTATAAGGTTTTGTAATCAATCTTGTAAAGGTTCATTCAAACTCTCTCTCTTTATTTGTTTTGGGGGAAGGTGTTTCATATAATGGCAGGCACGAAACAGAAATCTCAGTAGACTTAGTTGCTTCTGCCATCTCCCGATAACCAGTTCCAACATAGATTTGTCCACCAACTACGGCAACTGCCATGGCACTCCAGAAGATATAATACCAACGAGATTTGATCTGGTGCCTGAAATTTTTCATAATCAAACAATCAATTTTTTACTTGGAGATTTGATAACAGAAAACATATCTTCATAATTATCTACAATTTGCTCTTGTGCTTCTGAGATATAAACAACATATTTCTTAGAAACTTCCAGATCTACATCTTTACCTTTCAAAAGAGGAGACCATGGAGCAAATCCCATCTGCCCATTTCCAGTAGGAATAGCAACAATAGGATTACGAATAACAATAGTATCCGTCAAATCACCAACTTGGTCTGCGATAACATCTTCACCAGACCACATACGAATAAGTTTTACATTCATTTTTTTTCTCCTTTATTTAAATTCACACTCAAACTCACATTCTTTCCCTAACGAAATTCGCATTCAACCATAATTTCAGTAAGGGCAGCAATAAGGTTTATTTCTTGGTCAGCACAGAACGAACTTTGGTATTGGTACTTAGCAATAACAAGAACGGCAGCAGGGATAGTTGCGGGAGTAAGGCAATCATAAGCGGCGTCATAAATCCTGCGAAGTAAAACAGGAGCATCGTTGTCAAGGTTGGAGACCACCCACTTACGAACTTCTGTGAAGTTTTTGTCTTTGAGAGATTTGATGAGTTCATTTACAGATACATCAGAGAAAGTTGCAAGAATACCAGAGTCAATTTTACCACCCGTAGAATATCTCTGGATTTCGTTTAGAACTCTTCGGAAATCAGGGAAATGTTTTGATACCAGTTCAACAACGACTTTTTGATCGTACTCAATTTTTTCCTCATCCAAGATTTGTTGAAGTCTTCGGAAGAAACTTCCTGCAAGTTGGACCCGTTGCTTCCCTTTGATTGTGAAGTCAATGACGGCACATCGGGAATGAAGAGGTTCAATGATCTTGTTCTTGTAGTTGCAGGTGAAGATGAAGCGGCAGTTGTTATAAAATGCCTCAATATTCGCCCGTAGTAAGAGTTGTACGTCGTTTCCTGTGTTATCAGCTTCGTCGATGATGATGACTTTGTGTTTAGAAGATTCCGTAAGTGAGACGGTCGAAGCGAAGTTCTTTGCTTGGTTCCGTACAGTATCCAAGAAACGTCCTTCGTCGGATCCGTTGATGACATAATAGTCTGCTCCTAATTCGTTACACAGTGCCTTTGCAATTGTGGTTTTACCAATACCAGGAGGTCCTGCAAGAAGGAGATTTGGAATCTCGCCCCTCTCTACAAACTCCTTAAATGTTTTTTTAGTTTCGTCAGGAAGAATACAGTCATCAATTACTTGCGGCCTGTATTTTTCGGTCAGAAGAAATTCACTCGCCATAATTTAATTTATCCAAGAAGGTTTACGCTCAGGCATACGAAGATAATTTTCAGACACCCAAGGTTTGGATGCAATATATCTTTTATATGCCTCAAATGTATCAATAGTTTTGTCAGTCTTCCATTCCTCAGGCATAGCACGAGCAAATGGAGTCACTTCTGTAATCTTACCTTTGGGAAACAAATAATATGCGTCCACAAGAGTTTTATAGCAGGAGTGAGTTTTATTATACCGCAGGCAGTATTCATCAGACAAGTTCAATCCCCACTTGATTAACCAGTAGGCATTATGGATGCTCTCCAGTGCCCACTTGGTACAGGGATGATTGCGGAATGCTCCTTTCTCGGTCTTGTAGGGGGTTCCATCTGCCTTAGGGAGGGTGCCATACCCGTGTCCCCACTTGTCAGAGGCAACGATAGAGAGCATCTGACAGCACTCTAAGGGCATTTTAACAACATGCTTGTCTGGGAGGCAAATAGCACTCTCAGCAGGCCAGGGGGAAGTGACAAAAATGTTCATCAACCAAAAGTAGAATCGGGTTCCAGAGCAATATAATAGGTCAGATTGTACTTGGTGTTGGTGAATTGTGACAAAAGTTTAGAAGAGACCACAACGTCATAGGCACCAGGAATGATCTTGATGTTTTCAACCTTGAAGTTAAATGTAAATTCATCATCGGTTTCACCAACAACGATAGCATATTCGTTAGAAGTATCATTCTTCTTATCACGAACAACCAGTTTGATTACACCCGCTTCACCAATAGCAGAAAGATCGGGAAGTTGATAAACTGCTGCTGCTTTTACCAATTTCTCCAGAGAAGTGCTATCCAATTGGAAGCAAACATCTTGTGATGGAAGTTGAATGTCTTTCTCAGGAGGAGAAATAATCACATTAGGATCTGCAAAGAAATACTTAACCCTACGCTTACCTTCTTTGATACTCAGATAAGAATCTTCTTTAAAATCCAAATCAGGATCATTATGAAGACTCAAACCATTCAGAAATTGATTGAGATCGTAAATGGCAAAGTCACGAGGAAAATCTTCAGTAATGTCTGCTTCTGCCAGAATGTTCTTAGCAACAGAAATAGTGCGAAGTTTGTTTCCTTGCTTCACAAGAATAGAATTATTAATACCAGCAAAATTTTTGAGAATAGTCAGAGTGTTATCAGATAGTTTCATAGTTTTGTCTTGGAGTTTCACTTGTTTTCAATAAGGTTGAGATGATTAATCAGAAGAATAGTGTAGTGCAAAACTTTGAACAAATCAGCACGGGGAGTACCTTTTGTATCATAACGGTCAATGTACTTGGTTACATTACCAGCACAGAAACCTTCACGACGATTGTGCTTGATCTTATCTAGGGTTTGCTCTTTACCACCACCAGTACGATCAACATAATGTTGCCGATAAGTGCTTGCAATATATTCTTCAAGTTGCTTGAGGATTTTATCCTCGTTATATTTCCAGAAACCGTTTTTGTTTGTATCTTCAGGCATGTTCAAATTAAAAGTAATAGTATCGGGAGAAGTGTAAGGATTTCCAGTCAAACTAATTCCATCATAATTCCAGAAGTCTTGAGAATGATCTGCCATTCCACCAGGAAGACGAGAACTTGTGAATGAAATAGTATCTGAACTAGCACTACCAAAGATGGTTTGTGCAGGAATGTAATCCGAATAGTTTGTTTCTAGGTTTTCAGAGGGCATGATTTTTCATAGTAAAGTTAACAAAAGAGGAGGCACATTTACCTCCTCATATTCTATCAGTTTGCTTGCTTGTCGTCAATATATTCTACAGTCAGTTCGGGACCAGTAGAAGGCATCTGGAAGTCAACATCCACTTTGTCATAGAGTTCCATGAATGCTTGCTTGGTTTCGTCATCAAAACGGTTCACACATACTTGAATTGCTTTTGCCTTGTCTTGGAAGATGCCATAAGCACGGATGATATGAACCAATCGGCGGGTGCTGATAATTTCCTCAATACCACCATCGTAGAAGGTCTTGCGGATAATGTCTGCCCAGTCCACCAGTCGCTTACAGAAGTCACGATCCTCCACACCCAAATCCAGAGCAACCCCCTCAAGGATCTTCTGCTCGGTGCTGGGAGCGGGATAGGACTGTTCAAAGGTCACAGGGAAACGCTCCAAGAACGCCTCGTTGAGCACGTTGGTGCCGATGAAACGTCCATCATCGCTACCCTTGCCCTTGGTGTTTGCAGTAGCAAATACGTTGAAACCTTCAGCAGGTTTTACAAATTTACCAATCTTCTTAAGGAACACACCCTTGCCTTCTAGCACGGATTGTAAGCAAAGGATTTTGTTGGAGGCAAGGTCAATCTCGTCAAGGAGCAAGATCGCCCCACGCTGGAGTGCTTCGATGACTGGACCATTATGCCAAACAGTAGCACCATCCACAAGACGAAAACCACCGATAAGATCATCTTCATCAGTTTCAATTGTAATGTTTACGCGGATTAGTTCACGCTTAAGTTGAGCACACGCTTGTTCAACACTGAACGTTTTACCATTACCCGAAAGACCCGTAATAAACGTCGGATAAAAAAGATTGGACTGAATAATTTTCTTAATATCGTTAAAGTTACCAAACTTGACGAAGGTATCATCTTTATCAGGAATGAGGTTTTGTTCTGCTGCGGGGAGAACAGAAGGTGCTTGATAAGAACGCTCAATCTCTTCAACACGTTCTTGAGTCACTTCCAGGTTCCAACGACCACGATCAGTTTTGAATTTTTCAAGGCGACTGGTAACAGTGGGATAAGAAATACCCTTAGAGGCACAATAACCACGTACATCACCAGAAGAAAACTCTGTACCAAACAGAGATTTCAGATCAGAAATGAGTTGTTCGTCAGTCACAGAAATTTTGCGGGGCATGATTTAGTTAGGTGGTTCGTTTCAACAAAGTAATTATAGAAGAAAAAAGGGGGCAGGTGAGTGCCCCCTGTGCCAGTTCAGTAACTGGTTATCAATCCATAGTGAACTTCTTTTTTGGCAGGGGGGTTTTAGTTTCTTTAACTGCAGGTTCTGGTTCTACTGCAGTTTCTTGTTTTACTGTAGGTGCTGGTTCTACTGCAGGTTCTGGTACAGACTCTTGGAATAAATCGGTAAATCTACTCATTAATCATAATAGAATTCTATAAAATTATTTATCAGGCAACAAGTTCTACAAACTCACCAAGAATACGCTTATTCATTTTTTTAGTCTTTAAGCTCTTCACAAAAGCACTTTTAATTTGTGCTTTTGTGGCATCTTCAGCAACAGAAAATTCTGCCTCTTGAGAAAGAGCACTAGAAGAAAGACCAAAATATGAATGGTATCCAGACTTCTTGATGGTAAATGCTTTCTCCTTTTTCCAAGAGTTCATTACCTTATCATATTCATCACCATAATACCCATAGTAACGGCGAATGAAGTGTCCAGCATCACGAGACTCAAGAACACGAATACCAATAAAGTTGATATCAGTAAACTTATCCCTCAAATTACGAAGAAGGACATCAGTGAAATCATAATGTTCACCATCGCATGAATAAGTCATTCCAGTCTTACGATCCCGAATATATGCATTAGGACCAATATGAGAAGTTCCCAGGTAAGGTTCTTCTTCCCATCGGCGTTGAACTTCACGGTGATACTTAAGATAGCAACCCTCTCCATCAGTCAGAACAACACACTGAACCTTTTGAAGTTTGTTTTCTTTTTGGAATTTAGGAAGAATTTGATGCAAGGCAATCAGCGACTCATTCAAAGGAGTTCCAGAAAGAGTCAGACCTGGAGGAGTGCTGTAATAACAGTGAGATTTATAAGCAAAGGAAGCAGCAAGACGAAATACGTTCAGCATTTGCTCTTCAAGCGTTTTGCCATTCACTTTACTGGTAAGAAGGTTCATCAAAGAGAACCATTCGCCAACTTGAATAAGTCCATCTTTCTTTTCATAAGAGAGTTGGCGAAGTGTTGCTTTACCGTTGTCATCATACTTCACCAGAGGATAGTCGGTAGTAAAAGCATAAACCTCAAAAGGAATAGAAACTTTTTTACAGAACCAAACAAGATTAAAAAGTTGCTTGACTGTATCTTCCATCACGTTTGACATAGATCCAGACCAATCAAGAATAAACACCAATCCATGGTTCTTACCGTCAGAAAGAGTAGTTACTTTCTTAAAAAGATCTTCATTGTATTTGTAAGTATGAAGTTTAGTGCAGTCCAAAACACCAGTACGTGCAGTAGAAGCACGGGCATAGGAGTCTGCTGCTTTACGACATTCAAATTCTTTCACAAGGTAATTAACTTCCTTTTGAGCAGAACGCTTGAACTCATTAAACTTCTTATCAACCGCACCAAAAATATCTTCATATTTCCATCCCTGATCCTCAACATAATTATTCCAATACTGTTTGCAATTAGAATGAATTTCTTGATTTGAGACAATTACCCTATTAAGATCAAGTTGAGGCAGTTCAAGATAAACATTCTCATATGAGTCAGGATTGACAAGATCCTTCAGTGCCTCTTCCAGAGAGTCCATAGTTTTAACTTCTGGATCTTCATCCTTTTCTCCACCCTCTTGAGTGTTTTTAGGTTGCTGCTGGTCATTCTTTTCGGCAGTTCCACCATACGATCCAGATTCGCCAGGTTGCTCCTGTTGATCATTCTCACCTTCCTGCTGATCAGTAAAATCAGAGGCAGGTTGTTGACTTGCACCACTATCCTGCGCCTCCAGATTATCCATAGGAGTCTTGGTTTCCTCCTGTTGCTTGCGCTTACAGTACTTATACAGTGCTTCTGCAGCAATCAGAACATCGGCAAAGGTTTCGGTTTCGGCAACCATATTGATGATTTCAGTCTCTTCGCCACGTTCAATAGGAATATCTACATAGTTACCGATCTTGAACCAAAGGTTTACACGATCTGCAAGGTTATAGGTTTCCAGATCATCATCACCAATCTGGAAGAAGTCATCATCAGAAAACTCTTTATATCCGTTATAAAAGGTTTTGGAAAGACCAGGATAACGGCGCTTCATCATCTTCTCAATACGTGCATCCTCTACGATGTTCACAAATTGAGGAGGAACCTTTAAATTCTTGGTCCAATCCTCATCGGGAGTATAAAGAGCGTGACCAACCTCATGCCCCACCAGAAGGTCATACACGGTGTTGCTTGCCTTCTCCCACATAGGCAGAGTCAGCACACGAGTGTGAACATTGAAGCAGGCAGTCTCCACCTTCTTGTGCTCAACCACAAGGTCTTCGGTGGCAAGCAGTTTGGCGAGTTGAGACTTGATTTCGTGGCGGACGGTCATAGATTTGTTGCGTATGGAGTCATTATACAAAAAAAGGAGGTCCGAAGACCTCCCAGTGGACAGTTTAGAAAGTGGCATCAAACCCCTTCAAGTTTCCCCATCTGTCTTGCAGACTCTTTTGCTTTTTGAAGTGCTTGTCCAGCATTTTGTTTTCCTGGAATATAAGTAAGACCTGATCCAGATTTTTCAGCATTTTGACGATTAAATTTGTCTTGAGTGTAATCAATTCTTGCAGTTTGCTCAACAATACTCTGCTTCCACTCTTCACTCATATTTGCCATAATAGCAAGTGCTGCCTTATTGGTGTCTGCATAACCTTCGGCAACTAAGTATTCTAGAAGATAATCAAAGAGATCGGTTTCTACTTCTTCCTTCATTTTCTTTTCTTCTGGTCTTTTACCAAAAGTTTTATGAACCATTTTATCTAACTTGTCGTGAAACTCACCTTCTTTTTCTTTACTTGCGCCTTCTTCCTCCTTTTCACCTTTTTCTTCCTCCTTATCAAGTTTTAACTCGTCAGGAGCATACTTCATTGTTTTACCATCTTCACGCTTGACAGTATAATACTTACCCTTGCCTTCTGGGTCAACTTTTACAATCTCACCTTCCATCCCACTCGCTTTACATACAACCTCATCACCAACTTTAAAGTGGGATTCGGAGATGTCTGTATAAATGGAAGTATAAGCCTCCATTAAACTTCTAACTTGTTTTGCTTCCATTTTACGAATACTTTTTTAGTTATTTATTTAATTTTTGTATTATATTTTTTATTGTTCCAGGTAAATTCTTTTTGTCCTGAAGATCTAGCTTGTTTAAAAGCTTTATCAAAAGATTGTGCTTTAGTCAATCCCTGGTCTGGATTTTTTGGACCTTGTTCTGGTTTATAATCACCTCTTTTCAAAGCAGCCTTAAGTGTTGAATCTCCAGTATTATATGCCTGTAATCCAGCAGCTGCAACACCCAATCTTCCAGGAATTGAAATACCTGGATTTTTGGGTCTTAATGAAGTATTAGATTGAACAGTTCTCATTAAATTATATTGACCTGTTTGATTTGGTTTGGGTGGTGTACCAATTTTAAATGTTTGTTTAGGAGGAGTTTGCTCTGAAGGTCCTTGTATAGCAATTTTAGTCAAATTAGCAGGTCCACTAGGTGCTTTTTGAGGGATTTTTTCAATACCAGTCATCATTCTAAACATCTTTGCAGCATTGCCAATATTTCTTCCAACATCCTGCAAAGCATTTTCAACAATCAATTCTTCAAGAACACTAGTTCTCCAAGTTTCACCCATATTGCAGATAATTACTGAGGCACTGTTTTCATTATCAGCATATCCTTCAGAAATCAAATATTCTACAAGACAGTTAAAGATATCATTTTCAACATCTTCAGATTTAACTGTTCCCCCTTTGTTGAATCCAGGAATTTTCCTCAATGGTGCTGTCGCTTTATCATACATCTGTCCACCTTTATTACTACCAACTAAACCACCTATTACCCCCCCACCAGGAATTCCAGTTTTCTGTCCCTGTCTCCTACCAATCTCACTACCAACAGTTTGAGCTGCAGATCTTCCAATCCTATCTAATGTTGATAAAGGATTTTCAGTTAACTCTTCACCATCTTCAAACTGATAATGTGCATTTTGCAATGTTGGTTTTTTAGGTTCAACAACTTTACCACCACCATGAGATTTAATTAAAGGGGTTAAAACATCCTTGGCAGTTTTTCCAGGAGGAATAGGAATTCCAATCTGCTCGTAAATACTTTGGTATGCTTCCAATATATTTTTATATTCTTTTGAATTCATTTTTTTATAAAAACTTTTTTTAATATTTATAAAAAAAAGGGTGGTGAGACCCTCTAGTGTATCAGTTTGAGAAGTGTCCTATTACAGACCGTATTTTTTCTTCATTTCTGCTCTTGCTTCATCTTCACGTCTGTTACGCTCTCCAAATAAATCATCTCTACGACTCTTTAGACGACCTCTCATTCTTTTAGTTTTTTCTTCTCTTTCACCTGCCGAAAGTCGGGATAAACCACGACTCCTACCTTGATGTTGATTATCAAGAACATTTCCTGCCTTATAAGTTGTCTTTACACCTCTTTCAATTTGCTTATTTGATTGATCCTTTGCTGCCTCAACAATATCTTCTCTCCATTCTTCACTCATATTCACCACAATTGCTTCTGCTGCTTCTGTTGTTTCAGCATACCCTTCATCAATCAGATATCCTATAATATACTCATCACTCAATCCTTTTCTTGCAACATGCCCAGCAAGTTTAGTAGCACCAGATGCTCCTCTGCCAACTTCTTTTGCAACACCACCAACTTTTCCTGCTGCGTTACGAATTACCTTTCCAGTCTCTTTTGCAGCACTCATAAATTCTTTTCTTCTTTGTACGTCAGCAGCAGATCTTGTTTGAGCAGCTTCAATACCTCTGTTCACTGCACCAGCAACACGATCTAAAAGACCTGGTTTTTTAGGTTGCTTCTTTGCAGCAGCAGCAACTGCAGATTGTCTTTGAAGAGATGCCTTCATTCCAGATGGTTTTGATTCAGATGCTTTTGATTCAGCTTCTTTTCTTTCTGCCTTTTGATCACGTAGTCTTTTTAATGATGCTGCTTTTGGTTTTCCCTGAATTGCTTTTCCAGAAGCAAGTTTAGGTTCAATCTTTGCGCCACCAGCACGTGCTTCCGTTAAAACATATTCTTCGGCAATATCATAAACAAACTCAGCAAATTCTTCGTCACCGAGTTCTTCAATTAAAATATCTACACCAACCTCATTTAAACCCATTTCATAAAAATATTGAGCAGCAATTTCTACTTCTTCCGAAAATTCTTCTTGTACTTCTTCTCGGACATATATGTTTTGATATGCCTCAAACAAAGACTGCATCTGTTGTGCTTTCATTTTTTTATAAAAAAACTTTTTAGTTATTTATATTTAAAGTCAGTTCTCATCCGCATGAGGATTTGCCTTTCTATCCGTACTAACTGTTTTTTTATATTTTTCAACCGATGTAGATAATCTATCAAAATCTGATCTGGCTTGAGACGCCGTTTTTTGTGCTTCAGCATCTGTAGCAGCACTTCTTTTTTTCAATTTTTCCAACCTATCTTTAAATTCTTGAGATTTACTCTCAGTTTGAAATTCTTGAAAAGTTTTCATATTATGGTTTTTAGATATTTATAAAAAAGAAGCGCCTCCAGAGAGGCGCTTCTTGAGTGCTTGGCGACGTGCCTTTGCTTGTCGGAGTGCTTGCGGTTTCAGTTTCCGCTTCTGCTCCTTTTTAGAGTGGTGTTGCCAGTTTGGAGTGTTCATTAGTCTTGTGTTGATGGAGGTATCATACGGGAAAAACCTTTGACCTTTTCAAACCTTATGACACTTTCAAATTTGTCATGAAGGTCTGCCTTATGAGAAATCACAAAAATATTAGCATCTTTAATCACATAACGGATAATCTTAAGGAACTCATCAGTGCCGAAACCATCAAGTGAGGAATCAAACACCTCATCCATAATCAGCAGGTTCGTATTCACAGAGTTCTTAACTCTTGCCACTTCTCTCCAGGTGAAGAGTAGAGCAAGGTCAATCCTCATCTTTTCACCTTCACTAAAAGAACTATAAGAAAAGTCTTCGTGAATGGGAGATTTTACTGTCTCATTAAACTCTTCATCAAGATGGAAATTAATATAAAAATCCATCATCTGAAGATAACGATTGACCTGCTGATTTATGAACGGAAGATACTTCTTAATGATCTTCGTTTTTACACCATCGTCCTTGAGTAAGGAGTAGGCAAAATCGTAATAAACGATTTCTTCTTTTTTCTTTGAAAGGTCTTCGAATGTTTTTTGGAGATTGGTTTGAAATTCTTCTAACTTCTCATGCTCAGTATTTCTGTTTGCAAGGTTTTGGGCAATAGTTTGAATTTCAGATTCAAGGTCTCGTATTTGTCTCTGGTTAAGGGAAATCCGAGTATTGTTTTGAGAAATCTCATGGTTGAGTTTCGTAATCTCCTTGGAAAGAACGGTAAATTGACGCTCTCGTTCTTGTTCAAACTTTATAGTCTCCTCAAGTTCTTGAAAACCTTTCTGGAGTTCCTTTGCCTTATTTTGAGCGTCTGTAATTCTATTTAACCGAAACTCTTCTTCTATAGTTTGTGTACAGGTAGGGCAGACCGTATTTTCATTAAAAAACTTGTGCTCCTTAGTAATAGTTAATACTTTTTGAGATATTTTACCCTTTAAATTGTTGAGCTTTACTAATTTATCATCAGCACCAATTACTTCTTCCTGTTCTTTTGTATACTTAATAATTTCTTCTTCTACCTTAGCGTTCTCAGTCATATAAATGCCAACTTCTTTATCTAAATTAGCAATCTTTTCTTTATTGGCATTTATATTGGCATTTCCGCGATTTTCAAGTTCTTCAATGAAACTTTCTTGCATACTGATTTTATCCTTGAGATTATCCTTTTTTAAATTTAAAGATTTAATCTCTTCTTTTTGTTCCTTAATCCTTTCCTTTACAATACCACCCATAGCAGAAAAGACCCTAATATCTAAAAGATCTTCAATTACTTCACGACGATTCGAAGAAGTAAGTTGCATGAATGGTACAAAATTACTACTACCTAATATCACAATTTGAGTGAAGGATTTGTAATTTACTTTAAGAATATTTTCTTCTAAGATTTTTTGATTTGCACGATCATCCGATTCTTTATGAAGAGGAATTCCATTTATTTCAATATCAAAAATATTTGGTTTAATTCCACGACGAACCAAATATTTTTTACTATTAATTGAAAACTCAATTTCAACTACACAATCTTTTTCATTTACACTATTGACAAGTTGCGGTTTTGTAATTCCTCTAAAACTTTTATTAAAAAGAACAAATGTAAGTGCATCTAACATTGTAGACTTTCCTGCACCATTTGTCCCAATTATGAGATTTGTATTACTTTTTTGAAAGTCAATTTCAGTAAAATGATTTCCAGATGAAAGGAAATTTTTATATTTAATCTTATGAAATAGTATCATTTTTGGGGGGAATTACGATATCTTCAGGTGTAATCACTGCATATTTGTAGTTGTACATTTTACATGTTTTTATTGCAAGTTCATCATCAACTTCAACTACATCCATTTCAGCGTCTTCTTGATCTTCCAACATTAGAGCATACCGAGTAGCATCATCTTCTTCCTCAAAAAGAAATAAAACTTTGTGTCCATATTGATCTTGGACAGCATATGCTCCATCATCTTTTTTATCTTTAATAGTTAGAAGAAACATTTTACTCTACTTGTGACGCTTGTTGATAAAGATCTTGAATGATTGTTTTTATGATATTTTTATCACAATTAAATTCAGAATCATCTATATAACGATTCAATACGGATAAAGTGTTTTCATCTTCATCTACTTGAAAATCTTCACTTTCTTGAATTTCAAAGTTTTCAATAATTTTTAATTCTTGAACTCCAACACTATAAAGTTTATCAATAAATTTTTCAAAATCTTTTGGTTTAGATTTTTTACGAACAATCACTTTGACAATTTTATTTTTATACTCTGTCGCATCAAATAATTGATGTGGAGTATCTTCATAGTAAATGTTATAGAATAATTTATAAGGATTGTTGATTGGAGTATGCTCCAATGTTTCCGTATCAAAGATATGAAAACCACGAGTGTCATTCACATCAGTCCAATACATCTCATATGGATTTCCTAGATAATAGATTGTTCCATTAGACGATCTAGTGTGATAATGTCCCGAGAAGACACGTTCGAACTTCTCAAATAATTGGCTCTCCAAACCATGTTCCATGATGAGTTGTCGATTAACTCTAAATCCTTGACACTCAAGGTGCCCCATCGCACACTTGCAAGTTGTGTTTTTAATAAGTTTAAAAGTGAGTTCTTCATTTTCTTGATTAATCCAGGGTAAAAATAAAATATTCAATCCACCAATATTAACTTCTGTCGGTTTACTATAAGTCTTAATGTTAGAATAAGTTTGAAGAAGAAGTTCTGGAGAATTTACTGTATTGGTATTTTTGTAATATGTATCGTGATTACCAATAATCATATGAACATCATATTTTTTAAGTGGGTCAAATACCACACGCTTTGACCACTCAAGACTTTGATAATCAATTGATTTACGACTATCAAAAGCATCTCCCATATGAATAACTGTTTCTACATTGTATTCTCCTAGGGAAGGAAAAAATACATTTTTATAAAAAAGTTCAAAATGGTCGTGAAGATACTTTGAACCTTTTTTTGCCCCATAATGAGTATCTGTAATAATTGCTACCTTCATTTATTGCGGTATTGGATGGCGTCCTTAATACTATTATACTCCGAACTACTCCCAGTAAGCAAGCCCTCATCTACCATCATGACCTCATCAAATCCACTTCTTTCAATAATTTTTGTTTTTATCTCAAGTTGTTTCTTTTCTTTCTGAATTCTTCTTAAAAATGCATAATGAATGATTTGAGTAAAGTATGCAAAAGGATTATTTGATTTCTCTGGATCAAAGTTATGAATATACTGAACGCAATTTTCAATACCATCAGAAATCATATCTTCACGGAACATATAATTTACAAAATTTGGTTTATATGATAAATGAGTTGCAATTTTGAGAAAGCAATCTCCCAAGTAGTTCGGTATTTGTGGTTTACCTTCCCAATATTTGGCCCTATCTTCTCTTGTTGGATTTCTAGAATTTTTAGAAAAAAAATCTTTTTCTACTTTTTTCCGATAAACAATAAGTGCTTCTAACAATTCTTTATTATTTACATAATGCTCTGATTTTTTTTTCGTCATATTATTTAATTTTAATAAATCTAATTTTATAAGTTAAATTTATTATAACATTATTACTAGATCTTGACAAGATTGCCAAATAGGACTAGACTACCTTTGTCATGGTTGAAGATAATAATATAAGAATTATTTAAGTGTTATTAAATATCTTTTCAAGAATTTTCTTAGCATTTTCTACTGAAGATATATAACCCATTTTATTAGATACTTTTACTCTACCATTACCCAGATCGTTTGTAAAAGAAGATTCTCCCAAATCATTGCTAATGTAATTATTATACATTCCAATTAAATTTTTATTTTTAGTTTCGGTCATTGTAATTATTTTATCTTGTCTGAGAATAAAAAAATCATCATCAGATAAATCTATCCATGGTTTAATCTTAACCATTATTGTTTCTGCTGTATGAATATATTTTATTATCACTGGATTTGATAATATTACTACTGGGTCTCCATCATTTTCATCTATACAAACTATGGAAAATATTTCTTCTCCAGAGATTAATTTTATAATTGCGTAGAACTCTTCTCCCATTAGTTTTTAAGTGGTATGTTTACAATATCATAATTAAAGTTTTCTTCGTTATAAACTTTTATTCTTTCTATTAAGTGATTAAGTGTGTAATTCTTTCTTGACTTATAACTGATATCATCAGCAATGTCGTATAGAGTTGCTTTTACTTTGTTATTGCTTTTTCTAAGCACTCTTCCGATTGATTGTAAGTTACGTATTCTAGACTTTGAAGGTGATGCAAAAATAACATTATGTAAATTTTTAATGTTAATTCCTGTACTAAAAGTTCCATATGATGCCACAATGATCGCATTATTTTCCTTTTCAGTAATTTCACGAACTTTTTCTCTATCTTCAGTATCAACACCACCATGTACGAAGAATACATGGCGATCATCATTGATACTCTTATTTATTAATTCATATAAAGGTTGACCATGACCTTCAACTCTTGCAAAAAGAATCAGAGTATTGCCTTTTAGATCAAGAGCAAGATTTTTAATAAACTTATTTCTTTTTTCATGATTAATAATATATTGAATCTCATCTTCAAAAGTTTCGAAGCGATTCGGTGGGTGTTTCAATAGAAGAATATTAATATCTAATGTAGCGACATGACCTTTTTTCATTAATTCATCAGTTTTAATAATCTTATAGGAAGGTCCAAATAAACCTTCCAGTACCCACTTATGAGTCTGTGATCCGTCTAATGTACCAGTAAATCCAAATCTATATTTGCAGTCAGAAAGTTTTGTCATTATAGATACTAATGACTTTGATTTAAACTGGTGTGCTTCATCTCCAACTACCACATTAAATCTTGAAAAATATTGTCGGGGAAGTTTGTAGATGGACTGCCAGGTTGTGATAATTACCTGAGAGTCTGTTTCTCTTTCTTTTCCAGCATATATCTTGTGGCAAAATGAACCAACATCCCACCCATAGTCTGCAAAATCTTTATACATCTGCTCTACAAGGGATGTCGTTGGGACAACTACGAGAATATTTTGTCCTTTCTCAACGTAATATCTCACAATTGAATATATCATCAAAGACTTTCCAGAAGCAGTTGGAGATATCAGCAACTTTCTATTATGTCGTAAAGCGTCGTATACTCCCTCAACTTGATAATCGCGGGGAGCGTACTTGCAGATAGAATTTATATAATCCTTTACACCTTCCTTTGAGATGTGTTCATTTACTTCAAAAGGAAGGCCGTAATACTTATTGTTACGAAACTCATAAGTGTAATTATGTTGCTCACAAAATCTTATGAGTTTATCTAATAGACCAACGTATATTTCTTGTGTATTTACATTAAAAAGATAGATAAATCCGTCCCACCACTTGTTTCGGTAAGCAGGAGCGAATTTAGCATTTGGTACTTCAAATTGAAATGCGTCTCTTAGTTCATAGTAGACGTGTGGTTCTGCTTCAACTTGAAGAAATACCTCATTCTTTTTTGAAATAATCAAATGGGACATTCATAACATATCAGTTATGATTATTTATTTGATTAATTGTAACCAGCAGTAAATTTTAAAAACTCTATACTATTCTTAATTTGATAAGTCCTATTAGAAATCATACGAATGACCTCCTCTAAAAACTTCAACATAATATCGTAGTATCTTATCTTGAGTTCTACCTTACTTAGTTTCTCATCCCCATCCATATGCCTCTGTAATGCCTCTTTGTCCCGAACTTTATAGGGAAATGGTTCTTCTTCGTAGACCTCTATAGGTGCCTTTCCAGTGTAGTAGTTATAGCGTTCAAGTTTAACTCTATTGTATGATTCTCTTGCTTTTTCACGTAACAGAGTAATTGTATTGTAAATTGTATAATACTTAGCGTGAAGTTGAGGAATTTTTAAAGATTCATCGTGTAAATTATCAGGATCAATGACAGAATCTCTCTGCCACATCTCCTGAATTTCATCAAGATTCATAAAGGATTTCCATTTGTATCAACAATATTGTAGATAGTATACTTGAAACTTACCTCTGCTGTAAAGTATTGAATATCATTTACTGTTGCATCAAACTCAATTGGCGTTATCATATAAGGATATAAATCTCTAAATCTAATTTGTGCAATTTCTTTATAGTTACTATTGAGTATAGCTAAAGAACCATCACTAAACTGTAATTTTTCATCTCCTATCCCATCATCGTTTGTAGTTAAATTTTTAAATTGATCAAAATTTTCTGGAAATCCTAAACCAGTAATCCAATTATGGATTAGCATATAATTCTCCAAATTTTCATCAACTATAAAATTTAGAATAAAATCTTCATATTCAATGGTATCACCTGGAACATCAATTATTTTAAATGGAGATGGTTGTTTTGATATTCCTAAATTTAACCCTGGTATTCTAGCTTTATTTGAAAAAAAATCAATTTTCCTGTTTTTAGATATATTAAATTTAAATCCAATTGGAGATAAAAAATTTCTATTACTAATTTGATTTGGAAATGTCATTACGATTTATTAATAAGGTGCATTGCGAATTATTCTATCTAAAAATGAATTTTTAGATTTGATGATGGGTTTTTTTTCAGGAACTTTTATTTCTGGAGGACCTGATGCATATCTTTGTCCAGGAGGTATAACAGTACTTCTAAGGTTTTTTTGAACCTCAGGATCGTTCACTTTAATTACCAAATCTGGATGAAATGCTTGCTCACAAAAATTTTTAAAACTTTTCATTCTTCTATAATTAGATTAAACCACGATTCACTCATACCATTAATAATAGTATGGGCAGATTCTTTATCAACGGCATAACCTTCTCTGATTAAATGTTCAACTACTTTTTCGTAGTTTTTATATATTTCTTGCATTTGTTTAGGTGTTGGTTTCATTTTTATTATTAGTTTTATTTTTATTTAGATAAAAAAAGACCCCCAAAATGGGGGTCTTTTGAATATGTGAAATTGGATCACATAAGGTTGTTAACGCGAACTCTTCTATAATAGCGATTGCTATTAGCAGTGATACGTCCAAGACCCGCTTCAGTTCCTTCAGCAAATGGATTGGCGACAAGACCGTAACGGGTCTTAAATCCAATCTTTGGTTGGAAGGTGTTCTCACCAACGGCACGAACCATTTGGAGAGGAACATATGGGCAATAGAAAATACCAGCATCATATGGGCTAGAACCCTTATACCCAACAACGTAGTACTGACTATTTGAAACGTTTGCCGAATAAGGATCGATATAAACACGATACTTACCCTGCAGAACACCAGCAAAAGTGTTTCCGGTGTCATCAACGTTAAGATTAGCATTCAGGGCAGGAGTGTAATCAAGTACACCAGCCATGGTCAGAGCTGAGGCAACGTCTGCAGAGCAAAGGATCATGTTGCCCTTTCCTCTACGAGTTCTTTGTGCAATTGCGTTGGCATCGCGCTCAATTTGGAAGATAAGACCCTTGAACTTCTCAACCGACCAACGACCGTTGGAGTCAACATCAAGGTCAAACGTACCAGCAGAAGCAACGTTATTCTGAGCACCAGACTCAGCTGCCTTATAAATTGTACGAATAACCTCACGGTTAATTTCGGCAAGAATTTCAGTTGACAGAATGTTTGCCAACTCAGCTTCTGCATTCAAACCATGAATTGCCTTGAGGTCTTGAGCAAGCTCAAGTGAATACTCAGCTTTCAATGCTCTTGACTTTGCAGTAACGGTGACTTTCTCGATTGAGAATGCCATTTCGTTAAAGTGGTTGCTGTTTGTTCCGAGTGATTCTGCATCCTCGGTATCCATACCACGACCTACACTATAGGTGTTGTATGCTTGACCACTTTCTGGATTTAAAAGACCTGGATTTGTACCACCATGAGCGGTAGTACCAAAACCAACTGAAGCACCATCGGAACCAGATACATATGCAGTTCCAATTTCTCCAGTTGCTGGAGTGGAATCAGTTCCAGAGAATGCAGTATCTGCTTCATTGAATAGAGCTTCTGTGCCGCTCATAGAACTATACTTCGAACGCATTGCGAAGATAAGTCCAGTAGGACCATTCATTGGTTGAACGCCAGCAAGGTCATATGCGACTAAGTTAGGCATTGAGCGTCTGATTAATGAGATCAGAACAGGATCAAAACCTGCAACAGGTGCTGATGCGTTAGCACTGAAACCAGCAGTTCCACCAGATGAACCAGTATTTACAGTTGGACCTTCGGCAAGGAATGCTCTTTCCTCACGAAGTTCTCTTTCTTGATTTTCTAACAGGATAGCAGTTACCGCTCTACGATGTGAATCTTTGATCGGATCCATTCCTTGGTAGTCAAGGATTGGTGCCCACTTCTCCTGCAGATGCTCGGCATTGAACATTTGCATTTTAGTTTACCTCTTTAAAAAATTTAGTTTGATTGTTATGATTTAAAAATCACTTTTTAGATACTCTACTGAGAGTTTGAAGGTATGCTTCCATAATTGGAGATACTGATTCGTTCAGATTTTCCTCATATGAAAATTCTTCGGACAAATTCTCAGAAAAGTCTTTTTGAGTACCAGCGGATCTGGTTGGGAAATAAGATTCCCTCAGAGTTACCAGTTTCTCACGATAGTTTGCTTCACTATCAAACTCAACATTTTCGGCAAGAGAAGCGAGTTTGTCTTTCTGAGAAAGTGCAAGACCCTCAGCGACATCTGCAAAAATTACATCAGCAACTGACTCTGCTAATCTTCTATTTAGAGCAACATTTCTTTCGATTTGCTCGTTGAGTTTTGCTTCCATTTCATCAAGTTTATCTACCATACTCTCGATTACATCATATCTATCTTCAGGGATTGAAACATAATGATCTTCAAAAAGACCCTTCATTCCTTGAAGGAATGATTCGGTCATTTCAGTCTTAAGACCGTGCTCAACTGCGAGTGCATTTTCCTGAATCCACTCATCAGCAACATATTCTAGATATGCATCAACACGATCTGTAAGTTCTTCTTTAATTAAGGATATTTCCTCAATTAAAGAATTTTCATATCTTGTCTGCAAATCTTCTTTAATTTCTAAAACTTTTGATCTAATAGATGCTTCAAAAATAGTACGTGCTTTTTCTTGAAACTCTTCTGAAAGATCTTCTCCTTCTAAAAGAGCTTGAACATCTTCTTCAATATCAATTTCTTCTTCTACTACTTCTTCTTCAGCAGCAGTTTCTTCAACTTCTTCAATATCCTCTTCATCAACTAAAACTTCTTCTTCTTCTTCATCATCAACTAAAACTTCACCTTCATCTTCAGATTCTTCCTTAACAGAACCTGATGCAAGTTTTTGCATAGGCATCGCTTGTTGTGCTTTCTGATTGACAACATTTCTTACAGAAGCAAGAGAAGTTGCATCTTTAAGTTTTGCCGAATCATCGTCTGAACGATAATTTTCTGGAGTTGGTCCACCCAGATCTTCCCAATTGCCAGTTTGACCATCAGGAATTCCTGTGGTTAACTTTTGCATTGGTTCTGCAGGTTTAGCTCCTTTGGTTACTACGTTTTCCATTTCTTGTAAATTACTACCAACGGACATTGTTTTTAGATATTTGTTTATAATCTATATTTATTTATAAATTAAAGATTTGAAAGAAATTCTTTGAATAATTTAACTTTGTGTTCTTGAAGTCTTCTTTCATCGACTAAAGTGTTAATTCTGCGTTTTGTTGACTCTACAAATTGTTCACGAAGAATTCCTCCTTCCCAAATCCATTCTTTACCTTCCATAACTCCTTGAACAAAAGCGTCAGGTGCAGAAGGATCTGCAACAATATCTGCAGCAGTAGCAAGCATGAAATCTTCACCAACAACTTTATGACCTTCCTGAGTCATTTGAAGAGATCCAACACCACGAGAAGAAACACCAAGACAAACACCCTCCTTAATTAAAGACATTGCAATTTTACCCATAGGTGTTTCGAGAAGTTTTGCTTTACCCATAAAATTATTACCATCTCTATAAAGTTCACAAATTTTATGCGAAACCCTATCAAGATTTACAGTTGGACCATCTGGATGACCCAATTCACCGAGAGCACGACCCTTTAGAACAAAGTTTTCGTTATAACGATTTACTTCTCTCTCCATAATAGACATGGGATACATTCTCCCATTTCTATTAACTTGTTCTGCTTGTAGAAAAATACCTTTAATGTAACACTGTTTTTCAGCACCTTTACCTTCGGTAATAAATTCTACTTTTTGAATTTCTTCTGTGATGAGTTTCATTTTTTTTAGTTTGTAAATCCTACTTTTGTTCCTCTAACTAAAGCACTATCTGCAAAAACACAATAACTTGCAACTTTTACAATCTGTTCAACAGATCCAGCTGGCATAGTGATAGAACCGACACCAGTTCCTCCTTGAGTTTCAACAATTGATATGGTATGTGCTGAAGTATCTGTATTTACAAGACGAACAACAGTTGCAGAACTAAAACTAGTAGCAGCGCCTGTTGAAATCGGTAAACTTATTTCATCTGCTAAAATTTTTGTAGTCATTATTCTTCCTCAGTACCTTCTACTTCTCCATCAAATAATGAAGAAGCAACTATTGGTTTTGCAAATTCAATTCTTTCGATTGCCTTTGCAAATAAAAGTTCTTTAATTTTGTCACTAATATCAGAAGGTTGACAATCAGTTGCCACCAAATCTATAAGTTCTTCCATAAAAATTTAATATAACTGTATACTTTATTTATATTTCAGCTTTTTTGGTATCTTTTTGCAACTGAGCATCTGTTGCTGCTCCTTGTGCATCAAGATTTGGTTCTTGAGGAACTTCTCCAAGAGGACCCACTTCTCCATTTTGTGGAGGTAATGGTTCACCAGTAATAGGATCAATAGAATTTGGATCCGGAATTATCCCATCTTCAATTTCTTTTTTAATTCTTTTGTCAATTTCAACAATTTCCGCGTCTGTTTGGCGAAGTATTTTTCTCCGAACATAATCCTGGGAAAAATATTTTCCAATATATGGTTCCACTGATGCCAATAGTGTTATTCTTTCAGTCATCAATTCCGATTCTTTTAATTCTGCAAATTGATTGTCGTATAGAAAATCATATTGAATATGGTCTGAAATTTTTTCCCAATCTTCTGGAGTAATAATATTTTTAAGAATTAATTGCGTCTTTAACATATCATTGAATAAATATGAAAAACGTTTTCTCAAACGTCCAACAAACTTTGAAAATTTTAATTCATCACGTAAAATTTCTGATGATCTTCCAAGATTAAATCCACCATCTGAGGCAATTCTAGATTCTGGAACTCCAAGTGCTCTATAAAGTTTTTTTTGAAAATATTCAATATCTGAAAGTTCTCCAAGATTTTGTCCACCTGGAAGAGTAGTAATCTCAGTTCCTCTACCACCCTCTCTTCTTGGAAGCCAAAAATCTTCCATCATACTCATAAATTTACGATCATCACGAACTTCTCCAGTTGAAGCGTTATAGACTAATTTATTCCTATAACGATGCATAACATCTCTGAGATATTGTTCTGCCTTTACTTTGGGCAAATTTCCAACATCAATATAAAAAATTCTACGTTCCGGTGCCCTCGATAGTCTATAAATTACCAAAGAGTCTTCAATCATTCTAAGTTGATTGAGTGCTTTAATTGCTTTATGTAAATATGAAAGAATACTTCCTTTATTTCTATCTACTAGTCCAGAAGTTACATAAGTAATAGAATCTTTTGCTATTTTTATTCCTTTTGTAGATGTACCTACACTAGCAATAGCACCAACTGGAAAATTTGGTTTTGGTGTATATAAAAAATATTCTTCTATTTCTGGATGAATAGATTTTTCTGTTTCATCTAATCTATTAAGATTTGAACCAGGTATAGAATTTTTATCTTTTTTATGTTGTCTTATAAATCTCATTTTCATGGGATCTATATATCTTACTTCTTTAATCCCTTCTTCTGGTTTTTTTAAGTCAATTACTTTATGATAATAAATTCTTCCATCAACATACCAATTTCTAAAAATCTCATGGCATTTTTTATCAAAATCTAATATTTCCTTAATATATTTAAATTCTTCTCTTATAACTTCCTTTAATCTATCACTTGCATTTAAATTAGAAAGTTCTATTTCTATAGGTGAATCATAAAGATCACTTACAATGGCTTCATTTACAACATCTTCAATAGCATTATCACACTCAGGATGTAATGCCATTTCTCTATATCTTTTAATTAAATCATATTCTGTCCTATATACCCCTTCAATATCTACATACGAACCATAAAAACCGCTAGCAATGTAATTATCAACCCCGTCCTCATTATTTGGAGGAACGGGGGAGACAATTGATTTAGATTTTTGATCAGAATTTTCAATAGAGAAACCAAAGAGTTTTGCCATTTTATAATTTTATAGTTTTAAATATCTTAAAACTATTTATCAGGTAGAAATTGCAGGTGAAGTAATAGGAACTGGACTAGATGCAGTTGTTGCAGAAGCTCTCCAATAAAGAATTTGAAATTCAACACTATACTCTTCAATTGTATCAGTTGTGTCCATGGACAAATCAATTTGAGAAATATTTGTTGGGAAACAACCAATAAAATCATATGTTCTTATTGCTTCACCTGCTCTATTTAATTGTGATACTTGTAAATCGCAATCATATTCGGCAGGTCTTGTCTCACCAGTTGCCTGATTAAGATCATTAATTCCATTCATCCATTCTTCAAATGCGGTACGAATTTTGAAATCTACATCATTAATTACAGTAATTGACCAAGTATCGAATGTTCTTTCTCCAGCAACTTTTAAAACTCTTCCTCTAAATGGCACTTCAATTGGAGTAATATTTGAAGCTGGTAGTGCTGCTGATTTTGCTAAAAATTCAAGTTTACTTCCAGCATTAACAGAATCTGTTATTGCTTGAGATCCTATTGTAGTAGGAAAAGTTAGAGCAACTGAAAATAAATTGGGTCTAGATCCTCCACCAATAAGTTGACCCTTAAAATCTGTAATACTTCTTAATGTCATTGTTTTTACCTCTGTTTTTTATGTGAATTTTTTAAAAATTAAACCGTACCAACTATTTCTTCAAAAGAAACACCTGTTCTAGTAGCAACAAATGTTAATCCAATGTAATTAATAGATCTATTTGGTTTTATAAAAATATCGGCAATAAATTCATTCGAATCAATAACAGAAGCTGTGTTATTTGTTGTGTCACAAATTACTCTATAACCTTCAATACCTCTCTTTGATTGAATATCTCTCAAGAATGGTTCAACTGTGGATACGAAGTTTCTTCTTGTATTTTCATCATTGAATTCAAACAATTGATCTTTTGCAGCACTAGAAATTGCTTTTTCTAGATAGATAAACAATCTACGAACATTAATTCTATCAAATGCAGAGGATTTTGCAAGTCCAGTTTTATCCCCAAACAATACTATTCCAGAACCAGGTGAAAAAATAATTGGATTGATTCTATTCGAATAAAGTCTATCTCTTTGGATTTTTGAAGGATTATATGCTAATTTTACGGCATTTAAAATTGCACCTCTTGAAGTTCCTGCTGGGGAAAACCATGGGAAAGAAGTTGTATCAGTTCTAGCACAAACACCAGCAATATCTCCATTTAAAGGAACATATCTAAAAGTATCACTAAAACGATCATACATGTACTTGTATCCACTGTCAAATACTGCAAATGATGAAGATGGAATTGAAGAATAGAAACTAATTAAATTATCAGTTATAGTTGCAGAATCTTTAAGAACATATTTATTACCAGAAGATTCTGTTAAAAGTGCGGATCTATATGGAGATATAAATGCTATACAATCTTTTCTTTCTTCGGCAACAGATATCAATTTAGAAGCAAGAGCTTGTGCAGTTTCTTTCTCATAACCTGCAGATCCCATGAGTAAGAAATCTACTAGATACTCATTAGAATTTGAAAAAATTTCATAACCACTAGACAAATTGGCGAGGGTTGAACTGAGTGATCCTTCTACAGTTAAATCAGTATTTCCATCATAATTTTTACCATTTGCTAATGTTAGAACATTTGATCCTGTTCCAGCAAAATAAATTCCACTCGCAGATTGATCCCAACCTGTATCTGTTGCTAAAGTAAATCCAGAAGTATATGCGGTAGTAACAATTCCAGACGGTGCAGATCCAGCAAAAATATATCTAGAATTTTCTGCTATGTACTTTCTCCAGTACGAAGTACTTCCAACAGAGAATTCCGCATCAGACGCTTTAGAAAGTGAAAGATGCTTTTCTAATATTGTTCCAGTATTTCCACTAATAGACCCAATATCATCAAATACAACTACGTGAACTTCATCGAATCTTGCTCCTCTTGCTGCAGCAAAGTTTGAGGTTGAGGGTCTATCTGCAAGAGTATTCCAATAAACTTTAGAATTTGTAAGACTGATTGTTTGTTGATCAAACCAATCTTGTTGAGCGGCATATGTTTTAGTTGTATATGCGGTTAATACACCGCTGGTATGAATACCAAGTGTTCCTCCAGACGCAAAAGAGTAAACTCCTTGTGGTTGATAATCTACTGTAGTCTCTGTTCCATCTGCAGATACATGACTCAAAACTTTTACTTGGATTGAACTTACACCTATTCCAGTAACTACACCCTTTAAATATCCACCCAAAACAGATGTAGATCCTGAACCAGCAAGAACCGAAGTAATTGCTTGAGTTACTCCACAACCAACTTGAATATCTGTGCTAAGACCACTTAAAATCTGATCTGCTTTCGCATCAATGATTGCAACTTTAACACCATTTGCCCAAGATCCAGGATCTTTAGCACAAACTGTTACCCCAGAAATTACATTTTCGTCATATCCCAAGTTAATGTAGTCTTCATAACTTTTAATCTTTATGCTAGTTGCTGATCCAACAAAAGCATTAGAAATATTTTCATCATCTGATCTAATTACTCTAAGACTACCTCCATATGATAAAAATGAAGAGGCAACTAACCAAGTTTCATATTGCTTATCGGCAAGGGATGGTGTTCCAAAATTTTCAATTAATTCTTGTTCATTTTGAATTAAAATTGGTTCTCCTACTATTCCTTTGGGAAAAGGTGCCACAATAGCACCTATCTTATCTGACGCAGGACTTACTCTCCCAAGTGTTAAGTCAACTTCCCTTATTACAATTCCAGGAGATGCTAAATTTAGTGGCATCTTGTTTCTCCGTGATATCCAGAATTATTCTAAAAATATTTATTAAAAATACTATTTCCATTGGGGAAACACTGCATGAACCTACCAATCTGGATATTCCCATTCAATCTTATAAACTTTTTTCTTTTTAGACTCAATAATTCTTTTTATTGTGCAATCTTTACACTCATAAGAATATGAAGAAGACAATGTATTATTCTTTCGAATTCTATAAAAAGAATCTGTGAGACTTTTTATATTTTTACAAGATCTACATTTTCTTTCCGTAAAAAATAAATGTTCTAAATCAAATTGATCATTTAATTCCATTATTGGTAATCCCACATATATGATATATCACCGTATTCATCTGAATACCATCTATCACCATCAACATCAGTAAAACTTGTTACGTTACTCAATCCATCGGATAAAAATCCAAATGGTGCCATATCTTGTTCTATTTGATTTTTTTGCTCTTCATAAATTCTTTTTCTAACATCATTATCTGTCATTTCTTTAAAATAATCTTGTGCAACTAACCAAGAAAAAATGACAAGACACATGGATAAATCATCATTGCAACCCTCTTCCGCTTCAAAAGAATTATGACGTTGGGTAAATGTAGTTAATTCTGAAATAATATCATAATCTACAGTAATTAATTTATCATCCTCCATTAAAGTTTTTAAATTTGAACAACCTAATTTTTTAACAGAAGATGTCATTCTAATTCCAAGTTGAGATTTTTTTCCACTAAATCCAGATCCAACAATTTGTCCAGAACGACCACGCATTGAACACATTAAAATATTATCATATTCTAAATCAAAGTGAAGTATATTAGATACTTGATCACCAATATCATTAACTTCAATCAAAACCCAAGAATTATTGTAACCCTTTGCTACTTCATTAATAATGTTTGGAAATAACATTGGTTTTATTTCATTATTTCTATACTTTGCAACTACTTTATATGGAAAATTTGTAATATCAAAAACAACAAATGCTGAATAATCGTTACCCATACCGCGAGCAACATCAACAGTTATTAGATAATTATTATCCTTTTTTGGATGTTCATAAATGTCCAACCCAGCATTTCTCTTAATTGGATCCTCATAAACTAGATTTCTGAGTTTTGCTGGATTGATAAGGGTATTTGTAGAACCCAAGAACTCGCAGTTAAATTCCACATTAAACTGCTGCTCAGAAGTGTTAGCAATCGTCTGCTCCTTCCAGGCAGCGTCTCTACCAGGTACTTCCGACCAATGGACATCTGTAGGTACGTATTCATTCTTGCCCCGTTCAGCGTCATGCCACATGCGGTAGAAATGGTTCATACCGCGTGGAGTAGAAACGATAATTACTTTCGTACTCTGTCCAGAAGAAATAGTAGGATAAACAGAGGCAAAGAAGTCATCAGCAATGTGATTCGGGATGAACGCGAACTCGTCAAGAAAGATGACATTATAGGATCCGCCTCGGACAGCAGATGAAGAAGTAGAGTTAGATGAAATTTTGGAGCCATTTTCTAATTCTAAACTACCCTTATTCCAAGATATGATACCTTGTTGCATCCACTTTGGCAAGTTTTCATATGCAAGTTGTAACCTACCAAGTAGGTCTCTTGCCGTTGATGCCTTGTTTGCCAAAATTGCAATATTGACATTATCATTAAAAACAGCGTAGTGTAAAAGATATGAAACGACAGTTGTAGAATTGTGAGTGGGAATAAAAGTTCTACCGCACAAAAACAGATGATCTTCACTATCAACTTGTATACACGCAACTGGTACACTATCAACTTTTTCTATTTTATGAATATAGTGTCTACTTTCTTGTTTTCTGACTAACTTTGTTGAATTTATATTTTTAATTTTTCTTGGAAGATTAAATACTCTTTCTTTAGTTGAAAAAGATACTGTATGATAGTAATTTTCTTCAATTTTTTTCCTTCTTATATTTGACTTTATGCCAAGAGAAGAAAGTAACTCAACAACTTGTAAAATTATATCATAATTTTTTTGATAAAATTCAAACGATCTGCTGTTGTTTCTAACAGATCCATCAGTGTCCATTAAACCTCGAAGAAGTTCTAATCTATCTTCATAAGAAGAACGAAGATATTTTGGCGGAATGTGCTTATTTTTAAGTAAATTATAGTTTTTTAATTTGGAATATAAATTTTTAATTTTAAATCTAATACAATTATTCTGTTCTTTCCCATGTTCTATATCAAACTTTTCTTTATAAAAATCATAGTCATCTTTATGTGCGATTATTCTTCCATCAGAAGAATATCCATCACCCAACCAAACACCAAGAAGATATGGATCAATATCTAATATATTTTTAATAAAGTTAATTGGTTTTGATTTGTCTACAAATAAAGATCCTTGAAATCCCTTTCCTCTTTTATTTTTTACCTTTGATTGATATTGATCAAATATATCTTTAGAAGTTATAACTTTCTTTCCAGTTCTCCAATATGAACTATTAACTTCCCATAAATGATCTGCATCTGCAATTATTTCTTCACCATTATCAAAATATATTTTATAACAATCATGATTGTACATTGTTTCAGTTTTCATTACAACTGAAACAGAATCTCCTGTTGGAGATAAAATATCATCACCAACTTTAAGATCTCCCATAGTTGTCCAACCGTTTGGAGTTGGAATTGGAGTATCCAATGATAAAGCTTTACCCGTCTGACGGGGCATCTTACAAATATTAAAACGATTATTATGAAAGTTTTGAATCAATTTCTCTTGAAATGGATACATCTCAAAAGGAACTAAACCGTGATCCAAAGAAACAATTTTGATATAATTTCTAGCAAAGTAAACAGGGTCTTCCTTGCACTTTAAGAACTCAATAATTTGGTCTTCTGTAAATTCAATCTGTGTGTTTGCTTTTTTGAGCAGAGGATTGCCCAAATAGACATCGTTAGACATATTCATACCCCCTTTCTGGACCCCTAAGATAAACTTCACTCATAAAAAATTACCTAGTCTCTCTCCACTGTAATGAACCATAAATGTCTGTTTCTGCACTTGTGCTTAAATTTGTAACAACAATCGCATATACATTACTATCATCACTATCAATGTTCTGACTTAAATAAGACCTTTTTGCTGATGTTGGGTCTCCAGCAGCAACACCACTTGATTGTTTTCCTGATGGATTATTAGCAGCAATAAATCCAGATGCTTGTCTTAATCCACCAGTAGTTGTAAATGCAGTTCCAACACTCGTGTTATATTCAACAGTGGAATCATCATTATCACTTACCCAACTTCCCCCAGTTATTAGTGTTGAAGATGGAAGTCTCCAAACTGAATATCCACAAGATGCTGAAGAACTTAAAATTTGTAAATCACTAATTCTTACAATTGACCGATTTGGAAGTCCTTTGTATGAGTTTTTGAGACGAATTGCTAATACACATTGTGTATTTGTAGGATCAGTCTTTGCAAGTGTAATTCCGCCAGTATTGACTGAAAATTCTACACCAGTTTCCTTATATCCACCTTCACTCATTACAGTTGCACACATCTGGTTCATAGACGCAATACCAACTGCTGCACCAAAATTACCAACCTCACATCTTATTGGAAGTGAAGGAAGACTCCAATAAACATATTCAATATTACCAGTATGTACAAATTCGTGAGCAGTATGGAAAGTTCCACCATTCTCAAATCCAACTCTGACTCTACCAACACCTAACCATTGGAAATCAATAAAGAGTAATTGAGACCTTTCAAAGAATATATTAATGCCACTAGGTCCAGTTCCGTCTAGTGAATCAATATTCCACTCACTTTGAGGAATTGTAGTTTCAGTGACTGCTCCACCAACATTAGACCTTTTTACAATATCATATCTTGCTGTTGTTCCAATACCAACTTGTTTTACAAAAACACCATTATAGGCATCAAAATATCCAATTGCTTTATAAGTATTATTTCTGGGTTCTCTGAAATTAAAACTTTCTAGAATATATTGAGATTTTCCAGGCATATAATGATGATACATCCTGGACTGGTGAACTACTCTATCAGTCGCACCAGTTCCAACTGAAAGAATAATTGCTGCTTCTGTTCCACTTGAAGTTGTTGTTGATGCTGCACCAACTGTCTTTGTGAGAAGTTCTACTTCTTCACCATAAACATGAGAATAATCTCCAAGTGTAAATGGTTCTGATACTCTTAATCTTCCAAATGCATCAAGATTTTGACCAGTGATTGCGATTGATGCACCAGCACTAACGGAAACTGTTCCATCAACAGTGATACTATTACCACCATCATTGATACTTACCGTTCCTGAAACTGATACAGTAGAACCAATACCAGTTACAAAGAATGATGTGTTAGATATTGATACTGTATTAGCAATTGATACAGTTCCACCAACAGTTACTGAAGTAACAGGATTTAAGATATAAAAACTTGTATTGGATATAGAAACATGAGAACCGAAACCACTAATATAGAATGATGTGTTAGATATTGATACTGTGTTTAGTAATGAAGAAATACCAACTGGAAGATATGTTAGATTTAAATTTGTAGTTCCAATACCAACTGGAAGATATGGAACATTCAATATATCACTTGTTCCAACTTCTGTAATGTGATTATGAATTGGATTTGCTGGAGAACTTGCAACACTTACTGTTGTTGGAATTGTAATATCTCCAACAATTGTAATTGTCGAACTTCCAAGAGATACTGGAAATGGATTAGAGTAACTAACCTGTTCTCCATCTTTTGTTGCTACATTAAAAACTTCAAAAAGAGTTCTTTCTTGATTTAGAAAGTCTTGTGTATTCTTATTCCACTGAGCCATTAATCATTCACTCCACGATAATCTTTCTGGTTGGTATCTCTGTGCGTTTTTGATTCTTGAAGTATTTACTTGAGAAGGATAAACATTATGAACAATTGCGCCAGGATATTCCCCTTGAATTTGTTCTGCGAGTTCATTCTTAGAAAGCATCTTGCCTTCCACTTCCAAACGATACATCTTCCCTTCCCAAACAACGTCGGCAAAGAAAGACTCGGTTGCTTGTTCTGGTTGAGAGGAACCTACATTTAGAGTTCCATTGAAATCACCATTGATAGTGATACTTTCTGAAATAAACTGTTGAAAGGATTTCATTTTAGTTACAGTTCCAACGACGTAGTGCTTTGTTAATTCTTGAATCAGGATCTCTTGCAGTTTTTGCAGAAGTCAGTTTTGACTTCATGCCTTTCATACGACGGCAGAAGTTTGCACGACGCTTTGCTCTTTTTCCTGTTGGTTTCTTCTCAGTTACTGCAGTCTGAAGTTTTGAACCTGGATTTTCATCACGATATTTTTTAACTGTTTTACGACTCATTCCATCAGTTCTATCTTTACGATTTGCTGATTGCCAGTCTTCATTAAATGTTGTTTTTCCATACTTATCACCAGCATCTCTAATTGCCTTTAAATTTAATTGTGGTTTTGGTTTTGTAGCACTCGTCGGAATTGTGTCTCCTACTTTATAAGCACGTCCTTTGATTCCACCCGAATAAGCACCAGATTGACTTGCACTAGGCATTATATAATTTCCCTGCTCAAATAATTCTTTCCTCCAATCCGAGTACTCTTCGCTTTTAACACATCTATTATATCTTTTCCCAAATATCTCTTGTGATCCCTTTTTTTCATATCCCTTCCAGCATTTTTTAGATCCTTCTCCAAGAAGTCTACTACCTATACCTCTTGAGGGCTTTAGTGGTTCTACCTTAATTATATCAATAAATTCTGCGTAGTGCCTTCCATTAGAATCTTCAATAGAAACAGATTCTATCTTATGTTCTCCACTTTCCAAGTAGTCTGCTGCAGTATCAATATAATCTGCTGCTTTTGTAATTTTTGATTGAACCCATGCCTCAATTCCGCCTTCACCCTTCATTTTTTTCTTTAATCTTTTTGCTGCCGAAATGATAGTAGAAAGTTCAGAACGAGCCATTGAATACTCGTGATCTTTTTCTTCATTTGCGGGATGAGGTCTAGTTGAATTATATCTCATTTGATTTAAAGATAATGATGGTGAAACTGAAACTGAATTTGGTACTGCATATGGCATAGTTACACTATAATCTTTTTTATTTTGAATTATTTCTGCCGGTAATGAATATAAATCCCAATATTTTGGACCATATTTACATTCATGTCTTAATTCTAATTTTTCGCATTTTGGACAATATCTATCAGGTCTTTCACGAATTGGCGTATCCCAATCATAATTTAAAGATGTTGTTGCTTCTTCTGTTTTGGTTCCCCAATTTGCAGCACCAACTTTACGACATTTAACAAGTGCTCCAGATGCATAAGCACTTGGCCAAACATCATATCTTGATTTTACCTTATGATAACAAGCGTCTTTTGTACCACTACCTTTACCTGGTCTATCTTTTTTTGCTTCGTTAAGTTCCATTGATTCCTTAATTCCTGGTTCAGATTTAACGTAATTTTTATCTTTTTTACCTTTTGCAAAGGTTGGAACATTTGTGGGTGCTGCTGCTCCGGATTTTTCTTGTTGTCCTTTATCTTTTTGACGCTTACGACGAACTGCTGATTTAATTAATGAAAGACCTTTTTTTCCTTTTCTTTTTAATGCTCTCAATCTTCCACTACTAAAACATTTAGGAGTTTTAGTTTCTCCTGGTTCATTTGCACATGGAGAACCATCAGATTGAACCCAACCTGGTTTTCCTCCTTCAGATTCAGATCCTTGATACCAATGATGCAAAGTTCCCTCACTAAAAAGTGATTTAGATCTAGTTTCTTCACCTCTTTTTCTTTTTCTACGAGCCGCACAATGAGATCTCTGTGAAAATCCTCTTGGATTATCACAGTCTATTGATTTCTTATAATCCTTAGACCAACTCATTAAAAATATACATTTACTCTTTATTATTTAGAAAACCTTGTTTTAATAATTTTGATAGTTCTGATGTTGATCCAACAAATAGTGCGTTATTTGTAACATTTGTTGTTTTAATAGTTTCATTAGAAACTTCTTTTAATTTCTTTTGCAAATCTATAAGTTTATCTGTAGTATCTGCTACATTTTTTATTAATTGTCCAGCAACTTCATATGCTCTTGGGCTACCTCCTTCGCCCGCTAATTCCATAATTCCATTTATTGCTTCTTGACCCTTTTCTATTAATGAGTATAAATTTGCCCTAGTATACTCATAATCTTTTTGTACATCATTATCTTCATTTTTAACAATATCAATATTTTCTGAAGATTTTATAATATTTGAATCTGAAAATTGATTGTCTACATTAAGACTTTTTCCAATAGATTTAAAGTTATCGGCCATGGTATTATATATCAATTTTTCTAGTAGGACTGTATGTTGAACCATCAGTAAAAAATGTTGTTTCTTCACTAAACCCAAAATCATCTCCAGGAACTATTTGTGAATTGTCAACTGAAGATAAAATATTAATTTCTGTTCCTGCACTATGCTCAGAAGATTTAGTATTATCATATCCTCTTTTGACAATTATCATGTTTCCTGATTTTGATTTTACATACATAATTTCACTATCAATAATAATTCTATCTCCAGAAGAAATTGCCGAAGCATCATTTAAATTTAAATTTTGTTCTGAAAGATTTATATCTTCTTGTAAAGACGCCGAGGAATCTGAATCATAGTCTTTTTTAGCAGTTGGTGTAACAATATATCTTACCTCTCTTTTAGCAGTATTTGTATTTGTAGTCGAATAGTAATCAACTTGAACTTTGCGAATAAGACCTTCAGGATCGTCCGCAATTGGACCAAACATAAAGGTTTTAGCTGTAAACTGTAATGTATAAATCAATGCCCTCCTAGTAGTTAAATCTCCTTCGTAATCATCTTGAATATTAATACTGTCCAAAACAATTGCAATATCCTTTTTTTCTCCAATAGAATCTATTAAATCAACTGTCAATGAAAAAGAAGGTTGAAAAAATGGTAATATCTGTTCAATTATTTGAAGCATATCATCATTTATTTTAGTTAAAATATTCAATTCAAACCTTAAATTATAAGGAACGGGCATATATACCTTTCTTATCTTATCGTTAGATCCAACAGACGAAAACGTTTGAGTCACAGTACTTTTTCTTGTTGGATCATATTCAATACCGTTCAATTCAAATGACATTCTAGGTAATGTGATTTGAATGGGTTTATTCAAATCTGGTTGTTGTTCTATTCTAGCTAAGAACTTTTGCATAGGACCATATGCAAGAGGAACTCTCATGTCACTAATAACATCGGAATTAGCATCTTTGTGCTTAATATAAATCTGATTAAAAACAGTTCCAAATGAAACAACTGTTTTGCGAATAATTTCGTGATAAAAATAAGTTCCTAACATCAATAGACACCAAATGGATTTGACTGTGAAAAATCTAATATGAGATCTGCTTCTTCTTCAATCTCATCGTTTTGACTATATTTATCAGATATTGTTTTTCTATCATATGTATCTATTGTATAAATTGCTGAAGAAGCATATCCAACAACAGTCTCACCTGGAGTAAATTTTCCATCTGTTACTGAAATTTTTAGTTCTCCAGTAACTGCATTCCAAGATTTAACTCTTCCTTTTGCTCCAGATTGAGATCCAATAACTATTTCATTAAACAAATAAGTTCCTATTCCTGTTATTAATGGTGGATTTGTAACAGTAACTATAGGTGCTTGAGAATATCCAATACCAGGATTGGATATTTTTATTGAAGACAGAGAATTAGTTTCATTATTTATAAATGAAACTGCAGTAGCAGTAATTCCATATCCAACTTCATCCAGTGGAGTTGATAAAATAATCAATGGATTGATAGGATAACCATCTCCCAAATCTGTTACAGTTATTGAGGTAACTCCACTACGAACAGTTTCTATAGAACAAGTTGCTGCAGCGCCAGACCCACCACCATCAGTAATTTTTATTGTAGGTGCTTCTGTATATCCATATCCAGAACTAGTTAAAAGAATTTTTTCTAGGGAAGTAACACCGCCGACTGTGGTTAAAATTCCAATTCCGATAGCAGTTCCACCACTAACTGGAGAAGGAGAAAATGTTATTGTTGGTGTATATTTGTACTTACTTCCGTCATTATTAATGAATATTTCTCTAACATATCCTGTTCCAATTGTAGCAGAAGCAAGGGCAGTTTTTCCTATACCTAATAAATTTAAAGTAGTAATAGAACCTTCCGAAAGATCATCAATTTCTTCAATAGTTGTATCAAGAATTTCATCTTCATACTCAAATAATTCACATTTTAATTCATACACATAATTTTTACCTAATTGATAAAAAGGTTGCTCATGTTCAACAAATTTTACCTCAAATAATCTTTTTCCTAAAGGAAAATAAATTAAATCACCCTCTTTAGGTCTATGAGAAACTTCTTCCGGAATCTCATCATCATTTTCTGATTTTAAAAATGGTGCAATAAAGTTTTCAAAAACTTCTCTTGAAATTACAAGGGATAATTCATCCCTTAAAGACATTCCAAATTTGGTTAAAATATCTCCCGCACCACCATAACCATCATAGTTATTTACATATGCTTCTATTAAAAAACTATCATCAAACTTGGAAGAAGTAATTTCTCTGAGTATTCTATCTCTTCTTACAAATTTTCTGGGAATATAAGTAACTTCAACCCCATATATTTTTAATTGTTCGTTAACTAAATTCTGAATTAATCTTTGTTCAGATTTAGACCCTTGTATAAAAAATGGATTTAGTGCCATTATCCTATAAAATCTAGAGGTGGTAATTCATATTCAAGAACCATACTATTTTTGATATCTTCTAACTCTCGTAAAGCATCTTCATAAATTTCTCTCCCATTCAATTCAATTCCTCCCGGAAGTTTAACACCTCTAAACTTAATTAAATTTTGTCCCCATTGCTTTTTAATTAAAGAAGTTAAATATTTTTTTAGAAAGCTATCATTGTATACTTTTGTAAAATCATTCGGATCTAAAATTCTATAACACTCTATTATTAAATAAGTATCCTTTTTTTGTGCTGACCATTCAATATCTAAATATAATCTATTTTGCCTTTTATTAAATCTAATTTGTTTATCCGTTTTTAAAAGAAAATCAATATCTTCAAGATATGATTTAACCATTGAATACTGTAAAAGTTCAACTGAATTAAAATAATATAAATCATTCAAAAATAATTGATATTTGATACTAAACATTCCTCCAGAAATATCACTAGTATCAAATTTAAAAATTTTTTCTATTCCTATTATAGAGTCTGGAACTTGAATATAATTTGAAGATTCATAAAAGTTAAATGAGGTTGGAACCCCATTTATAGAAGTAGTCGCAGTGGTAGTAGTTACTCCAACACCAGATCCATTTGATATAGATCCTTTACCTCTATTAATATCATCTTCTGTTATTTTATACTTCAAAAACATTTTTTCAACTCCATCAAAATGCCTTTCATTGAAATATTGTAAGGCATCATCGACAAGATCATCTATTTGATCATCATCTATGTTTATTTCCAATACTGGAGCACCCAAGCGTCTAAGACAATAATCAATTAATTCTTGTCTACTTGATGGTTTTGCCATTAATATGACCTATAATTGTTTACTATATTGATACTTATTTTTTATTACTTTCTTCAAATAACTTCTTTGTTTCTCTTAATTCTTTATCCAAAAGAAGTAATTTTGCCTCCAAAATAATATTTTCATTAATTAGTGAAGAAATTTTTTGATTATAGATTGTTACTAATGAATTAATGTCAATTTCACTAGACATAAGGTATCCTCCAATTTTTAATTACCTAAACTATATTTATACTACAATGCCCCTAGAGAAGAAATAACTTCTTGTTGCTTTAAATAAAGTTTGCAATAAAGTTTAGCAAAATTTTTAAGATCATTAAAATCCAACTCTTCAATTATTCTACAATGTTTTTCATATTCGAAAAGTTTATCAATACTTTCAATTTTGATTTCTTCTGGTTTCATTGATAAGTTCCTCTACTAAAGATTTAAGGTAATTTACTTCTTTCTTCAATTCTTTTATTTCATTTTTTTTATTTTTTCTTTCATTTTTTAGTTTAATATATTCCTCATATTCAAAATCATTGCAATTTATAATTGCATTATTATTTTCATCTCTAAATAAATTTCCATGTCCTTCTATTTTTAACATTATGCTAATGCGATTGCTCTAATATCTGTAAATCTTGGAGTATCTGCTTCATTTGATCCATTTGCAACTATTTTAATAGAAAATGCATTAAACTCTTCTAATTCATTTGCAGTATATTGATATTCTAAAAATTCATTAAAAGTACTTGGATTAACAAATATATCAGAAAGACCATCATTTAGAGATGTGTCTATAATAAGATCTCCAATATTATCCCCATCAATATCTTTTAAATTATTATATCCTGGGAAAAGATTATAAGATTGAGATATCTGATCAGAATCAGATTTAAATAATCTGTAATAAACTCTAAATTCATTTTGAGAACTCCTATAAGCGTTTAAAATAACTTTTAAAGAAGTTGCCGGTTTTTTTAGAGATATTTTTTTAGAAACATAGCAGAACTGATGTGGATCAAATATGATATCATGAGATGTAGAATCAGAAACATAATTTTTTACAGGACTGTTTATTCTGTTTCTAATAAAAATAAATGTAGCAGATTCTGAAGTATCTATTACTGGAGAAACATTTGAGGATTCACTTTCTAAAGTAATTCCTAGTGTTAATGATTTATTATTTTTAAATACAGAATCAGAAAGATTATTAAGTTCATTTATTCTTGAACATACCATTCTAGGAGAAGATAAATTATTTACTGCATTTAATTCTACACTTTCAAACCCTTGATCTAAGAAAGAAGTCTCATTTCCAGAACAACTTGTTCCAGAAACTGTTCTCAATGATGCAAAAACATTAGTTTGATTTGGATAAATTAAATTAAATTGGGGTATAATTGAATTGAATTGATAATTTTGTGTTGCTTGACAGTGAGATCCACCAAAACTTTTTTCTTCAATAAAACTCAATAAAGGTTTATCGTCTCTATTAAATTCGATATGATATCTATCCAAATCTCTAATTGATTTCAATAACGAATTTGTAGGCATATTGTGTGCAGTATTAATTCTTGTAAGAGAAATTCCATTTATTTCATATTTGTATACTAAATCATTAACTTGATGAATTCTGAATATTGAATCATTTTCAGATCTTTTATTAATTGTTAATCCACCAACTGTTATTCCACTATAAGAAATTATTTCATTGTTTATTAATACATATCCAAGATTAGATCCACTAACTTGACTACCCTCAAAATTAACAAAATTTGCTGTATTTGCAACAGATATTGTTAAAGTTGTTGAAGGTAATGACGCAGTTAATAGTTCAGGAATAGTATCCGGAAATACTCCAGAAATGGAAAGAATATTATTATCAGAATGCATACTATGATTGTATTGAGTAACTTCAAATACATTTCCTGTATACAAATCATCTTCTACATATGTTTGACCTCTAACAGTAGTTCCAGATAGAGAAACATTTGTAGAACCATCATAATATGAAATGACATTCCCTTGAGTAAAAGATTGACCCTGAACGTTAGTTAAATATAAAGTATCGGAATTAATAGTTGATGAAACTGTTATAGTTGCTCCTTTACCTTTATTTACAGCACTTGTAGTAATTCCCAAAACATCTCCAACAACATATCCAGATCCAGTATTAGCAATAGATACTGTAGATACTTTTGAATTTATGAAAGTTATATTTGCAGTAGCACCATTGCCAGAACCTGTTATTGTATATAATGGTACAGAAGTGAAAGATCCATTTGAATATCCAATTCCTGTATTAGTTGATGTAATAATACCTATATTACCCCCTATTTTTTCAATGTATCCAAAATTCGTTCCCTCAAGCACTTTTGTACCTACTGAAAGTACATTAGAGATATTTGAAGAAGTTATGATTCCAACTACAAGTTTTCTAGGAAGTGCCTTTAATGGGTTTTTTATTAAATTTTGAATATTTGAATCGTATCTACCATGGGTACTTCCAATTGATAATGATGGGTTGTGGAAATAAATTGTCCCAGATTTACTAACAAATTGAGCTTTTTTAAATTTAAAGCATAAGTCTTCAGATAAACTTGAATTCCATACTGATCCATTTTGAGGTTTGAATAAATGTCCTCCTGTGTAGTTATTTGAATATATTGTTTGGAGAACAGCGGGTAAGGAAGAAGTAGTAACAGTAGGATTATTTGATTCTGCAATCCAAACTTTATAATTTGATGACGTAGGGCAGAAAATTGATATTGCGTATTGTTTATTTGGTTGAAGATATATTGGAGATTTAAATTTTATATTAGTTGGAACTGAGGCATCTGAAGATACTGCTATCTGAGATGGTAAAACTTCCACTCTAGCAAAATCTTGAACTAGTTGATCTTTTGGAACACCACCAATATCACATTCTCTAATTTCTACAAATAATTTTTCTGCAGAATCTTTATTTGAGAAGAAAAGATCTACACTAGTTAAAAATCCTCCATCATTATCAGTTCTAAATGTTTGAGAAAAAGGATCTTTCCTTAAAGCATTTAATGGCAAAGCTGGTGGAGATTTTCTGACAGATATACTTTCGGAATAAGTGGATGAATTTAAAATCCCAGAAGCAAAGAAAGTAGTTTCTGTATAACTAATAGAAATAGAACTAGAATTTGTTGAACTAGAAGATAATCTAAATGATTTAGAATTTCTTTTAAATAAAACTGGAGGTGTTGGATTAGATAATGGATTTCTAATATAAAAACAACCTATTAAATCTCCAAAACTATCTGAAATTAAAGATTGTGGAATTACAGTAGCTTGTGCTTTTGATGTTTTTCCAATTAATACCATTCCAGTTGGGGTATATCCAAAATATTTACCACTCGAATTATCTGATAAAGATTTTGTATCAATATTAAGAATTGTAGATGAAGAAGAATAATTAGTAAAACTTGCTGCAGGATTATATGGATTTTCTGAATAAACTTCAGATGGAGAATTATAAAGACCATACTTATGAGTTTGTGTCGCCAATCTAAAACAACATACAAGTTCATTTCCTATGTAACCATTAACATCCTCACCAGTTTGAAAAATTCCAGAAGACATGGAAATTTGAAGTAATTTTGGAATTACATCTATATTAGTATTTCCATCTAAAAATGAGTAATATTGAGTTTTAGGTATCAATCCACTTGCAGAAAATTCCACATTTCTGGATCTTGTATAATCACTATATTGGCTTCCAGTAACTAAATTTGAAATATAAGTATTTTTCCAATCATTTTCTGATCTAACTATAGATCCAGTTTCACTAAGAACAGTTTTAACCCAAGTATCCGATGATGGGTATAATCTAATGTTTCCATTATAATTAACATTTGAAAATGGATTTATTGATTCTTCTTTTGTAGCAAAATTTTGAGAAATGTCAACCCAATCTACTTCTGCATAATTTAAAGTAATTAAATCTCCGGTTTTTTTAACATTTGGATCTGAAAGTGTTAAATCTGCAGAAAAATCTGCATTTTCTATATTTGTTGCAGAAGATAATGAAATTTCAGATTTTAAAGAGTATAGTGAAATATCTGATTCCAACTCTTCAAGATTATTATTAATTGAAAATTTAGAAATTCCATTCTCAACATCAATAAAAGATGTATTTTTAAATCCATCCGCAAAAAATCCACATTTAAATTTAGAAAATCCATCAGAATCTTTGATTTCCAAAGATTTTGTATCTATTTCTAATAAAGATAACGAAGACAAATTTTCTAAATTTTCTATTCTTTGTTCTAATTTTCCAACATCTCTCATAGTATAACGTCTATTGTCAATTAATTTAACTTTAGCATCGGAAGTATTATATAAATATGCTGGAAGTTCAATAGTTGCAATATCCATTGATTCATCAATTGAAGATGGAATCTTAGGATTTATAGAAGAAATTCCCTTTACCAAAGAAAAATTTCCATTTTTATTTAAAACAAGTTTATCTATTCTTGGTAAATAATAATAATATCCAATATTTGCACTTTCATTTGGTGAAAGAATTATGGTTGGATTTAAACCTGAAATTGAAAAATCTCTTGATGTAAATGCAAATGGCGAAGAAGAAGAGTTTGTGAATTTAGAAACTCTTGGTCTAAAATCAATGACATCTGATAATCTAGTATTATTATTTAAGATAGGAACATCTTTATTATACCTTTCTTTACCATAACTCTGTACTGTGTAAAGATCTCCAGAATCATTAGAGGGAACTTGATAGCAATCGTAAATTATCAACAATTTTTTTGTTGGTATACTAAAATTGTTTTTTCTAATTAATTTGGAATAATCATAATACTGTTCTTTTTGTCCATTATCTAAAATATAATCTTGAGTTCTATCCAAATAATTTCCAACAGTTATAAATTGTATAGATCCAACAATATTAGACTCTTGAAAACGAACTGTTTCCCCATTAATAAATTTATTAGTATTCAAGTAAACAAATTCAATTTCAGATGAAGAATATTTTGTAACTAATTGACCAATTGCACCACTTGAAGAACCAATAATTTGTTCACCTAAAATAGATGAACTATCCAAATTTAATGAGGTGTTAAAACTTAATTTGTCTAGTACTGGAGATGAAGTATTTAAAGATTCGTATATCGCTACTATTTTAGATACATCTGGAACATTTAATGATATTTCTTTATCATCAACTCTTAAACCGTAATAATTACTTGTACTTAACCCAGAAATTGAGGTTAAGACTGCGGAAGATATCTTATTAACCTCTAATTTTTCACTTCTAACATATAATTTTTGTTTACTAATAATAGAATTTTTTTGAATTGTTGTATTAATAGTAATATTATTTTGATTTGGTTTTAATCCAGAAAAAGTCACTAATGATAATCCAGGGTCTAATGATACATTGTTATTAGACAAATTTTCAATAGATCCATCTTCATAAAAAATAGAATATCTTTCAGAATCATATGGTTCATAAAATGAACTAGTTAGTCCAACATCTGCCAAACCTATAGATAAAGACCCCAAACTACCACTAGATTTTCCTTTTATTTGTTTTGTTAATTTTAAGTTTGAATTAGATAAATCAAGTTCAGAAATATTTTTATGTCCTAATGGAGAATACAATGAAGATTTTTCTGAGTATAAAATAGTAGGATCACCAAATGTAAAAGGAACATTTGTTATTGTAGTTGGTACTCCACCATCACAAACTTGATTTACGGTCGAAACTCCTGCAAGAGATGCATATAACCCATCAGAAGAAACAGATACAATTCTGTTATAAGTCTCTGTTAAAAATCCAACTCTTCTGTATCTAATTATTGTATCACTTTTTATTCCAACAAAGTTTCTTCCTGCACATGAGGCTATTCCAGATGAAGATATTTCAATTTGATCAGATATACTAAAATTAGATCCTATTTTGCTCTGAAGAACAGTATCTGCTGTAAATGATGTACTTAATCCGGTAATATTTTTATTTTGGTATAAAGATTTTATATCTTGAATTGAATATCTCTTAATTGCGGATACTGTTCTTGAAAGAAATTTAGATCCATTTATTTCTAACTGTTCTCCAGTGGAAAATGTTCCAGATGTTTGTGTTATAGTAACCTCTACCCCATTTGGAGGTGAAACTACATAACCGGATGCACCACTGCTTAATCCTTTAACATAAGAAGTTTCTGGACACTCTGATGAATTTAAAGGTTGATTTAAAGTTAAAACCTCATAAGTTTGAATATCAAATAGATATAAATTCCATTCTGAAGATTGATTAGAATATGAAGAATCCGCTAATGAAAAAGAATATATTCTTGCATTTCCTATAGTTATTCCGGAACCAACAGTTGTTGAAGATTTTCTTTGATTTTGGAGATTGACATAAAAATTATTATCTAAACCCAATAATGGAGTTCCCGATACATTATTAATCTTAACAAGATTTCCCATTTCAAAGGGAATTCCAAATGTTTTTATAAATTCAACATCCCTTGGTTTTTCTATATCTAAGATAGAAGTTGATGATTTATCAATATCAAATCCCCTTACATATGCTTTTCCTGGTGAAACTTTAACACAAAGAAGATTATCATTTGGGGTATTTCCTTGATCTGTTTTTTGCTCACTAAAAAATAATCCATCTGAAGAAATTTTATCATTAAGAGAATTATTGATTTCAATATCAAAAGGAATCAGTGAATAATCTCCAGATTCTTCATATGTTCTTTTAGCAATATATTCCTTTATTAATGAATATGTGTTCGTATCTTGTATTTTTTTAACTATACCATTAGTAACTCTTAATATTTCTATAAAATTTTTATCATTATAATCATTTAATGATTTTTTATTTAATATTGTAGATATTTTTAGCCTATCAGATCCTGGAGCTGAAAAATTTGCGAACCCTCTTGCATTATCATATAAACTATTATCATTCTGAGAATCTATTATTTCTTCAATAACCTCTAATCCAATTCTGTATGATGGTGTATTTGTATATTGATCTAGAATTAAAGTATAATCATCAACATTTACAAACGTTCCTCTAACGTAATATATTCCTTTTGAAATTGAAACTGCAGAACCAGTTGCAGTTGAATTTAAACTTATTAAACTACATATTGTCTCCCCAGAAACAATACTCGTATTACCATAAGAAAAAGTATCTTGTGTTATTAAGGTTTCTCCATCCGAAAAAGTATTAATTTTAAAAGATGTGTCGGAATTTAAATATTTTACATATAAAGTGTAGTATCCTTCTTCAGATTGTGAGTTTGTAATAATATTTTTTACAATAGCAGTTATTCCGCTTGTTTGTCCGGATATTTTTTTTCCAATTAATTCGTTAATATATAATCCTACGTCTAATCCTAAATGTTTAGGATTTAATTTGACTGCGTAATAATTTGGATCATATGAAATATTTCCAGGAATAACAACTGATCCATCTTTAAAGATATGATTAGCAAAAGATGAAATTTGACTTTGTAAAATTGATTGTAAAGTAGTCAGTTCTCTTGATTGAACTGGAAATCCTGGTTTAAAAAGAACCCTATAGTAATTTTTTTCCTGATCAAAATCATCATAATATGGTGAAATGTTTAAATTTGTTTTTTGTGTCATTTTTAGAATTCCAGGATAATTTTAATATCTTCTTTTTGTCTTGGATTTCTAGAAACTGTTGGTCTATTATCCAAGTAAATAATTTGTCCTGTTGATTTATTTATCTCTGGAGGAGAGAAACCATTTGTAAAATTAGTTGCTAAATTTACTCTTTTTGTCAAAGACACTGTGGTACTAATTCCTGTAAATGTTGGATCTGGAGAACCAGTAAAACTATTATCTGAAATTATTGTTCCTGAAGAAGGTAAAAAGTCCACTTTTTTAGATTCTATTGAAACTCTTCTTGAATCTTTTTGATCGTATGAAAGAGTATTATAATATAAAGATCTATCTACAAAATATTTCAATACTTTAGTTTCTATATCATAAGAAGCGATATATCCAATAGCAGTTCCAACTCCAGCGATAGTTTGATATATTTTATTACCAGGCACGGCATCTTCTGGATTAGATACTGAATTCATTTTAATAGAGTATAAACCAGAAAATTGATTTTCTAAGAATATTGAAGAATATGATCCAACTCTACATGGATTTTTAATAATTCCAATTTGAGAAAATCTTGTGTCTATTGGAAAATCTTTTGTTGAATCATCAAAACGAGCATAAATTAAAACCTTATCAGTTCCTAATTCGGAATATATATCACTACCATGCCCCTTTTCTGGAGGAATAATTGGAATTAATTTGGCAAAAGAAGTTGCTCCAGAATTTATAGAAGATAAATCAACTCTTCCATATGTATATCCTTTTCCACCAGATGAAACTGTAGTATTTGTTATTTTTCCACCAACAACATCGACAATAACTTTTGCGCCACTTCCATCTCCAATAATATCAAGTTCACTTTCTGTAGTATTATAACCAGATCCTTCCGAATCGATATATACAGTCTTTATTTGATTATCATTTACGTTAGAGTTTCCATTTTCCCTAATAGACTGTATTTGCGAATCAGTGCTTGTTAACCATTTATTTGGAACAGGAATATATTCAATAGAATCAAACTTAATGATATCGCTTGGAGAAACTGTAAAAAGATATTTCCAAATATAACCATCTCCACTTTCACCAGCTCTAGAAGGTTCTAAATCAATAAAAGTTGGTTCATCTTGAGAAAAATTACCTAATGGATTGGTAGCACTAGATCCATTACTAATACAGATATAAACTCTGTAATCACTATTAATTACGTAGTAGTTTGCATCGTATAACCGTGCGGAGTTTGTCTGTGGAGAACGATTTGAAATACTATAATCATGCCTATACATTTCATAGATTTTTCCTTGCTCCCAATTAACTCTTTTTACTAATCTTCTAATGTCATTGGGAGAAATTTTCTTACCAAATATAATAGTATCTCTTACATGACTTAAATAATCTAAATTATCAATAGGATTTGGTACACTATCATCCCAAGACTCAGATCTACCGAATCCAACAATTGATGGATTAGGCAAACTTAAAAATACATAATATGAATTGTCACTATTTTGTACAGATTCTACAAAATTATTAGCATTTAAAATTCTAAATTGGTCTGTTACAATTGCCGCCATTTTATATTTTTAGCTTTTTTCTATATTTATAATTGATATTTAAGATATTAATTATAAAGATCCCTCTGGGAACTGTTTTATCAGCGATCCACTATCTCTCAATCCATACTTTCTTCTTTGTATTGAATGGAATGTTGTAAGTCCAGAGTTGATAGTATATCCACTAACTCCTATTGAAATCGGATTAGAAGATCTCTTAAATCCAGATAATTTTCCCCAAGAGAATCTACCACAAATATCAACTCCAGAAGTACTTAGTCCTGATAAATCAGTTGATGATAAAATATTACTAACAATTAAACCTCTTAAATTATTTTCTGTAATATTGTGAACATAATATATGTTATCTACAAAAGTTGTACCAATTCCTACTACATTTAAGTCTCCATTATCTATAGATGTAATTCCATTACCAACGGTTGTATCAAAAACAAAAATAGGATAACCTGGCAATAATCCACTGATTATACTTTCTGGATCAAATTTAACTTGGAAATTTATTGCCAATGGATTTCCATTTGTGCCAACACTAGTAGTAATTCCAGTTATAATTCCCGAAAATCCCTCAACAAGTTGAATGTCGTCTAACATTTCACCAATTGTTTCTGGTTCTGGTATTAAAACCTGTGGGATAAAGGTATAACCAAATCCTGGATTTGATATTGTTATTGGACTTGTTAAAGTACCGGCAGCAGACACAGTGACAGTAGCAGTTGCGGTAGTTCCTATACCAATACCAATTTTTTTAGGATTGGAAATTTTTAAAACAACTGAATTTCCAGTATATCCACTACCACCATTTTCAATTATCAATGAAGATATGTCAGTGCTGTTATTGTCTACCACGGCAGTTATTTTTCCTGGGGAAAAATTAGAATGAGGTAAAACTAATGCAGAAAACTTTTGTATTTCTAATGTAGATTCATTTTCTTCATAATTAAATAGTGTTGAATCATCAACAAAAATTGAATTATCTTTTGTAGATAAATCTTTTATTATTTTTGCACTTGGAAATACCAGTGCTTCTAATGAATCTCTTGACTTATATTCAAAAGATTCATTTACAATTAAATCTCTTTTTTGCTTAAACCAATCTAAAGGTTTAAAATTATTTTCATCTATTCCATCTCCAAGATAAATTCCAGTTTCTGTTGTATCTGCAGACTGTATTAAAGATACAATTCTTTCATCTTGAGGTATTGTGCCAAAAATGTTATTATTTTTGTTTATTTTAATAGTATCTCCAACCTTAATAGTTTCATTAATATTAATAATGTCACTATCAACACCTCTTGTTCCTCTGTAGAAGAATATTGCTATATTATCAGTCTGTACAGGGGGTTCTTTAAATCTAAATGTTGTTCCACCTTCAAAAGTATAAGATACGTTTGGTTCTTGCATCACACCATTAACAAATATCAATAAGAGTGAATTAAAATCTATTTGAGATGCTTCAATATCATTTCTATCAACTTCAAAACTTAATAATTCATTATTTCTGTACAATGGAAATCTAGTTCTAACTCCATCTTGTAAAGGTTTAATACTATCAATATAATCAAATTCTCCCATTTGCCAAGAAGCAAATGAGTCTGTAAATATTTCATCAACAACGAGTCTGAATGGTTCTATGGGATAATTTAATCTGGAATCAGTTACTAATCCAACAACTTCAAAAACATCTCCACGAGAAAATCCATATCCTGGTTTTGTTATTTTGAAAGACTTAACTTCAAAATAGCTAGATCCTATACCAACAGAATCACTTGGTCCAACTTGAACTGTTATAGACAATCCTATACCAGTAGTCGTTGTATTTCCAACCGATAATCTAGAAACTCCAACAATTGGCAAATCTTGATATGAGGGATCACTAATAATAAATTCTGGATTAGAATACCCAAATCCCCCAGAAACGACATTAAAAATTAATGTTCCGCCAAGACCAACAGTTGCAGTTACATTTGCACCATTTCCTGTAGAGTCTGTAACACCTATAGATACATTACCTGTATATCCCGATCCAAAAGAACCACTTGTTCCTATTCCTATTGAAACTATAGATCCAGAATTTAGTATAGCAGTAACAGAAGCGCCAACTAAAGGAGCATATCCTAATCCTCCAGTAGATCCAAGAGATACAATAAGACCTCCTCTTGGAACTTGATTTTGATTAACATCATATTCGGATATTAAAATGTCATATGGTGGAGTTGGTCTTGATACAGAGGTAAATGTAATGCTTGTTATTCCAGAATTTTCTGAAAATGTATAATTATTGCCAGCATTATTTTCAGTGTCTGGAGTCTGAAAAACATCATTAATAAAGACTAATCCACTACCAATTTCTATTCCTGTAGTATTTTCACCATCTTTTTTAACAGTAAAAGTTCTACCAATTCCATTAAAATTTTCTGATACATCATCATAAATTTTATTAGTTGAATAATCTTGTCTTAAATATACTCTCCCATTAAATGTTGATTTCGCAAAAGGCAATAAACTACTATTCAATCTATTGTTATTTCCTCTTCCATCAGGAGCTTCTGTAAACCATATTCTATTACCAACAATATTATATGCACCCTTATAAATTCTTCCAATTGAATTATCATCATGAGTAGTCGCAGCAGTTCCAACCCATCCACGCTTAACTTCTATAACTGGAATAGTTCCAATTCCAGTTATAGGTCCAAATCCATTATTTTCTGTTGCCAATCCAACATTGTTAATATACATAAATTCATCATCTACTTGATATAGATCTCTTGGAGATATTGAAGAAATGCCACTTAAAGTAATGAATGTAGTTGCAGATCCTATAGGATTTCCATTATTTTTAATTGAAAATTGTAGTGGCGTACGAATTAATGGATATTGATTTACTCCATCAACAGTTATTAAACATTTTTCTAATTTCTTTTTCATCTCTAGTTTATGAATATTTCCAGATCCTGAAGATGTAAAAGTAAAACCTGCTCCAGTTTGACCTAAAGTTCCCGTTAATTTAAAAGTATCTTTACTAAGTTTAATTGTATAAACTTTTTCTGGACAAATATCTGTCACTATTCCAGTTATATAATTTTGTCTAATTGTAGTGGCTGTTGCAACATTGGATAAAGTAAGTGATATATTGTTATCTGTAGAATAATATATTCTATCATCACCTTCACTTATAGTTACTGAAGAAGTTATTGAATTAATTCCAATTGATGTAATATTTCCTAAAGAAATATTATTTCCAGAATAAATTCCAGATCCAACTTTTAGAGCAAGAGTATTAGCAACTCCAGTTATTATCGATGAACCAGAAGAAACTACATTACCAACAAAATAAGTATATGTTCTACCTATTCCTATTATCTGAGTATTATCTGGGATAGATGAACCCAAAATTATAGTACCATTTGTAGATATTCCAATAGTTGAACCAACACCTGTAATTGTTGAGAATCCAATTATAATATCTCCAATTAATGTTGTACCACTAACTAAGGTTGAACCTATTCCAAGTGGTTCACCAGGAACTCCAATAAGAGTTGAGGAAGGCGTATATATTAATTCTTCTCCAGTTTGGAAGAAATGATCTTTTATTTTAAAGACTCCAGTGCTCAAATCTAATAAACTTGAATTTTTTGGATTAAAAACTTTTTCAAAAATTGGAATTCTTTCATAGTTTAAATCAAAATCTAATCTATCCTTTCCAAACTCATTTAATGATCCGTAAAATGATATATCAAAAGACTCCTTTGCTGTTCCATAAGTTAATTCTTCTGGAATATTAAATTCATCAATTTCATAGAACATAAAATGATTAAATGATTGAATTGTGTATTCACTGCTAGAATATAGAGGGTCTGGATAAAATATTACATCAACCACACTATTATTCAATGTTACACCAAATGTTCCTATACCAGAAGTGCTTCCAACAGAAACAAATGGATATTGTTGAATATTAACTCTATTGAGATCTGATAATACTAAAACTTGCTGTAGAGAAGTTACTGTTGTACCTATACCTACTTTGACTAAAGATTTAACTGAAGACTCTACATCTGCATTATATGATATAAATGTTGAAATTCCAGTTCCTTTGTATTGTTTAGACTCTAGTTTAGAAGTTTTTTCTGTACCTTCAAGTTGATCTGCAACTAAAAATCTATATGTACCTATTCCTGCAGATGTAGAACCAAATCCAACTGTTTTTCCTTTTATTAAAATATTTGATAAATTATTATTTTTTGTAAATTGCAGTTTTATAATATTGTTTTCAACAAAAAGTCCAAAAGTACCAATAAATCCTTGAGATAATCCACCTATAGAGGGATAAGTATCAAAATAAAATTCTGATTTGTGCGTATCTTTACTATCATAAAATCCAATCACTTCGAAATAATTCATTTCATAAGTATCTTCATCCATAACAAATATATTGGAATATATTGTATTGAATGAAGAAGATAATCCTATAAAAATATCAGTTTTTATTCCAGATGATCTTGGCATTCTTTCAGTTTTTGATGTTAGCCTTACAAATCCAAGATCAGTAAATCCTACACCAATGTTAAATGGATTTGGAGAAAAACTTTCTCTATGAACTTTAATATTATAATTAGTTGTATATGGATCTGTTGGAATAAATTTTAATACTGGATCTCCAGAAGGTGCAAATTCTCCAGTAAAATCTCCTAATTTTTCTAACGTGTATAAATCTGATTTATTAAGTGTAAATGTATTATCAAAATTATTAAGGATTACTACTTCACTGATCTGATAACTTAGTTTATCTTCATCATGAACTTGTACTAAAAATTTAGAATAAAAATCTGTAATTGGATATTCTATTACTTCAGTAAAAGCATCTCTATTAAATTCTTGACTAGAAAATCTAGAACTTATATCATCAATTTGCAAAACTCTATTTGTTTTACAATCAATATAGTCTGATAATTTTTTATACCTAAACTTTATGGCATTTGAAGAATTTGAAAATGGTTCATAATCAGTTACAAGATCAAAATTTCTGACAACATCCACTCTTTGTTCTGAGACAAAATCAAGAACTTGTAAAAGATTCTGTGTAGCAGCAATTGAAACATTAGAATTTGAAAAAATGTCCATATCTGCAAAATTTTTCATTCCAACAGGATGAACCATCCTAGATACAAAATCTTTAGAATCTTCATAAGAAATTGGACTTTTAATTGTGTATGAAAGAGTTTGGTAATAGTCACTATCTTGTATTACTTGTGTTTCATTATTAAGTTTTCCAAAATCATTTTTCCAGTCAAAATTTCTTTTGTTAGAATAATCTACTTTAAAATATTTTTCAAAATTATTAACTGCAGAAACAGTTGCAGAATTTCCTGAGATTTTTCCGTAAATTAAATCATTCAATTTAACTGGGTATTCTCCAGATATTTTAAGAATATCATAATTTGAAGACCTTACAGTTAAATCAGTTTCTAAACCATTAACAAATAAAGTTTCATTATCATAAAATTGTGCTAAAGATTTCTCAATACTAAATATTGGATAATTTTTTTGATTTACAATTAAACTATAATTTGTTTGTAATGTTTTAGGAACACCTGCATTATCTGTAAATTTAGATATATCATATTTTAATATCGCTGGATCTGTATTATTAAATTCAGTTACTGTAAAAAATACATATCCATGATCTACAGAATTAAATCCACTCCCAGGCGTTGTTGTATTTCCTAATGCATCAGTAAAGGATTCTTTTGAAATACCTTCTACAAATATTTTATCTCCAGGTTTAAATGGTACATTTAAAAATCCAGTAATAGGTGGAGTCGATAATTCACACTCAACAATACCATTAGTATAAGAAAGAATTTTAGAAACTTGAATTCCATTACTGTTATTTGTAGTAAATATGGTATGGTCTACTGATTGCAATCCCAACGGTTCTTCAACTACGTTAACTTCTACTATAGTATTATTTTTTACAACTGGAATTAAAATACCACTATTAACTTTTTTTCTAGTGTAATTATTTACTAATTCTAAAATAGGAGTAGACAAAAAGTTTCTTCCACCACTTAAAACAGAAACTGAAGTTAATTTACTGCTGTTATCTAATTGTAAAACTGTTGGTATTTTTCCTTTTGGTCTTAATGTTTTATCTGAAGAATACTCAAAACCTTCATTAATAATACGAAGATCATTTATTTTTCCTATTGATTTTGATTTTGATTTTAAAATTGCATTTTTACCTCTACTGATGGTAGAAACACCAACAAAATTAGGTAAACTATCATATCCAAATCCACTAGATATAATTTTTATTTTGTCAATTGGTCCACTATCATTGGTGGAATTTGTTGTATATGATAAATCAAAACATTCGGACTTTTTGTAAGATAATTTTTCTGGTACATCATTTAAATTAATATTAAAAGTTGTGGTTCCTATTCCATATATATTGTATGATCCATTATAGAGACTATTAGTATACAATATTTCTGAATTATTAATTACTTCAGTGTCTTTGGATAATAATGTCCCATTTTTTTCAAGAGCATAGTATAGTTTTGTTGGAATTTTTTGATTATATTTTATTGTTATGTTTGAGTCCGTAAATATAGTTCCTACCCCCGGTTCTCCAGTTTGTTCAATTAAAAATGAATTAGTTGTTCCAACAGAAACAAATTCATTAATAAAATTTGAATCATAAAATATTTTTAAATTTGAATTAATTAAACTAGAATCACTAGTATCAAAAACTAAGTTATTATTTCTAAAAAGTTTTACTTGTGGATTAATTAAAGATAGTTCTTGTAAATTACCTCCTGTGCTACCAAGGCTTACTATATTTGGTGGATTTGAAAAAGTATCAATATAAGTTTCACACAAACTTATGGAGTTATCGTCATTTCTATAAACAAAATATTTACCACTAGATAATCCACTACAAACTAAGTCTTCTGAAGTATATAAAATTTTATCTCCAGTTGATAATTTATGATTTATTATATTGATTGTATTATTAGAAATATTGACGGAAGTTGAAGTAAATCCAATTGGATTAAATAATAATTTTTCATATTGATCATTATACTTTAATTTTATACTTAAAGAAGTTCCAATACCAACCGATAAACTTGGATTTACAACTAAATCGATTTTATCACCATAACTTAGTCCATGATATGTTGATAATGAAACTTTTGTTTCAACCTTTTGTAATACTCCAGTAACTTGATTAAAATCTGATTCTAATTTATATTGATAATTATCTGATCCATTATTAGTAAAATATAATCCATTTGTTGTTGTAGTAAGTCCAACTTCAGTAACTAATCCAATATAATCTTTTGATTTATTAATTATATAAACATATTGACTATTTCCACTTATAGGTAAGTTAAAAGATGATCCAGATGGAGTATCTTTAACAGTTAATTGTGAAGAAGATTGTGGTTTTGATAATAATACTTTTTGATTATTTTTAAATTTATGGTTTGGTAAATATATACTTTGAGTTGGAATAGAAAGTAATCTTGTAGAATTTCCAATAGGAAATAAAACATTTGTATTAGATCCTGATATTGTACCGACACCAATAGAAAGAGTAGGATTGAAATAAGCAATATTATTTAATGTAGAATCAAACTGTGGACAATTTGCTTTTAAAGTTATTAAATTTGAAAGACTATTAACTAATGATCCTTCAGAATGACCAGCAGAAACACCTCTACGAACTCTTAATATTTTTTCATTATCAAAAATATTAAGAACTGAAAAAGTTTCTGTTCCAATTCCAATTGAACTGCCAACACTCAATTTCGATATTGGAGAAAAAATACTTATATCTGTAACAATACCAACAGTTGAATTTGCAGAAATTGAACTTGCTAAACTTGTTACTTCTGGAGAAAAACTAATTACTTTAAATCCTGATAAATTTTTTATACTTGTGGATAATCCAGAAATATTTACACTGTCACCGTTTATAAAATTATGATGTGGGTTTATATTTGCAGAAACAGTATTTTCATCTAACCAAGAAAAAACAACATTTTCATATTTAATAAAATTAGTTTCTAAACCATATATTTCCTTTCCTTTAATTTTACTGACGATTGCAGAAGATCCTCCTCCAGTTTTTGAAAAAATTGAGATAGAATCATTTACTTCATAATTTTCTCCTGGATTTTTTATTTCAATTTCTTCAATTTCACCTAAAGAAATTGAGTTTATAATTGAAGTTTGTCTTAAAGTGTCATTTGCTTCTGGTATAAAATCATTTCCGGAATTTAATTCATTTAATCTATAAGGAAAAGTGTTTCTTACTAAATTTGAAGAATTAAAATCAAACGATTGATCAAATATAGAAGTATTATCTAATGAAGAACGATAAAAATTTCCTATAAAATATGGAAATTTCGGAATTAAGGTGTTGGTATTAGTATCAGTTGTTACCCCAACATAATATGCATAAATTCCTTCCGGAAATTCTGGAGTTTTTGCAAATCTCCCATTATGAATATCCAAATCTCCAGTATTAGAAAATATATAATCTTCTACAAAAAATCCAGGTTCAAAATCAATAATTGATGGTCTACTTTTTACTGAAGAAGGATCTAAAACATATCCTGTTTCTAATTTTTTTATAGTAGAATTATCGTCGTTTGGATCAGAAAATCCAAAAGGTCCATAGATTGGATTTCCATCGTATGCATATCCAATAATTTTTGAATGTCCAGATTCTAATGTAGGATCTGAAAAACTACTACCTTCTCTAATAGTAGAATATCCAACTAATCCATAAGATAAATTATCATTAAATTCTTGAGCTATTTCATCTGAAAATCTTTTAAAGTTGTTAACTGTTAAAGGTTTCACGGAACAATTTAATACTGCATTTCTTCCAGCAGAAATAACACTTACTGTAGTATTATTTTTATCATAATTTACACCTTGATTTATAACTATGACTTTAACTATTGATCCATTTGAAATAACAGCTCTTAATTTTGCACCCGTTCCATTTCCATTTACCACTAAATCTGGAGTTGAATAATAATTTTGACCACCGTTTTGTAGTTCTACAGCAATTATTTTTCCTTTATTTACAATTGGTTTAACTTGGGCATTAACACCATTTAATATTGATATACTTGGTTTTTTATGAAAATTCATAATTTGTGAACCATATCCAGATCCATTTTCATATAAGTAACAATCTACTAAATTTCCCCTAACAATTGGTGTTGCAGTTATTGTTCCTATAAAACCAGAGTATTCAACATTCAAAGATAATGTAATTTTTGGATATGAAAATATTTGATATCCAATTCCAGAACTTTCAAAGTTTACGTATTTTTTTCTTAAATAATCAGTTTTTGCTGCACCAACTCCAACGTATCCAGCATCACAAAGTCTAAAAGAATTATCATCAAGTTTTAAAACATAATAATTTTTTTCTGTAGACAATCCAGAAATAACAGATCCAGTCGTTTGATACTCGACCAAATCTCCATCATTAAAATTATGGTTTATGAAACTAATACTATCATTAATTGTTGAAATTCCAGATGGATTAACCTTTAAAGATCTATTTTCATATCCACTTCCGCTATTTAAAACTTTGATATTTTTTAAAACATTTTTTCCTTCTAAAAGCCTAAATTTATGAATACCACCAGAATTCACAGTAGTAAATCCTACAGTATTAATTCCAGAATTTAAATCAGAAATAGTTTTATATAATTTTATTGCTCTAGAATTAATTATTTCTGGGTAATATGTTTCACCATTCTCCAAGTATAAATTTTGATCGGTATTTAATCCATCAAAAGTTCCAATACCTATGGAAGTATTTCCATTATTGTTATATACAATTGGTGTTCCATTTTTTAAGTTATGATTTTTTAAAAATGTAAGACTATCATTATCTTTATCTATCCCTCCACCATATAGTGATAGATCAGAATCAAATTCAATTTCTCTAAAAGTTTTTTCTAAGATTGGTTCCAATACAGCACCAGATCCATTTCCTCCAGAAATTGATGCAGAAACAACTCTTACCAAATCAACTTGATTTGGATCTACTATTACCTCTCTAACAGAACCTCTAATAACCGCATCGGCATAAGCAGTAGACCCAACCCCAATGGGAGAAGAAATTTTAATTTTTGGTAAATTTATTACATCATAATCTTTCCCAGAATTATAAATTCTTACATTTTCTATTGGTCCGAAATATAATTTATCATTTGATTTATAATTTACAATTTCAACACCATTTATTAAAACTCCTGTTGATCCAACTGGTGTTGGAATATTTTTTCCAGATTCTATATTTTGTTTTAAAGGAAACTTTAATAGATATTTTTTTGGTTCAATTAATTTATCATTTTGAGATTCTAAGGTAAATGTGTGAGTTCCTACATAACCCTCAGATAAATCAAATTTAATATAATTGTTGGATTCTATAAAAGATCTAGAATTATATAACCTTATTTTGTTTTTTTCGGTTCCATTTACTAAAACTTGAATATAATATATTTTTCCAAAAGATAAGTTAAATAAAGGTTTATTAGATCCAGTATAAACAACAGCATCTCCATTATTAAATGGAACATTATTTTTAAATGATATTATAGAATATGTTAGATCTCCTTCATCATATCCTTGAAATATTTGATCCAAATTTGAGGAAGAATTTATTATTAAAGAAGAAGATTTATAATTGCAACCTATAGGATAATCTGGAAGAGAGTTTGCTGCAATATTAATAAATTCTTCATCTCCAATTTTTTCAATATAAGTGTTTTGTATATTTGAAGTTATATTATCATACTTCAGTGGTATTCCTGAACTAGAAGAATAACTTAATTTTCTTCTAATACTTAATTCTGTTTTTTGATCTACATTAGTTATATTTACGTTTAATATTAATTTGTTTGAAATAATATTTAAAATTATTACGTTTTCTAAAACAATACTCTCAGAATTTCTATTTAAAATATCTACATGATCTCCGATTTTTAAACTAGATTTATCTGGAATATCATATAAAAAAACATTATTACCAGAAAAAGATTCAATTTCATATCTAGAAGAAGTATTGTAAATAAAAGAATTAAACACCTCTTCTTTATATGTTTTTAATCCAGAAGGATTTTCAATTTTATCACCAATACTAGTTATTTCAATTACATCTCCTTTTGATAAAAGAAATACATTTTGGGTATCTTCCAACTCTGAAAGTACACCTGTTACCCTCAATTCTACTTTTTTGTCAATTTTTCCATCTTCATACCCATAAATGATATTATTAGATCTAATTTGATCTCTTGGATTTATTTTTTTAATAATCCCGGAACATCCAAAAAATTGATTGATAGATTTATCTGAATATGAAATTACATTATCACCAGAATATAATGTTCCGAATTGTGAAAATCCAATAGTTGAATCAACTGTAATTATTGAAGATCCAATTGAAACTGAATCTATAGATTTAGTTTCTCCGGTTATTTCAAATTGACCTTCAATCAAAGTTTTATCATTAAATCCAGAAAATAATTGTAGTTTGTAATAAACTTTATTGTTTCTAGTTATCAATTCAACTTCGGATACTGGTCCAGAAGCAGAGTCATCATAACTTTTAACTATTTGACCGATTAACTTATTTGGATCACCACTTATTCTTTCAGTTACTAAAATCTCTCTTCTTATAAATTCACTGGAAGATGGTTTTATTAAAAATTCTTCCAAATTAAGAACTTTTGGAGTTATTCCATATAAAACATTAAAAAGTATTTTAAAAGATTCTTCTGTCCCTTTTGACTGATAGAAAGATTTTATTTCCTTTATAAAATTATTTACGTTTAATCCTGAAACAAAATCAATATTTTCAAATCCAGGAGCTAACAGAATTTTTATTTTTTTATAAAATTCCTTTAAAAATAAAGCACTTAAATTTTCAACCTTACTATTTTTTATATGTGAGGAGGACCTTGTGCTTGAAAATACTAATTCATCTGAATTTAAGTCATTTTTATAAGATGAAATTGCGCTAAATCCCCTTACACAACCTGTAAAAGAATTTGTGGTAATTCCAGTATATGTGATAATTTCATCATCAATTTTTAGTAATCCATATTCTTTAGGAAATCCTTTAGTCGTATTAACAAATATTATATCATTGGTAGAAGAAATACTTTTAGTTATACTTGTTATACCAGAAATAACTTCTGGAGTTAAATTATTTAAATTAATATATTGATCAAGATTTTCTGCAATATCTAATGGTCCACCTTGATATTCTTGTGAAATATAATATTGCTTTAAAAATTCAGAAACCTTCGGATTTTCTGATAGAACAAATTCTGGTAACTGATTTTCAACAATTTGTTGGATTTTTACTCTAGTATCAAAACCAGTTGTGATCATATTACCTCGTTATTTTTCCGTTTGAATAGCTTGAAGTTACTAAAAAGTCTATGCCAGATAGTTTATCACCAGAAGAAATAGTATCTTTTACCATATTTATGGTGCTTTTTGAAGTATCAAAAACAAGATAAAGATCTTTAAGTCCAATAATATCATTTGATTCTGGATATGCCTGAATTTCAATAATACCACCATCCAATTCTGTAGATAAAACATTTATTGTATTAATTATAATTTCACCTTTTGTGTAATCTACTGTTCCTATTGACTTTTTGACTACTTGATAATTATTAAGTTCTTCATTTGGTTTGACAATTGAAAGTGTTCCTATATTACTATCTGGATTTGGAACATCGACAAAATAAACCATATCCGGTTCTCCAACAATATTAAATCCTGTACTTTTTATCGTATATCCACCTATATTTTTATGGAATTGATTTCCAAAGCATATCTCATATTGAGCAAAAGTATTTAATACACAATTCATATTTCTTCTCATTTTAACACGAGTAATGTTTGATGTTATTGAAGAATCAACATTATCAATTAACTGTAAAACTTTACTGTATTTAAATCTTCCTCCAAATTTATTTAAATCTATAGTCTTAGAATATTTTTCTAAAGTATTTAAAATTTTAGTTCTTACATCATTTGCATTTGAAGATAATGAAGTATTGTAGTAAATATAGCTTTCAATTTCAACATAAAGAAGTTTAAGATCAATAATCTGTTGGTTAATTCCACTTACTGAATATTTTTTTAATTCTGTTAAAATTCTAGATTTAGTAAAATCTGAAATAGATATGCCATTTTTGGGCTTTATACTAATTAAAACATTTCCATATTGTGGAGGATTTAATTCTTCTCCACCAACTACAGAAACAGATTCTGTATCAGAATAAATTTTTTGAATAATTGCTTCATAATCAATTGCAGTAACAGCACGATATTGTGATGAATATACTCTTGGAGCAAAATATTTGATTGATTCAATTGGTTCTATATCACCACCATTAGATGCTTTTACTATTGTCTCAATTGTGACTGTATTTGTTGGAGAAACAAATCTATCCAATGAATCTACTGTAGTTCCAGAATATGAAAATAATGAAGGTCCATTGCCTTCTTTTCCATCAGTTGTTATATAACTAATTTTTATAGTTTCGCCATGAGTAAGTTTTTTTCCCAATATACCATCTCCAAATAGAATTTCATATTTTTCATCTGCAATTTCTTGAATTAAATATATTTCTGATGATCCATCTAAATTTAAAATATTATCAATCTTCCTATATTGTCTTGTACCAACTATTACAACTAAAGTATCAGTATCAATATTAGAATTATCTAAAATAAATCTTTGGTTAATAGTGTTATCAACTACAAATTGCTTGTTTAATAGTACTCCTTGATAAACTTCTATGTCACTAAACCTTGCTTCTCCATTATTAATAGAAGTAGTAATATTTTGAGGAATAGAAAAAACATAAGATGTATTATCTACATTACCAACGCATACTAATCCAGATTTTAAAGTAAGTTGCCCTTCTGTACTTGAAGTTTGTATTGTAAATGATACCGTAGCTTTTGCACAAGTTTTAGATCTTGGAACATATCCGATATTCCTTGCAAGAGAAACTACATTTTCTCTTACCGTGGCAGAATCTAAAAAAGATTCATTTACGGCCATGTTTGAGTTAAATGCCGTTATATAAGTATTATATGCAAGAGTATCAATAAGAACGGAAAAATTTGACCCCTCAAAATCATAATCTGTAAAATTTGAATTTGCACGAAGGTAATCCCGAATGGATTCCTTTATTTGATCAAAATCTAAATTGGTAAATTTGGTAAAAGGCATTTTATCTTGTTGCCTCTAAAATATAGTTGAATTTTTGACTTGGAAATTCTTGTCCGATAATATCAAAATATACTGAAATTTCAAATGCATTATCATTTGGTTTTGGATTTACTTCAACTGATACATTTTCAACTCTTGGTTCATAATTTGAAACAGCTATTTCAATTTGTTGTTGAAGCACAGATGCAGTACCAAAATCAATAAAATCAAATAAACTTACTCTTAATTCCGATCCAAAAGATGAATTAAAAAATTTTTCTCCAGGAATTGTTTGTATTAAGTTTCGGATTGATTTTTTAATTGCATCCGAATCTTTTATAGTCAATAAATCTTTTGTAATCGGGTGAACATCTAGAGACAAACTAATATCTTTGAATGATTGTGATATTTTCTGTATCTGTGCCACTTACCAAACAAGACTTTACATTAACTTTATTTATGCCCAAGTTTCTCCATAATTTGGTTCTGTACCATAATCCCAATCATCATAGTTATCATCATTACGAATCATCTTATGAAGATCTGATTGTTCTTTTAAATGATGTTTTTTTGGTAAAATTTCATCATGCATGATTTCTTGAATTACTTTTTTTGAATTTGATTGATTATAATCAGTCACTAAATGAGTTGTTCCCCACATTTTGTACATGTAGTCTTGATTTCTGTCTGGATTTGGTTGAATTGCCATAAATTTGTTCTAAATGAAAGAAAATTAGAACTTTTTAAGGGGTTTCTATCCCTTAATCAACATAAAATCCTTTTCTTTTATATGTATCGTATTCTAAGTCTTCAATAAAACGATATCCTTTTATATTTTTATTTATTTTTTTCTCCCATATTGGAACTGCAACCGAATTTTTATATCTAAAATCTGGATTTTGCCTAAATTGAACTTCAATTAACTTATTTCCTATAAATTCACAATTGATCCACTCATAATTACCAACCAAATCGCATAAAATTAAAGGAAAATCTACTTCTACATCTATTTTAGTCCATTTACGCCACTTGTATAGGAGGTCATTGGCAGTTTTCTCACCCAAAACCACCAATTTTGACTTCTTCTCATGAAAATCAACACTTAAATGAGGTCCTTGAAAGATTTCACACCAAAATTCTGATGGATGAAAATGTTCTGTCGTATCCTCTATCCATTCTTTACGAGCAAAACGGCCCATACCCATTAAATTGATACATGGCCGAACAATATAAAAGTCGGATTTTGGAACAGTAGTACCCGAAGGACCACATTTGTATTCCAAAATCCGACTTAATGACAATTTGTTATATGCCCAAATGTCTTTGTGATGTATTTGATTCCATTCATCATTGACATTTAGGAAATAACTCATCCTTTTCCTTGACCCCTATATGCTTTACGTGCTTTATTACGAGAAGATGCTGCATATTTGGTCCCATTACCATCTCCTTGACGAGATTTTTTAGGAGGACCAGGAATATAAGACGAGTGCTTATTCAGTCCACCTTTTGCTTTTACTGCCATTTAATTTTCTCCAATAATTTCTGTGGTTATATCAGAAGGATCTGGTGTTCCATTTTCATAAAATTCCTGTGCCAGATCCTCCATTACATCAAAAAACGAATTTTGATCTAGATCGGAATAAATTTTCCGACCTTTGCAAAAAACATTGTATCGTGTATTGTCAGACATTCAAATAATTCTTGTTTTCTCGTGACCAACTCTAATACGAGGATCGCACCAAATTTCAAATCCCGCTTCCTTTGCATCCAGACAGAAACTTACATCCTCTCCACACATATCTTGAACATCTCCAGATTCAAAAACTTGCATTTTTGGTGCAAACCATGGATACTTCATTTCTGGATGCTCAAAAACTCCATGTTTAATTAGTAACCAACCAAATCCAGTATAATCAACTGTAAATGGTTTTCTACGATTTTTCATTGTTTCAATGGTCTCATGATTCATCACTCCACCATTTGTTCTAAAATCATCTTCTTCTAACCAATGAGCAACAGAAGATGTCATACCATCTTCTGTACAATACCAACCAGCTGCAATGTCTTTATCCATTAAAACTAGTTGTAAAAACTTTTCAGTTGTAAACACAATATCACTATCAATCCATAACTGATAATCATAGTTTAATTTACCATCCCATGGTAATTGATCTGGTCCCCTTAGAACATTTGCTCCCAGGCATTTGCATCTTGCAAAGTTAACCATGGAAGAATAATCTTGAGATATTTGAATACTTGCACCAGATTGTACAAGATCAAAACATAGCTGTACAAAATTCTTAAGATAAGTATAGGAAACTCCTCTACCAGGAAGACAAAATACTATACTTTTACCTTTAAGAATTTCTCTTGCTTTGTCATAATCCCATTCCATTTCTTGGCTTGTAAGTGGTGCCTTTGCCTTAACAGTAAATCCTTTTGCCATAATTGAAAGTAGTTACAATCATATCATACAATATTATCTATACAATGTCAATGAACGCCTCTTCATATGAAAGGTCCTCAACACTGTAGTCGGTCTTCATTAAACCGACCATATTTTTGAGTGTTTTCCATGTAATTTCAAACTCTTGTTCACTTATAAGATGATATAAACACTTGTTCTTTGCATATATGTTATAAACTTTCATTATCTTATTATTCATTACACTCTGATATAATAACATCTCCATTTTCAATTAAAAAATTAATCTCAGTATCCTCATACCAAGATAATTCATTCATAATCCACTCGGGAATGGTAACATAATACTCACCACTAACTGTATCAACCTGTATAGGGCGTTTTTCATCTCCGGATTTTTTTTTCATTTTTTTAATATATTTTTTACTTTGAAATTATATATGATTTGTGTATTTTCAATGAACTTTTAAGTCTTTTCTTTCATTCCGGATTTTTTTGTTTTTAAGGTATTATATCGATGCCTTTCGTAACACTTTGTAGACTGGTGGGACCCATCGATTTTATAAACACGGCCCGCCGCCATAACGATAACGTTATACAATTAACTGCTGCTTCACGAACGAATGAGGGGCGGGTGTGCCGCCCCACGAACTGTCACCCCTGCCGCTCTGCCAGGCGGTCACGGGCGGCAGCGATTCGGTCTGCCTTCGCCTGGGCGGCGAAGCGGGAGGCGTTGGCGTCTTTATCGCCAACCCACTGACGCCCCAACCCACTGACGCGGGTGATGGTCAGTCCCTTGCCAGCGCCAACGGCATGGGAGAATCCACCAGCGGGCAGGTCAGAATCACGAACAGAACCCACGGCGGATCCAGCACCGTGCTGAGCGTTGCGGGTCAGAGTCTCACCCTTGCGGGGACCACGGCGGGGCAGGCGGGTGATGGTGAAGTCCATTCTCGTATGGGGGTGGTGTGCTCTGGAATTCTACAGGGTCGGGGGGCAGGGGTCAACCCACCCCCAGCAGATCAGATGCCTGCCATGGCGGCGGCAAGGCGATCACGCTTGCGGATCGCGGTGGGCACGATGAACCAGAGGTCACGCTTGCCGTTGTCGCTGCGGGTGGAATCCAGGATGCCTGCCTTCTCCAGGTCAACCATCACGGCGTGGATGGTGCCCTTATGGCGGCGGGGGTCCATGCCCATGGCGCGAACCAGATCGCTGCAGGTCATCGGGCCGTCGTTGATGAGGCGGGTGCGGATCGCGGTGCGGATGATGGAGGTGAGCATCGGGTGCGTTGCGGTTTGCTCTGGAATTCTACAGGGTCAGGGGGCACCCGTCAAGGTGCCCCGTAGGGTTCAGGCGGCGATGGGCAGGATCGCCCCTTCGCTCAAGAAGCGGTGGAAGCAGCGCCCCCAGGAGATGCGGTCGGCATCCTCATCCTCACCCTGCTTGCGGATCTCATCCCAGTTGCGGGCATCCTCCCAGGAGCGGAAGGCGTAGCGGTACACGGTGTCGCTGCTGTTGAACAGCACCAGCAGTTCGGCATCGTTGTCGTTGTTCATCACCAGTGCCCAGGAGCGCATGGCGCTGCTGAACACGGAGTGCCCCAGGTAGAGCATCTGGTCGGGGGTGAAGGCGGTGGCGGTGGTGGCAGGCATCGGGTGCGTTGCGGTTTGCTCTGGAATTCTACAGGGTCGGGTGCCGAGGGTCGACCCCCTCACACCCGCGTCACGGTCAGGCGCTTCCACCCTTCGATGCGGTAGTAGCGGATCTCCTCAAGGATAGAGTTGACCACGTTGTTGTGCTGGCGATCGAACCCTTTAGGAGTCGTGGGACGACGGCGGCGGCGGAACTCTACGGCAGTGGTGCCATCGGCGCGATCCAGTTCGATGCGGTAGAGGCAGGTGCTGCTCATCGGGTGCGTTGCGGTTTGCTCTGGAATTCTACAGGGTCGGGGGGCAGGGGTCAACCCACCCCCTCAGCGGATCAGTACCCCAGCCAGGAGAGGAACTCACCGCAGTCGATGCGCTCACCCTGCAGGTGCCCGTAGTCCTTGCGGAAGTCGTAGAGGGCGGAGTGCATCTCTGCAGACTCCAGGGCGATGTGCCAGGCGATGGTGTCGTCGGCAGGGTGAGAGCAATCCCACAGGATGTCGGAGAAGGTGGTGCCAGGGGCGTACACGTTGAGGCAGTCGCGGAGGGCGGTGGTCATCGGGTGCGTTGCGGTTTGCTCTGGAATTCTACAGGATGGGGGGTCGTTTGCCAACCCCCCTGGGGGGTCAGATCTGCTCTGCCATCTGCTCACGGATCATGGTGCGGATGGCAAAGGCGCTCTCACGGATGCTGCGGCAGGCGCTGGGTGCCATGCCGTTCTCACCGTTGCGGGCAGCAGTCTCCAGTTCGCCCCAGCGGATACCAGCGTCGATCAGAGCGTGGCAGATCTCATCAGCGATGGCAGGGGTCACGGTCAGGGTCAGGGTGGTCATCAGGTCCGTGGCGGTTTGCTCTGGAATTCTACAGGGTGGTGGGGCACCCGTCAAGGTGCCCCGTAGGGGTCACCAGAGCAGGTCAGCGATTGCTTCCAGGCGCTGCTGGCGGGTTGCCAGTTCCTTCAGGATGGCCCGCTGCTCCTTGGTGGTGGGGTTGCCTTCCCACAGCCACTCCTCCAGTTGGAAGGAGGTCAGGTCGTGGAAGGCGGTGGCGATGGTTCCGTCCAGCATGGGGTGGGGTGCGGTTTGCTCTGGAATTCTACAGGGTCAGGGGGCAGGGGTCAACCCTCCAGGGGCACCACGTCGTCGGCGTAGCGTTCGGCGTAACGTGCTGCCCACCAGTACCCTTCGGCAGGGTTGATCTGTCCAGCGAAGCGGGTCTGGGGTGCGTCGTCTGTCTTGCGAGCGACCCACATGGTTTCGCGGGTCTGCAGGTCGGAGCACTGTGAAAAGATCGCCATGGGTGTGGGGTGTCGGTTGCTTGGGTACTGTAGCAGGTCAGCGGCGCTCACCACACCAGGCAGGGTCGGCGGTGCAGAGGGCGTCTGCCATGCGCTCCTGGTGGGCGTCAACGGTTGCCGCGGCCTTCAGGGTCCAGGCACCTGCCACGATGCTCACAGAGCAGAAGAGCATGGCAGCGATGGCATTGCGGAGGGTGCGGTCGGTCATGGTGGGGTGTCGGTTGCTTGGGTACTGTAGCACGGGGGGCGGGTGTGCCCCCCTGGCGGATCTAAACTGCCACCCAGTAGGATTTGCC